CCCTCACCCCCACACCCCCAGGACTGCGCAGTCCACCCCAAAGCGGCGCCCCCACCTAAAACGGCGCTGGCGACTCAAAAACATATAGACAGATAACCAATCCAACCCAACCCCAAACCAATCCTCCCATACCTGTGTGCAAGACCCATTGGCTGACCAGCAAAGAAGCAGGTGAATGTGCGGATGGCCGCGCAGGCGTGGGTGCACGTAGAGAACCATACGAAAGACGCTCCTCGATCCTGACCCCATACAATCCCACTGAGCATACCGAGATCCGTGTGAAAGGGCCGTCCCCATACAACCAACCCGCAATCCACGCATCGTTTCGGGCGCAGGCGGGTGAATGCCATTCCCTGGGACCGGGACTGAAAAAAAATGAACGACTGTCGCTACCGACAGTTAATTTTTTGGAGGACTGTCGCTACCGACAGTCCCGCCCTGGGAGCGCCGTCAAAAAAAAAATGAACGACTGTCGCTACCGACAGTGGATGCTTTTCCCTTGACCGGCCCTGGGACCGGGGCGATGATTGAGGCGAGCTACCCGGCGCGGTCACCGACCACATAGCCCCGGGAAGCGACAACCGGCTCGGCTCCCCCTGGGACCGGCAACGGCCCGAAGGGACCGAGAGGCGACTTTCGAGATCACCGATTTACGAGGTTGCACCCATGACACGCTGCCAAGCCTGCGGCCATCCTTCCGTATCCCTCGCCTGTACCTCCTGCGGCACCCTTGCCGAAAACGAGAACGGCCCATCCCTGGGCGGCGGTTGGGCGCCCCATCCATACGATCCCGTCTCGGGTATCTGCTTCGAGATGCACGGCAAGCACCTGCTTCCCGGGGATGAGGTGCGCGTCCAGCTCAAGAACGGCCGCAAGGCCACGGGATATGTGGACTACGCCAGCACGAGCAAGACCCTCTACCTGTGCAAAGAGCATACGCGGCGCACGTGGAAGCGCGGGGTCTGGGTGCAATTCAAGGCCGAGGACATCGCCTCGGTGGACATCGTGAAGCTATCCGAGGGCGAGGAGCGGCCGTACGCGCTAACGCTCAGGTCCGAATCCCCCGTGATTGCGGACTGGATCAAAGAGGCGCCCGAGCGCACCCCCGGCCCGCAGCACGCCCACGAGAACAACAGCCGGGCCGTGACGTTCCCCTTCCGAAAGGGCCTCGAAAGCAAGCTCTTCCGCCTCTTCGAGGAGCCCATCGGCCTCGGATGCCCCTATCTGTACCGCCTGGAGCCCGACGGTATCCTCATCGCCGACGTGACCGAGGAAACCATCACCCTGTGGAAAACCAACGATCCCGGCCGATACCTGGGGTTCGATCCGAGAGAAAATATCCTCGATCACCTCCAAAAAATGGGGAAATCGGGGGTGGTTTTGTTGGGGCGCAAGGACTTACGTTCGACTGTCGGTAGCGACAGTCGTTCAATTTTTGAAAATGAACCCACGCCCGCGAGCGTACGCCAGCGGCGCGGCGGCACCTACAGAACCGGCGGAAAGGCCGGTCCCGCCCGTACAGTCGTGCGCGGATTCCGTTTCCAGGTGGGTGGGAAGAAAGCACGCGGCCGACAGGCCAAGAACAAGGAGAAACAGGCGGCCGCAAAGCGCGTGGGGAAGCGCGGCCTCGCAAGGCGCATCTCCGCAGCCAAGAAGTGGCACAGGTCCTCAAGGGGCGCGGCCTATCATCGAGCTTTGGGCGATTACAACCGGGAAAGCATGAAACTGCGGTCCCAGGGGTTGTCAAAGCGCCTTTTCGAGAACGGTCTTGACTACTTTTTCGGAGATCCAGTGCTGTGGGCCCTCGATAGCCGGTCCCAGGGGGTCCGCACAGTCGCCGCTGGAGACCTGATTTCGGGTCACCTGTCAAGCACCCCTATGGGGGTGGGGGTGAATCCCCTGGGACCGACCGGGATACCAGATATGTCCACGCACGGGGAAAATTTGGCGTATGGGGAAAATTCTGCCCTGGGTGAGGAGGAGTGGAAGCCGTCGAGGCTCGGCGTCATCAAACCCGGAATGCGGGTGGTCTCCCGTGTCGGGTGGGTGGGCACGGTTCTCAAGGTGGTGGAAACGTCGAGCAACCCGTACGCGGTCGTGAAGTGGGACAAGACGGGATCGACGGGGCGGCACACGGTCACGACCCTGCATCCCGTGGAAGAGGATATGTCCACGCACGGGGAAAATTCCGCCCTTTCCGCGTCGCAGATCCGTGAGGGCGACAGTCCTGAGCTTCTACGGGCCATCGACGATTTCGCCAGCGGAATCACGCGCAAGAAGCCCGGCGGGATGTACGGGGAGTACATTCGTGCCCTTGGTATCGCCATGATGCGCGGCGGTTCGGGGCCCGATGCGAAAGCGTGGTGGCGGGCAGACCCCAAGGGATTCGACCCGAACTACGCCTCGTGGCTCCAGGGCGAGATCGAGAAGCTGTTCAAGCAGCACGGCCAGCCCGTGAAGAAGTTCACCCCCGTGAGCGAGTCGGAAGACCGCTCTGGCGAGTCCGCAGGCCCGCGAAGCGAAAGCGTCGCCGAAGGGTCCGACGTGGTGAGCGCGGTGCAGGCAGCCATGGTGCCCACAAGGCCCAAGCGCATGCGGAACCCGCGCACCGGGAAGATGGGCACCCTTCGCGTCCCGAGGGAACCCTCGTTCGTCGAGGACTTCCGGCCCGAGTTCCCCGAGAACCACGAGATGCAGCGCAAGCTGGCCGGGCACATCACCAAGGGGGCGTCCGAGTGGCGCGAGGAGAAAGCGCCCAGGGTTCGCCTCCCCTCCGGGTGGAGTGTGAAGCGATGGACCTACTGGCGGCGGGACTTCCCGGAGACCCCCATGCGCAAGGAGTCGCAGGCCCTCCTCATCGCGTACCAGGGGAAGCCCGTGTTCACATTGGACTTCCAAGGCCGCAGCCCGCACGCCCTCGGCGTCGTGAAGGGGTCGAAGGTCGAGCGGCACTACGGCGTGGTGCAGGACAGCACCACGGAGTTCCTGGAAGACCTTCGGGACACCATCGAGGACGCCGGGTCCGTAGGCGAGGCCGTGGACAGCGTTACGAGCTTCACCCCCGTGAGTGAGTCCGTGAGCGAGGCGGTTGACTATGAGGATCCGAAATATGAGGACCTTGTGAGCTTCTTGCAGTCGGCGGGTCGTGAGGCGCTCCAGTATCCCAAGGACAAATGGAGCAGCGTGTACTTCAAAAACGTGAAAGCGCATCACGTGGCGGAAATCGACTTCCCCGCCTTTAACGCGGCGAAGCGGGGGGTCCGGGGGATCACGAAGGATATGTACGACCACGCCCTCGCCGGGGCCTTCGAGAACCTGCAAGACGAGATCGAGGGGGCCAGCTCGTTCGAGTGGGGCGATAAGGAGGGGTTCATTGGCCGGGATCCCAAGACGCAGGATTACCGAATGTTCCCTGTCGATGAGAGCGTGAGTGAATCCGTGAACGAGGCGGTAGGTCGGGACGCTTTCCACATCTGGCACATCACGGGCGCGAGCAACGCCAAGGCCATCCAGTCGGGCGGGTTCAAGCCCATGCCCACGAGCAAGGGACCGGGGGTATCGGTGGCCGTGCACCCGGCTGCGGCCCGGGGCCTTTTGCGGACGGCGCAGCGCATGTTCTCGTTCCGGACCTTCGAGGACATGAAAGCGTGGTTCGTGGAGATGGGCGCGGACCCCGACGACCCCAAGTGGGGCAGGGTGGGGAACGAAGGTGATCCTGCGCGGGCGTACGTCAGTGCCATGTCCCTGTTTCACCCGGCCGTGGGTGGCAGCGCGACCAAGATCCCGAGGAATGAGTTCCTTTGGGCCGACATCGGGAAGAACCTGCATCGACAGGGGCCGCCGTTCGTGGCCGTCGAGGTCATCGGCAGTGACATGGACTTCGACGCCTATTCCGGATACGAGGCCCTGTTCGACAAGCTTGCCGACGCCTACAAGCGGTTCTCGCCCAAGTCCATCGAGGCCGAGGTGTTCCTCGACGGCCGGGACATCGGGATCATGAACGAGGTGTGGGACGAGCTGTACGTGGACATCAACAAGACCCCCGAGAAGATCCGCGAATCCCTCTCGGAAGGTGGGTGGTGGAACCCCAAGGAGATGAGCACCGAAGAGCTCCAGAAGGAACTCGCGGACATCGAGCGCGACTACGGGCGGAACCTCACCATGAGCGGCGGGGCCGTGGACCGTCGGCGCGGGACCATGATCAACAAGATGCGCGAGATCAAGCGCGAATTGCAGAGCCGTGGGGTGCGGACGGAATCCGAGGTGATGGACATCGGTTTCCTCCAGGCCAAGGACCCCTACACCGTCAAGTACGCCTGGAAACGGCGCGGGCCGATCAAGGTCGTGACGGTGGACGGGAAACGGGCCGCTGAGGAGTTTCTCGCCAGCGTGAAGCGGGACGGCGGGAACGGGATGATCGTCAAGGGCGTGAAAGAGTCGGAAGGACCGCGAAGCGAGAGCGTTGTGGCGGAGGAGAAGTACGGAGTGTACCGGGTCTATGTCCGCTACGGGAAGTACGGAGACAAGAAGCCGGTCCCCTACTATCTGGCAGGGACGCCATCCAGCATCCGCGAGCTGTTCGCCGATCCCGAGACGGCGGAGTACGACGAGGACGATAACAAGCTCATGCCGTACAAGATGGCGTGGGAACGCCCTGCTCGCTCTGAGGAGTCGGCCGTCACCGAAGCGAAGGAATACGTCCTTTGGGGGCTTCCCAAGGGCTCGAAGGATCAGATCGACGCCAAGGTGCTTCTCTCGAACGGGCGCAGCATGCGCGACATCGAGAAGGTCAAGAAGCTGGCCGGGCGCGACGGGTGGCACACGTTCCGGGTCCAGGTGATCGACCTCTCGAAGCCCTTCGACGCGGGTGCCGCGTTCGCCGGGGCCGTCGGCGAAGCCGTCAAGGGAATGAAGAACCTCACCTTCCTGCTCAACAAGCCCGAGGCGCCCATCGAGATGCGCGGCCGGTCGAAGAAGGGCTACATGGCCGTTTTCAAGGAGGGGAAGCACTACAAGGTGGCGCACGTGCCCACGGGCCTCGTGGCCTCCCCGCCCTTCCGCCTGCAAGCGGACGCGGCGGCTCTGGCCGTCCAGATCGAGGAGGAACTCGGGTCGAAACTCGACTTCCCGGCGGATCGGAAGCCCACCGATGTTCTCAAACGCATCGCGGACATCGTGATCGAGTACCGGATGGGCAAGCCCTTCGGCTACTGGGAGAGCGACGAGGACGGCGTGGCACCCCTGTTCGAGGGCCTTTTCGAGAGCTACAAGGCCGGGTGGATGAAGCTCACCCCCGCCGAGAAAAAGACCATGATCGAGGTGGTCAGGGCGCAGTACAAGACGCGCAGGAACGTCCCCTCGCAGCCCTACCGGGATGACTACGCGCCCATGCGCCGGGCGTTCGGCGTTCCCGCCGCCCTGGAACACAGCGGAGAGGAGCTGCCCGATCACTACTACGAAGCGTTCCGGTGGGCGTGGCAGATGGTCCAGCGCGGGGCCGACCCCGACAAGTCCATCCCGGGAAAGATCGTGTACGAGGGCCTTTCCGAGAGCGGAGTTACGGTCAGGTACATGGGCGGTGAGCGCAGGCGTGGCCGGGGCGGCCTCCGTGGGCGCTCCATGGGCCGTGGCCCGGCCTCCTATCCGTTCGAGTTCGACCGGGGAATGGAAGATGTGGTATCCGAGCTGCGCACCTACCTCAAGGGGAAGCGGTTCAAGACCGATAACGTCGATTCGCTGACGTTCCTCGTGGGCCGTAAGGGCGCCACGGCCGCCGTCGCGTGGCTGAAAGACAAGGGGGTCCCCATCGACTACGACCTCCAGGATATGTCCGGGCCCGGCGAGGCCAAGCCTTTCGAGAGCATCCAGGAGGCCCTCCCTCGCGGGTTCAGCGTCGAGGTCGTGCAGTCGCGGAAGAACCCCGACTGGATCAAGGTGTCCGTGGAGGGCGACTTCCGGGGCGAGCGCGTGTACGGCGAGACGCAGCCCTTCCACATCGGGATCAGCAAGCCCACCAGGAGACTCGTGGGCCAGATCACGCAGGCCGCGTTCAAGCGGGGCGAGTACGGGAAGGGCGTGCCCATGGGCCTCCAGGGCAAGCTCGAAGCCGCCGTCCTCGACGCCCTTGAGAAACACGCGGTCGAGAGGGGCATCTCGTACGCGCACCTCGAAGGGCTCGCCGAGGCCACCCGCAGGCCAAAGAAGCCCAGGGGCACCAAGACCAAGAAATTCGTGATGTACTTCCCCACCGAGCAGGACGCCATCGACTACGCCAGGGCGTTCGGCTTCAAGCCGGGGGAGACGCGGGAGGAGAAACTCGGGTGGACCGTGGACGTGCGCCGGGGCGGCCCGGCCATGCGGTCCGATTTCATCTATACCGAGCCCAACCCTGACTTTGAGACGTTCCTCCGGGCGTGGGTGGGCGAGCACCACGGACCGGCCATGGCCGACAGGGTGGCCGACGACTACCTGCGGATCTTCGCGGGGGCCAAGAAACCCACGCCTTTCGAGGAGCGGCAGGCCGCCTCCATGAAGAAGCTCTACAAGGACCAGTACGGCAAGGAGCCGGGGCGCGTGAAAGCGCCCAAGGGGTCCGCAGCGGCGGCGCGGTTCAGGCTGCCAAGGGGCGTGCGCGTGCCCGGCGGAATGTACGCGGTGGGCCTCGCGGCCGGTCCGAACAAGGACTACCACCGGGGTTCCTGGAACGCCGAAGTGTACATCCCGCTCACGTTCGAGGTGGTGAGCACCACGGACGCGGCGGTGGACGCCGTGCACAGGTTCACAGGAAAGAACGATCTCGGCGGGAGCAACTTCTTCGAGCCGAACCGGCCCAACGGCACCCGGGCAGCCCGGAACGACCGGGCCGGGATCGTGTTCGACTCGGGCGGAATGGCTGTGGGACGGGTCACCTACGGGGGCACCTTCATCCCCGCCGACTCACCCGGGTTCATGCGCGAGGGCCTCGAAGAGGCTGGAAAGGGACGGGCGCAGGTCATTCGAGGGATCCAGGCCGAACTCACCAAGATCATGAAGGACTTCGAGCGCGGGAAGTACAAGTCCCAGTACGACGATGTGGACGCCGTGGACGTGCACCTCCAGGTGCTCAACGGCAAGTGGAAGGTGTGGGTGGGCGAGGTTCCCGCCTCGGAGCGGCGGAAAGGGTACTGGACCTCCGAGGACTCCTGGTACTCCGTGAGCGACGGCGAGTCGGCCAACGACCTAAAGGTCACGGCCGAGGAGATGTTCTACGACCTCGTGGGCAGGTACAGCGGCAAGTTCGAGGAGTCCGCGCCCATCGCCGAGTTCGAGCCCAGGCTCAAGCTCCCGGCCGATCCCACCGACCGGCCCAGAACCTACAAACCCAACAGAAGCGAGAAAAGCGTCATTCGCCGCACGGTGCGCGACGCCCTGGCGGTGACCTACTTCGACTCCGTGAATCAGGCCGTGTCCACCGTGGGCGACGCCATCGGGCGCCTCGGGTACCAGTTTGACGAACCCCTCTCGGGGCGGCAGCCCAAGCGGCCGGGCGAGACCGGCCGGGTGGCGCTGCATCTCCAGCGCATGACCAACGACCCCTACTGGCCCCTCGACCTGACCACAGGTCCGGTCCAGTTCACCTTTTACGTCATGCCGAACGGCAAGGTCGAGGCGGTGGGCTACTACACCGAGGGCGCCGAGGAGCGCCCCAACCCGGTCGTGGAGGGGATCAACGATCCTCACATCTTCAAGGCCGTATTCCTTGCGGGCGGCCCGGGTTCGGGCAAATCCTTCATTGCGAACCAGATGTTCAAGGGCACCGGGCTCAAGTTCCTGAACAGCGACCTCGCGTTTGAGCACCTGCTCACCAAGCGGGACCTCCCATTCGACATTAACCCGGACAACGAGGAGGTTTACGCCAAGCAGATGCAGGCCCGGGGCCGCGCCAAGGAGCTCACCAAGCTGCGGCGTCAGCTCTGGCTCGACGGGATGCTCGGGCTCGTGGTGGACGGAACGGGGAAAGACTACGACAAGATCGCCAAGATGGCGACCAACCTCAAGGGCCTCGGGTACGACACGAGCATGGTGTTCGTGAACACGTCCCTCGACGTGGCCCACCAGCGGAACAAGGACCGGAAGCGGTCCGTCCCGGCCGACGTGGTGAACGATTCGTGGAGGCAGGTCCAGTCCAATATGGGCAAGTTCCAGGCGTTCTTCGGGAGCAAGAACTTCAAGATCGTGGACAACAGCAAGCCCCTCGACAAGCAGGGCATCCAGGAGCTGGGGGTGAACCTGCGCCGGGCGGCCATGAAGATGACCGACGGACCCATCGAGAACCCCGTGGGGCAGGCCATCGTGAACACCCTGCACAAGACCGGCGGAAAAACCATGAGCGACATCGCCAACGCCCAGACCGAGGCGGCCGCGAGGATGCACGGGTACCTTGGCACGTTCATCGCCGAGTTCAGGGGCCTCGACAGCGCCGCCCTCCGGGTCCTTCTGGCCGAGACCACGGTGGACGCAGAGGTCCGGGAGATCATGGAACTTCGGAAAGACCTCGCCAAGGCGGAGGCCGAGGGCGACGAGACCAAGGTGGCGGGCATTCGGTACGCCCTCGGGATGGCCGAGGCCGCGCTGGAGGTCGCCCAGGGCGAGGAGGGCCTGGAAGCGGAGGAAGAGCTCCAGGACATGGGGGTTACGTTCTACAAGGAGGGACGGCCATCGACGGTGATGGGGCCCTATCCGACGGTTTCGGCCGCCATGCTCGCGGCTGACCGGGTGTATCCCGTGGAAATAGGGGAACCGTGGGGAGATACCATCGACTCTCGCCAGCGGCGCGAGACGGTGGACGGCTATGTCGAGACCATGCCGTGGGTTACGGCCGAGGTCCTCAGCGTGGAGCCCGGTGTGGTCATGTACCACGAGGGTTCCGTGGGGGCGTCCCTCGACAGGGGCCTCCTCGAAGGGCTGCGCACCCGCGTGCGCCCCGTGGCCGACCCGTTCCTCCTCCCCGAGGGGGTCACGGCGGCACAGAAAGCGGTGGTAAAGGACCTCCGTAAGTTCTTCAAGAAAAAGAAGATAAAGGTCCGGTACAAGAGCCTCGCCACCCAGGGGCCGTGGGTCGAGGTCAGGGTGGACCAGGGGAAGGACTTCAAACCGTGGCTGAGTGGGGCAGAGCTCAAGAACTTTCCCGATGACATCCGGTCCACGGCCGTGCAGGTCCTCGGGGGCGCCCCGGGGCAACTCTCCTACGGGAACGCCCAGGGGAACATGATCGCCATGTTCCCGGAGCGGTGGTGGGACTTCCTCACCCGCATGGGCGAGAAGGTCACGCCGGTGGCCGAATCGGTGGGTGTGATGGACCTCTCGGGGGTGCAATCCATCCTCAAGGGGGCCGGGGGCAAGATCGAGCACGCGGCCGAGAAGCTAGCCGAGCTCTGGGTCAACGCGGCCGGGGCGGTCGCCCTGTTCATGAGTTACGCCCAGAAAGCCGGGGTTACCGTCGAAGTGGCCCGGAAAGCGGCGGGCGTGCTCTCGGGCATGACCGAGGCGGAGATCGAGGAGGCAATGCCCTCCTGGGGGTACACGGGCGGAACACCTGTGGGCGTGCCGCGCACAAGGGGGCGCAAGACGTTCCCGAGCGAGCGTCAGATCAAGATCGCGGCCAAGCAGGCCGGGACCTCGTACGAGGACGCCTGGGTGATCGCCCGAGACTACTTCGCGTACGCCATCCCCATCAACCAGATCATCAAGACGCATCCGGGCATGGCACCGGCGGAGGTCACCGGGGTGGTGGCCTACCTCCTGACCAAGTTCGAGCAGCCCACCGGGCACCGCAGGGAGGGCCTCGTGCACCTCTCGGCGGCCATCACCGAGGCGTGGTACGACGTGGAGCAGCGGTCCATCTCGCGCTGGCGTGAAGCCACGGAGCGGATCGGCAACATGCTCAAGTCCAAGCAGACGGTGTACGCGATCACGGCCGCCCTGGATTCGGCTGCCGAGGACGCGGTGAAGGAGGCCCAGACCCTCCGAGGGGCCGAGAAGGAGGCATTCCTCGACCTGGGCGCCCGCTACATCGCAATCGCCCAGACCCTCAAGGCGTCGAAGCCCTACGCGGACGCCATGAAGGAGCTCCTCCAGGTGGAGGTGGCTCTCGATTTCCTGGAGGGGATGCTCACCGGCGAGGCCAAGAACGCCTTTGAACACCTCATCAAGGACGGGTACGACACGGACCGCTTCGTGCCGGTCGTGGCCGTCGGCGAGGAGGTCGGGCAGGCTGGCCTGGGCTGGACCGACGGGGAGGCGACCCTCTGGGAATCCTACGTTGTCCACCGGGGAATCCTGGAAAGCAAGGAGTACCGCGACAAGGACGGCGTGGAATACGAGCAGTTCTCCGAGGGCGGGGACGTGTACGTGTTCAACCGGATCTTCCCGGGCAGCATCCAGATTTTCACGCCCCTGGGCGAGGAGATCAGGCCCGACACCTGCGGCGTGTGCGGAAGCACCCCGGCGGGGGAGATGTACCACGGGCCGAAGCTGTGCGCCGACTGCCACGCGGTGGTCTCCGAGAAGATCAAAGCCGAGAAGGAGCCCCGGGAAGGGCTGCACACGGCGACGGCCAAGAAGTGGTGCGAGGAGGCCGGGGTAGGCAAACGCCGCAAAAGCGGCAAAGATCGCATCGAGAACATGGCCGACATTCTTTCCAAGGCCAAGGGCAAGTACGCCGAGGCGGTGAGCGAGCGCAGCGTCGTGGAAGTCATCGCTCGGCAGGTGGACAAGGGCAGGATCACGGCCGAGGTCGCCGAGCGGCTTCTCACCGAGGCCGAGCTGCCCACGGACGTGCCCCGGCGCATCCTGCTCCCGACCGAGCCGGTGGACCACGACTTCGAGACGGCCGAGGCCATCGAGGACTGGTTCGAGGACTGCCGGGAGACGTTCAGGTTCGACAGCCGGGAAGCCATGCCCCACGGCGTGGCCTACTTCGGCGAGAACGAGGTCGTGGTCGTGGCCTACGACCATCTCCTCTCGGAGGACGCCCGCGACGCGGTGATCCAGGCGGCCGATGCGCAGCGCGTATGGGACGGGCTCATTCCCGTCGGCGATGCCAGCACGCCGTTCCACTCTCTCCTCGTGCGGGAGGGGGAGGCCGATCTCGTGCGGGCCCAGGGATTCACGACGGAGCACCGCACCGACCTCGAAAAGCGTAGGCGCGTGCGGTTCATCCAGGCCGGGGTCGAGAACTTCGTGCCCGGGTCCGTCAAGACGGCATACCTCTCGGACGGGACCGAGATCACCTTCGGGACGCCGACGGCCGAGAAGGACGCCCTCCTTGCCAAGGCGTGGGAGGAGTTCGACGGGACCGTCAGCGGGAAGGACCCCCTCGAAGTCGAGGAGGGGCTTTTCCGCCACTACACCGGCGCCCCGAGCGGCCTGGGCGAGGCCGCCGACGCCGCTCTCCAGAAGGTCACAGCCCTGGACAACGCCACCGTGAGCGAGGCCCCGGCTCTGTGGGCCCGGCTCCAGACGGAGGGAACCCGGGTTCAGTCGATCATCTTCCCGGCCGACAAGAACGAGAAGGAGGCGACGGAGGGGGCGTCGGCCCTCGGGTACACGCCCGTGGAGGTGGGGAAGGTGGAGCGGAACGTCCGTGTCGGCGTGCGCGAGCCCGTGGTCGGGGCGCCCACCAGGGCGCTCTCATTCGGAGAGGGGATCACCGTGATCCTCCAGGGGGCGCAGGAAAACACGGTCCGAGTCTACGACGATCCGTACGAACCGGAACGCCTCCTCCGGGAGATCGCCCTCCACAACCTCGTGGAAGGGGCCGACAAGGTAGCCCCCATGGGGCCGCGATCCTGGGCCCTGGGCTATCCCGACAACAGCGCCTCCCTCCTCGTGTACTTCCCGAGGCACGGGATCGCCCGGATGTTCACCCGGGAGGACCTGGGCATCCGGTTCGAGGGGGAACTCAGCGAGCAGGTCACGGGCATGCCGGTGGCGCCGCCCGAGACCGAGGCCGAGTCCATGGACCAGAAGCTCGACAGCATCGTGCGCAAGCTCGTGCTGAACGGCAGCCTCGACGCCCTCCAGGATGTGGCGTTCGACGATGACACGGGGTCCATTTACCTGTTCTTCTCGGCCGCCATCACGAGGGAGGAAGCCGAGGACATCACCCAGGACCTCGGCAACGAGTACCAGCAAACGCGGCTCGTGGCGTCGCCCGATCAGTCCCTCGACGGCGAGGTGGGAGAGTCCGATTGGTGGGTTGTGTTCGTGCCGGGCGAGGACGAAACGGGCGCCCCGGGCGAGCCCGACCCCACGCGGTGGGGCGCCACCAAGGTGCCCGAGCAACAACCGCAGGGCCTCTCCCAGTTCATGGACAAGGACGCGGTGCAGTCCATCGCCAAGGGTGTCAGCCTGGACAAGGCCATCGACGCCCTCACAACCGAGAGCCTCGCCGAGGTGGACTTCAATCCCCTCTCGTTCGCGCTGGCGTTCGCCGCGCACCACGGCCTCGACGAAACGTCCCTCGCCTCCTCTCCTCTCGCGCCGGGGACCGTGTTCCTGACGGTGAAGAACGAGGCGGGCACAATGAAGCGCGTTGACTTCTCAGCCCCGGGAGTGGGCGACGGGGTGAACGTGGTGGTCACCGATGCGGCCAACGGCCAGAAGGAAACGGTGGGCCACTTCAAGAACCCCACCCTGACCGAACTCCTTGGAAAGCTCGGAGACAACCCGGCATGGAAAGCGTAAGCAGGCGACTCTCGGCCCGGCGCATGGCTATGGCCGAACGGGTGCATATCCCCCTGGGGTCTCTGGGAGTCCCCAGGGACGATATGCCCCAGATACGGAGCGACCTTGTTCCCGAATTCCTGCGGTGGCTCACGGCGCAGCGCGTCCCCCACCGCCGAACGCGGGTTCAGGTGGACAAGATCAAGGCCACGCAGCGCGAGATCGACATCGACAAGGTGGCCTCGATGGTGGCCTCCGCCCCAGAGAAATCTCTCGCCAAGCCCGTGATCATCTCAAAGGACTTCTACCTCCTCGACGGGCATCACCGGTGGCTCGCCCTCGTGAACAAGGACCCGGCCTACAAGATCGAGGCCGTCCAGGTCGGCATTCCCATCTGGAAGCTCCTCGCCTACGCCCGCGAGTTTCCGCAGGCTTCCTACAAGCAGATGGGCGAGGCCGAGGAGCAGAGCGTCTACAAAAAGCGCATGCACAAGGCGCTCAAGGGGTGGAAGAAGCTTTTCCCCGTCAAGAAGGAGGGCCACAGCACAGTCGGCACCCTCTACTTCGACACGCCCGAGGAGGCGCTCAAGTGGAAAGAGGATGCGGCCGCGTTCATCGAGCGCATCAAACCCATCGGGGCCACCGAGCGAGCGCCCCAGCTCGTGAAGAAATGGGAGATGCTCAAGGACGATTTCGAAAAGTGGGTGGGGTGGGAAGACCCTCGCCGCAACCTCTACTCTTTCGAGAAAGCGGCTCGTGACATCGCTTGGACGTTCTGGGATTACCGCAAGGAACTCCTCGACGTGTTCATGTATCAGGTCGAGCCCATCGCCGGGCCTCTCGGGCAGTCGGAGCTCAAGGGCAAGCGCGAGATGACCGACGTGAAGCGCATTGGCCCGTTCCATCTCGGGATGGCGGCCTCCGGGCCCTGGGGGAAACCGCTCGAACCGGATGAGGAGATGATCGCCAATTACAAGCGCCTATCCGACCGGCTACCGACCATCGTAGCGAAGCTCAAGCGCAACGGTCTCCTCCAATACATGAAGGGCGTGCGGTTCCGCGTCGAGGAGGCGAAGGGGGAGGCCGGGGCAACATACGACGCCGTGAACAGGATGGTCCACATCAAGAACCGGGCCGACGATCACGCCGTATACCACGAACTCGCCCACCACCTGGAGCACCTGCTGAGGAAGGGACAGCTTCACGGCGGAGCACGGCCGTGGCGCGACTGGCGGTTCTGGTTCGAGGGCACTGACGCCAAGTTCACCAAGAAAGACTACGAGGCCGTCGGGATCCACCCGGGCGAGAATCGCCACATCGAGGGGCGTCTCAAGCGGGCGCAGGTTCCGCAGTACGTGAAAATGTTCGTCAAGGCCGTGCACTACGGCTACTACGCCGCCCGCTCCCCCGGCGCGGGATGGCGATACACGGATTACATCCCGGCCAAGCACATGGGGGAGGCCCTTCAAGGTCTCATCGGTCGGCCCATCAACACGGGGATTCCCTCGGCCTACGGCCACGTGAACGCTGGCGAAGCGTTTTCCGAGACCATGGCCTACTTCATGCTCGGGAAGCTCAAGAAGGGCACCGGTCTGTGGATGCTCAAGCAGATATTCCCCACCCTCAAGGAGTCCGATGAAAAAGACAGCAAAGAAAAAGAGCGCATCGTCGAAGCGGCCGAGCGGCGCGTCAAGCACAGGCGCGAAGCCGAGCGTTCCTGAGATTCATTCGAAGTCCAGGCTCGTGCCGGTCAAGTCGCTCAAGCCAAACGACTGGAACCCCAACGTCGTGCCCGACGATATTCTCGTGTCCATCGTGGCCGGGATTCACAAGCACGGTTTCGTGGGCGCCGTCCTCGTGTGGAAGGGGCGCAACATCATCATCGACGGCGAGCACCGCTGGATCGCCGCCAAGAAATCGGGCCTCACCAAGATCCCGATCATCGAACTCGAAGTGGATGAGGCACGAGCGCGGGAGCTCACCATTGCGTTCAATCAGAAGCGTGGGTTCTTCGACCCCGACCGTCTGACCGACGTGGTGCAGTTCATCGCCGACAAGACCGACGCGGCCCGCAAGGACCTCCAGGTCATGCTCGGATTCTCGGCCAAGGAAATCGACGGGATGCTCCACGACGCAGCGAACGAGGCCGAGAAAGAGCTCTCCAAGAAGATCAAAGAGGAGGGAGGAAATCCCAAGGTCGAAACGCGGCCGCCCCCTCCTCCGCTTCCCCCGCCGCCCGGTGATCCCGAGGACGACGGCGGCGCAGCGGCCGCTGGCGACAGCGACTCCGCCCCCGGGTACGGCGACGGCGCTCCGACGGAGGAGAACCCAACGGGAAAATTCCCGTTCACGTTTTACGCCCCGTCCATGGACGACTACGAGCGGATGCGTGATCTCTTCTATTCAGACGGCGAGTTCTCGTTCTCGAAGCTAAACGAAATGCTGGAATCCGCCGTAGAGCATTCACAAGCCGCCGAGTAGCGGCTTTCTCGTGGATACGGAAAGTAGGCCCCGGTTCCCGGATCGACCGCTGGAAAAAGGTCAAGAAAATTCTGCTTGACGCTCCACCAGCGGGACGTTCTACTGTACTGAGACCGGGATAAAAAAATTGAACGACTGTCGCTACCGACAGTCGTGATTTTCTCCGAGTAGGAGGGCTCCCGTGCCTGGAAAAGCCACTCTTGCGTTTCGTCTTTACTGCTCGCTTGCCGCTTCACCGAAGCCCATTAGCGAGTTTACCCTCCTCAACAACACGGACCTTCTGACCGCCCTTCACGAGGCGGGTGCTCACCTCGAAGCGGATCTCTTCGACGCCCTGAGCGAGGACAGCAAAAGGTGGGTCCGGGACGTGGTTCTCCACATGGAGCCGTTCGACCTCAAGGAGGTCGATCTCACCGGCAAAGTGGACTTCGACGAGTTCTGGTCCTTCCCGACCGACGAGGCGGCGCGGAGTTTCGCGTCGGGCCTCCCGGCCACGGTGGACAAGGCTGTTCGAAACAACCTCGTAGGATTCCGTGGGGTCCTGGATCAGCCCATCGAGCAGCGGGCGATCAAGGCGGGCGGCCAACTGTCCTCCTATCTGGAGTGGCACAGCGCCGTCAACGTGCAGGACACGCCTGCCCGTCCGATGGAAGCCGACATGAACTTCCCGGCGCGGCTGTGCGCCCGGTACGACCCCCGCGACGTGCGAACGCTCGCGGCCGAATACCCGGCCGATCACGTGATGCCGCAGCGCGAGAACTTCGCCAAGTTCGTCGAGGCCCTCGGCGCCATCGAGCCCCACGACGACTTCGACCCCGTGCTGGAGCGGTTCGTCAAGGTGGCGTGGCCCTCCGAACTCATGGACAACCTCAAGGCCGCGATCCCTTCCACGGGCCTGAACTTCGAGGACCTACGGGAGCAGGTGAGCTTCGTGGCGCGGCACCTACCGCGCACCCTCCTGTCCCTGAACCCTTCTGACCTTTCCTCCCACCTGGGCGAGCATCTCGCCCACGAGCTCGTGGAGTTCATCCACTGGGCGTTCCCGGGTGTTTCCGAAGAGGACCCCGACCCCGAGGGCGACGCCGACGCCGATGGCGAGCAGGAAGCCGACGCCGAGGGGGATGCGGAAAAGGCCAAGATGGGTGAGTCCGTGCAGATCGAGCCGAACTACGCCCTCGTGTACGTGAGCGGACGCGACGACGTGGCGAAGCTCGTGGGCCCCGCCATGGCCTCGAAGGAAATGAAAAACTGGACGGACGTGGACGGCCTGTCGAATTGGCTCATGTACGGCCACCGCATCCGCAACGTAGGCGTCATGCGGCCGAAAGACCTCGGCGGATACGCCATCTACATCCCCAAGAACCAGCTCTCCGACCTCAAGATGGTGTTCGGGGAACTCGGGATCGCGGAATCGAGCGTCCGGGTAGTGACCGCCGACGACGCCGCAAGCGTGGCGGAAGGGGGCGTCCGAGACACCCTCGGCCGGTGGTACCGCGTGATCAAAGAAGAGCTCTACAACACCCTCATGGTCTCCGAAGCCGAGTACGCCCTGGCGTGGCTCGCGCACAAGGCGGGATTCCGCCCGGAGCCGTCCCTCGGCGAGTTCGGCCTCTCTTCGCAGCAGGCCGCCACCTCCCGCCGGGCAGCCGAGCGCATGCACGACAAGTACCCGGGTTTCGCCGGGGAAAGCGCGGGCGCCGTCAAGAGGCTCGCCAAGGTGCGGGCCCCTGCCCTCCAGGAGTACAAGCCCAGGAAGGGCAAACACACCCCGAAGCAGCGCAAGCACGGCGGCGGGAACTACGTGTTCCCTCCGACCGAGAAGGACCCTTACGGCCGCTACCCCATGACCAACGCGGCCCAGGCCCGCAACGCCCTCGCCCGTGCCGGGGCCTGTGACGAGCAGTCCTCCTGGATGAAAATCCGGGGAATCTCCTGCGCGGACCTCAAGAAGAAGGTCGCCAACGCCGCCAAGAAGGACTTCCCGTCCATCGAGGTAGGCGAGCGCGTGGGAGAAGCGTTCCTCGACAAAAACTGGGTCTCGTACCTGATCCCGGTGGGCGAAACCCCGGCCCTTCACAAGCAACTCCGCGCCATCAACAACAGCCAGATCGTTCCGAAGCTGGCAAAGAAAGCCCACATCCGCCCCGACATGATTTTCGGGGTAGAGACGCCGGTGGGGTTCCGCATCTTCGTGTACTCCGGGAACAAGGGCGGCGTCTTGGACATCTTGCAGCAGGCCGGGATCATGGACGCCTACGAAGGGCCATGCTCCCCTCCCGTCCAGGAAGCATATCCCGAGGGCGACACACCTCTGACCTTCCTGTTCCGGGGCGTCTCGGCAGACCACGCCCGTGAGTGGGCCGAGGAATGGCAGGGCCTCGGGTACATCACCTCCTTCAACGTCTCTTCCTCCGGGAACGACACCACCGTCAGTATGATGGCCGGGAACCCGGGGCAGGTCCGGATCGCGGGGCTCATGCTCGGGAACTACATCGAGCCCGACGATCCCGCCTACGGCACCCCTTCCGAGGGCGTAGAAGAGAGCCGGTCCTCCGCGCTCACGGCAGTGACCAACTACGCGGGGGTGATCAGCCGCACGGACGGAGAAGGGTACGCCGACTTCGCCCACGCGATGGCCGACCACTACCTCTCCGGTGCCGCTCTTCCCGACCCGAAGCTCTGGGCACGGAAGTACGGCGACTTCGACCCCATCTGGGCCGACCTCGTGGGCGAGAAGGTCCGCGAGATCCTTTCGCAGCACGGCATCAACGTGCGCGAGAGCGTTTCCGAAGCCGTCATGAAGTCCATCGCCTACATCGACCTCGACAAGAAGGAGGCGGATCGTCTTCGGGAAGCCTACGACAAGGCGAACCCGTGGGACCCCTCCTGGGGCGAGCAGTACACGATGGAATCCGACATCGTGGACCTCCTGAACAAGAACGGTCGCTTCGGCGACATGCGGGCGGAGTACGGCAAGGGCAGCGACCGCTACGCAATGCGGCTTTGGGTCGATCCGAGCCACGTGCGGCAGCTCTCGCGCCTCCTCTCGGCGGCCTACGGGCTGCGCGTGAAGGAAAGCACCGCTCTGGTGTTCGACTCCGAAGCGGTTCTCCAGTCCATCGCCGAGGGTGTGTTCGAACACCTGAACCGCCCTGTTTCTGTGTCCGTGGACGCCATAGGCGGGGGCATCCTGCGCGGGTTCGTCGAACCGACAGCCGCCCTGGAGCTCTTCGCCGAAGCCCTCACCCACTTGGGCGAGGGTACCGAGGTCGAGATCGACAAGAACGAGTCCATTTTCCGGGCCAAGGGACTCCCCGAGGGCCTCGGATGGGACACCCCCGGTGACCTATACCCGGCCGACGGACCGGAGGCCCTGGGCGAGGACAGCCTCTTCGCCCCCACGAAGGTCAAGCCCTCCGGGGAGACCGACAACCCGTCCAACCGGGCAGCGGCCTCCGCGAAAAAGGTCATGAGCAAGAACGGCCCCAAGAAGATGGCGAAGGACCCCAAGGAGGTGGGCCGGGGCGAGAAGGGGGACAAGGCCGGGGGCAAGAAGCCCAAGACCATCCCCCGCGACGCCAGCGGCGGCCCGGGTACCTCGGGCGAGTCCGATCCCTCCGCCGACTACACCAAGGCCACCGTCGGCGTGAAGGGCAGTCTCTTCACCGTCCTGGGCAAGAAGAAGGGCGAGAAGGGTCCCCAGGCAAAGGGAGGCGAGGCCAAGGGCAAGGTCGTGACGCCCGGCGTCGCCATCAAGTCCTTCGAGTGCACCTGCCCCCACTGCTCGAACAGCGTCAAGGAGAACGTGCTCAAGCGGTTCGCCCCGGCGCTCCTGGAGCAGGACCCGGTGGCCGGGGGCGGCGCGACGGCCGTATCCCCCGCCAACGACCGGCCCGGCAACATCGAGGCCCCTCCCGGAGCGGCCTCCACTCCTCCGAAGAGCGAGCCCGCCAAGGAGCCCGAGAAGCCCACGGAGGCCGACCCGACGAAACGTCAGGACGACGAGGAAGAGGGCGGTCCGACCCAGGGTCTCGTGTGCCCCTTCTGCGGGAAGGAAATCCCCCGCGACGTGCTCAAGGGCATGATGGGCGAACTCCTCGCCCAACTCGCGGCCCAGCTCCAGCAGGGCTCGACCAAGCCCGAGGAGCCCGAGGAAGAAAAGCCCGAGGATGAGGAAGAGGAGGAAGAGGAAACCCCGGAAGAGGAGCCCGCTCCCGAGCCCGAACCCGAGCAGCAACCGGCCCAGGCCCCGGCGGGCGAGACACCCCCGGCAGCCCCCATGGCCCCCGCAGCTCCGGGCAAGCCCAAGGAGTCCATCGAAGAGCGCGGACGGACGGACTTCGTGCAGCAGTTCATGGGCTTCGACATCACCTACTACAACGCCCGGCAAGGCTTCGAGGCCAACAGCGCCGAGGAGCTCCAGGACGCCATCGAGGCGCGGTATCCCGGCTCGTTCCGGGGCTACGTCCTCGACGCCGTGCGCTCTCTCATCGTCAAGGTGCCGGTGAAGCAGGCCGACAAGTTCGACCAGATGCTTCGGCAGCAACTCCTCAAGGTCAAGTCACCCTCGGTTATCTCCTCCTCGGTCCAGACCAAGGACGGCGAGCCCGTCGTGGAGACGGAGCAGGAGCCCGGGGAGCCGGTGATCGAGGCGGGAGGCTCTGGAATGGGTCGATTTCGGCAGGGAGCGCCCGTTAGGGGGACCGACAGCCTCAGCGTGGGTGACCTGCTTGTGAACGTGAGCAAGCAATTCGGCGCTGTGAACGTCGCTAGGGTTACCGATGTGGGTGGAATCGGCGGCGTTGTGACGGCCATCTTCGTGGACCCGAACAATCCGTCGAAGAAACGGATGCCGTCGGACCGCGAGTTCGCCATCCACGACTTCGACACGAGCGACTACTTCTTCGCCGAAGGCGTCGAGTCCGAGGAGCCCATCGCCGTGGGCGAGATCGGGGTGGACAACGACGGAATCCCGGCCGGTGTCCGGGTCCGGGTCCTCGACAGCCACCGGGGGAAAGCCAAGGTGGACGCCGGGGGCCGCGTGATCGACGTGGCCGCCGAGGATGTTCTCGTGTACCCCTCGGGGTCCACAATCGAGGAGTGCCTCGCGGCCCTCGAAAGGGGCGAGTCCCTGGGGGCCGTCGCCATGCGGCGCCTCACCTCCAGGACCAAGGCCGTGCGCCTTGCGGCCCTGGGCGAGACCACCGAAGGATCTTCCGGGAAGTACCTCAGCATGTACTTCCCCAACGTCGAAGCGTGCCACAAGGCCAAGGCCGCCGTGGGCGCCCTGGGGAGCAAGATCACCGACGGCACCGAGGTATCTTTCGCCGTCGAGCCCCTGAACGGGGAGAGCACCCGGCTGCGCACCATCGCCGAGCAGCTCGGCGGCGCGGTTCTCCGGACGATCACCCCTCCGGGGCCGGTCGCGGAACAGCTCGACATCGACACCGACAGCACCGACCTGGGCGAGGTGAACAACCTTTTCCAGGGCGCTCTCGCGGACATCAAGGGGGCTCGTGACCTCCTGATCAAGGCCCAGACCGGAGACATGGCCCGCGCCGTGGCCCTCCTCAAGAGCATGGGGGCCAAGGAAAAGGTCATGAACGCCCTCCAGGGCGTGGCCGACTCCATCGAGGAGCACGGCACCAACCTCAAGGAGACCCTCGGGGCCCTCGACAAGGCCCACGACGTGTTCTCCAAGGCATACCCGGACGCCCCCAACGGGGCCCCGGAAGAGGAGCCCGCTCCCGAGAACGGCGAGATGCCACCGGCCGAAGAGCCCGCCCCCGAGAACGGGAACGGCGAGCCCATGCCGGTCGAAGAGCCTCCGGTGGAGGCGCCCCCGGCCGAGGAGCAGCCGCCCCCGGCGGTCTCCCCGCGCCCCGTCGAGTCCATGAACAAAATCCTGGGCGAGATGCGCAGGTCGGCCCACTGGCCGCTGATCCGGTACGCTCTCTCCGAGGACGATTTCCAGACGTTCGGGAACTTCATGCGTTCCATCTCTCCCAAGATCACGGCCCACGAGGTTTCCGCCGTGTTCGAGACCATCCAGGAAGTCACGGAGATGGACATGGCCCTCGAATCCGGGATCGTTCACGGAGCGCATTTCCTCGCCAAGAGCGACGTGGAAATGCCGGGGGAGATCACGGGACCGACCATGGCGGGGCAGGAGAAGCCGCGCCTCATCGGTGGGCAGACCGTTCGGGTCAAAGGCGTGTACTTCGGAGAGGACGGGAAACTCCGGGTGAACCTGGACGAACCCATCGAGATGACGGTGTACGCCGACGACATGATGACCGCCATCCAGAGCGGCCAGCTCGTGGCCGACTGACCGGAGAGAAGCATGATCGACGTAAAAACAAGCCTGAAATACACGGCCCCGGCCTCGGCCGCCATCGTGGTCGAATTCCGTAACGACGGGAATCTCAACCCGTACGTGGTGGTCGAGAACAAGGATGGCGTGAACTCCATCGCCGCGAAGTACCAGGAGAGCGACGATGGTGTGACCTGGACCGACATCGCCGGTACGAACGTGAATATCGGCCCTGGCGATGCCGACGGGCAGGTGGTCGTATCGAGCAGGGCTCGCATCGCCCTCCACGCGGGAGGCAACGCGGACCTGCTATTCTCCCTCATTCGGCAGGTAAACGGAGACCCCACAGACATGGGGTGCATCACATAGTCTGACAGCGGCGAAAGCCGAGAACATTTTTCAGGAGGACAGGATGAGCTTCAGCATCGGGTACGCGGAACACGAGGCGAAAAAGGACCAGATGAAGGTAGGCGTTCCCGGTGGGGGAGCGCCCTCGCAGCCGCAGGCGATCATCGAGTGCCCCGTGGACAGGATCGGTGGATTCCGTCTCACGAACCAGGGCGACACGGACTTCGACTACCAGCTCTGTCTCCGGGGGCTCTCCAGAGCCATCGCGGCCGAGGTGGTCGGTCCCCTGGGTTCCCAGAACTACAGGGGCGAGTTCGCGTTCAAGCAGATCACCCCGGGAACCGTGGTGATCCTCGAAGCCGCCGGTGAGACCTTCACCGACAACGGCGACGGCACGCTGACCGGCGACGCGGGCGGCACCGGCACCGTGGACTACGCGCTCGGCACCTACGACGTGACCTTCGCGGCCGTCACCACGGGCGCCGTCACCGCCAACTACACCACCGTGGGCTGGATCCGCTACGGCGCGGCCGCCACGCTCGTGGGCGGCGGCGGAGGCCGGTACGTGGAACTCGAACCGGCTCTCGGCGATCCCTGGGCCGACGCCATCAAGGGCCACAGCCACGTGGGCATCGAAGCTTACTGCGCGGGCGGCAGCGACGATTCCCTCATGGACGTGCAGGCGACCCACTTCGGCGACGACAGCGAGTTCAAGCTGGACGAGCCCATCGAGATTCGCGGGAACCTCAACACGACCTACTAAGGCCGTGTTCCGGGTACGCAAAACCGGTGAGGTGTGGCCCGGGGTTCGCCCCCGGGCACGCCCCACCTTCAACGGAGGGAAAAGATGGATAGTAGGATCGAGCGCAGGGCACGGCTCACCAAGCCCTCTCCCTACCTCCTGTTCCACCCTCCCGCCAACGCAAGAGTCTCAGCAGTCGTCCACAACCCGGCCGATCCTCCCCATATCGCGTGGGCCACTGGCCTGTGGGAGCTGGACTACGGCCTGCGGCCCACCTTCTCCGTTCAGGGAGTCCAACAGCGGCAGGGAAACGCCATCGCCCTCGACGCCCAGGGGAGCCCCACCGTGGGACCTCCTGCGGTGCGTGAGAGCGAGTTCGCGTATCCCTACGCCTGGGCGCCTTTTGTCCCGGCCGTGCAGGGAAGCACCGTGCCGCGTGGCAAGGAGGAGGCGGCGGCCGTGATGGTGCCCCAGGACGTGGGGCCCGACGTGCGGGACTTGCGGATCCTTCGTTTCCGCTGGCGCGGAACGGTGGCCGCAGCGGTGGTGGTCGGGAGCGGCGACGGGACAGTGGGTCCCTTCACCCTGGACCTCACGAACGGTGGCCTGCTCGGCATGCCCATCGTTCCGGGGACGGTGGTGATCACGGCGCCTCTCGTGGCAGGCGGGAACGCCGTCGCGGGCGACTGGCCGTGGCCCAGAGGCGAGTGGCAACCGGAGTGCCGGTACGGCCGCATGATCGGGGATGTGGACCCGTCGGTGGATTCGATCATCGACTACGAAACGGGCCAGATCACCATCACGTTCAGCGGCCCCATCGTGAACGCCGTGGGCAATATCGTCGGCGACTACGAACACGACTACGAGCACGTGCCCCTGGACATTTTCGTGTCCTGGGATGCGGACTCCATCTGAGAGTAGGCAATGCCTCTACCCGCTCTGAAAAGTTTGGCGAAAAAATCCGGAACGTCCTTGGACCGCGCTGAGGAGCTGTGGGACAAGGCCAAGGAGCGGGCGGCCGAGGAAGGTCACAAAGAGGATTGGCCCTACGTGATGGGCATCGTGAAGAAGATGCTCGGACTCGGGGAATCCTACTCTCCAGAGGACGCCATGCTCACCACGGAAGTGGTCGGGCAGGGAGCCGCTGAGAAGCTCCTCATGGAAAACATGCCCGCAGGCATCCGCCAGAACCTCTACCAGAAGTACATCAACATGGAGCTTCAGTGGAGGCGGAAGCTAACGGGCCGGGACATGAATTGGAACTTCTTCCTTCGATCCCTGCGAGAAGCGGTGATGATCCTTCTCAACTGGTCCTCGGGTGAGGAAACGACGGAGAGTTTCGATTCCGGGGAACTTGGCGGAGTGATCTAACATGACCAAACTCAAGCTTCCGGACATCCGGGACCTCGACGTAGTGGGCCTCCACTACGAGCCCGGCCGGGGGCGCGAAACGGTGGTCATTCAGATTCCTTCGGAGGAAGGGGCGAGCACGTACAGGATCAACCTTCGGGAACCGGAGGAATACCAGTACATCGCCCGTCTGCCCAACGGGCGGAGGATTATCGACATTCTTCGGATCGAGGGTCACCTCGCGGTGAGACCACGAACCGGTGAGTTTTTGAAACTGGAGGATTCCGATGCCGCGTCTGCTGACGGATTCAATGCCTCTGTCGTTCAAGCTCTTGGAGCGTTCCGAGCAGGCAGACGGCCGCGTCCGCGTCCGTGGGAGATTTCAACACTGCGACCTTAAAAACCGGAACGGTCGCGTGTATCCCCGCCGCGTGTGGGAACAGCACCTCACGAACGATGCCGACTTCATGAAGTCGATTCGGGAGGGGAAGGTGTTCGGCCACCTGGAGCACCCGGATGACGGGCGCTCGAACCTCAACCTCGCCGCCATCAAGATCGAGAACCTGTCCATGACCTCGGAGGGCGAGGTGGTCGGCGAGCTGACCACCCTGTCCACCAGGGCGGGCAAGACGGCGGCCTCGCTGTTCAACGACGGCCTCAAGATCGGCATCTCCTCCCGGGGCCACGGCTCCGTGCAGAAGAACACCGAGGGGATCGACGAGGTGCAGGAGGATTTCATCCCCGAGGCGTTCGACCTCGTGGCCGAGCCCTCCACACCGGGCGCCGATCTCGTGAAGGAGGCGTTCGAGAGCGTTGCTCCCGTGGCCGCCCTCACCGAGGGGAAGATTCCCCAGGACGTGCGGGAGCGTGTCCGGACGGAGAACGAGCTGGCAATGCTCAACTCCAGGCTCGAAACAATGGAGCGCCTCAAGGAAGCCAAGAAGGTCACCCGCGTGACGATCCACGAGGCGAGCGATCTCCTCTACGACCTGCACCGCAAGTTCAAGTCCGAGCTGAACGCGGCCGACTTCGTGAACCTGGAGGAGCGCATCGTGGCCGTGAAGGAGTTCTCCCGGGCCTCGTTCCCGGAGGACGATGACATCTCCATGGGGAGTTCCATGTACAGGGATGAGGAGGACGACGATCTCGACATGGACCCCGACGACATGCCCGACGAAACCGAGTGCGGCGCCATGCGTCCCGAGATGCGCGGCCGGGTACGCTCCTACGGCGAGATGGGCGACGAGTGGACCGACGCCGAGGAGGACGACTACGACGATATGCCCGACGACATGGACGCCGACGCCTACGAGCGCGTGATCCGGTCCAGGTGGCAGCGCAACGTCCGCGAGCGCCGGGAGGCCGCCAAGAGGATCATCCTGGGTGAGATGGCCGACGAGGCCGCCGCCCGCGAGCTCGTGATCTTCATCGAGAACGACGGCGATCTCTACCGGCAGCAACATACGCCCATCAACAAGAACCTCATCACCAAGATGGCCCGGGGAATGTACGATTCCCGCAAGGCCGCCAAGCTTTTCGGGTACCTCGTGGACGCGGCAGCGAAGAAGTACGCCAAGGAGATGGGTTCGGGGATGCCGTGGCACAAGATGTTCGACAAGCAGACCAGGAACATGGCCGCCGTGGAACTCACAGGCACGTTCGAGGCGGAAGCCAAGGACGGAGAATTCAGCCACCTCCTGCCCAAGAAGTACGCGGGCTTCGTGCCCGAGGGCCGTAGGCGCGTACGCGAGCAGGCCACGGCCGACCTGTCCCACAGGGTCGAGGTGACCATCGACCTCACGGACCTCTCCCCGGAGCAGCGCGAGAAGTTCGACGTTTTCCGCCCTGGCGAGTCGCTCGAAACCATGGCGACCGTCGTAAAGGCGGGGCTCCCCGAGGACCTCGGCGTCACGGAGTGCGAGGGCAGGTGGCTCGACGGCGACAAAATCTGCATCGAGCTGGGCTTCACCGGCAACCCCAAGTCTCTCGCCAAGTCCGTCTCCGAGGTGATGGGCCAGAAGGTCAAGCTGGAGTCCATCACGGACGGCCGCGACCCGGGTGCCCCCATCGGGTTCACGCCCGAGGTGGTGAACCTGATCCAGGGACTCCGCGACCGCTTCCGGGCCGTATCCAGCCGGTGCGAGAAGCTGGAGACCGAGAACCAGCGCCTCCGCGACCTGGGCGACGCCATGACCGAGCTTCACCGCCGGGAGGCGCTCCAGCGTAGGCAGGAGGAAATCCTCAAGGAACACCCGGCCCTCCAGGCCGCCCTCCCCGAGCTGAACAAGGCCCGGACGGTGGAAGAGCTGGAAGAAAAGGCGGGGGTGTTCCTGGGAATCCAGGGTCAGAACATCAATTTCCGCAAGCCCGAGGAGGACGGCGGAAAGCCCAAGAAGGACAAGAAAACCGAAGGCGCACCCAGTCACGGGAGCACCGGCGTGCAAAACGGCGTTCCTCGCCCGGGAGAGCTGGGCGGGGGCACCACCGTCACCGACGGGAACGCTCGCACCAAGGGTTCCGTGGAGGAGGGGAAGACCACGACATCGCGGCTTTCCCGACACTACCGCACCCGCTGACAGCAGCGCATGACCTGTTTGTGACCAGAAGGAGGAAAAAATGATTCGAGGCGCGAAGAGCTCCTACGCCACGGCGGGAACCATCGACGAACGCTTCGTGGCGAAGCACAGGAGCATCGTGGAGAGGTTCAAGAACTTCTCCCTCCCGGAAATCGGGATCACCGAGTCGGAAAACCCGTTCGAGGCCATGGCCGCCAAGGCGGGCAAGGGGTCCGTGGACGACCTGAACCCCTTCGCCATGACCAAAGCCGCCATCCTCATGCAGAACTTCGTGAACGAGTCGCTGCGGCAGAACCTCGACGAAACGTCGCGGGCCAACCTGCCCACGTGGATCAAGAACGGCCTCGCGCTGATCTCGGTCACGTTCGCGGAGGACATCGTGGACCAGCTCATCTCGGTCCAGCCGATGGCGAACAGGAAGGGCCTCGTGCACTACCTGGACATCATCACCGAGGCGAGCAAGGGCAACATCCAGGCGGGAACCCGCCTCTTCAACGCTCTCCAGGGCTTTCGGGGAACGGAGAACTACTCCTCGGAGAAGGTCGTGGGCGAGCCCATCGGCGCGGCCGGTGCGACGGACTACAACCCGACGCTCGGCTACCGCCCGGTCATCCCCGGCACGTTCATCATGACGGACGGGGCGCTGGTCATCCGTGACGACAGGAACGGAAACCTGATCGGCGACATCGCGGGCGGCGGTCCCACCAACACCATCAACTACGTCACCGGCGTGGTGGACGCCCGGTTCTCGGCCGTCACCACCGGCGCGATCACGGCGAACTACGAGTACAACGTGGAAGCGGCCCTGGCGCTCCCCGAGTACGGCATCGTGCTCAGGCAGGAGTCTCTGGAAGCCCGTCCCCGTGCGCTCGGCGCCACCTGGAGCCAGCAGGCGGTGTTCGATTTCCTGAACGATTTCGGCATCGACGCGGAGCCCACCATCATCGACGCGGGGGCCCGCATCATCCAGATGGAAACCTGCAAGCACGTAATCAACTTCCTCACGAACGTCGCCGCAGGCGGCAGCGTCGTGTTCGACAACGCCCCGCCCGCCACGGCCGTTCCCTACACCCTCCACATCAAGACGTTCTCGTTCTACGTCTCCAGGCTCCAGAACCTCATCTGGGAAAAGACCCAGACCGTTCGCCCGAACGTGCTGGTGATCTCCCCGGACATCTGGTTCATCGTGGCCGCTCAGGACGGGTTCGAGGGCGTCACCCCGGTGGCGAACGACGGCATCGCCGGTCCGAGGAAAATCGGCACCCTCACCCGCCACGGGATCGAGGTTTTCGCCGACCCGACGTACACCCAGGAGTCGGGCGTCCTCACCTACAGGGGCCCGGAGTTCGTCTCCACGGCCGCCGTCATGGGGATGTACATCCCCCTCTACAAGAGCCCGGTGCACGTTCGCGGCTTCCGGAAGGACGTGGCGCTCCTGAGCGAGTACGCCCTTCACGCCGTGGACGACCAGCAGATCGGTCTGCTCTCGGTAATCAATCTCTGATCGTGACTTGCGCGAGGCCGTAAGGGGCTGATTCATGGCGAAGAAGAAAGCGACCAAAAAGGGGCCAGCCAAGAAGAAGGTCAAGAAAAAGGCAGTGCCCAAACGAAAGACCGGTCGCAAGAAGAAAGTCGCCAAGAAGAAGTCCCAACGCGGTGGGAAGGGTAGGAAGTTCGCCAAAGCGAAAGCTGCCCCGGGCCGCAAAAAGGCCAAGCGCAAGGAACAGGAAGAGACAGAAAAACCGAAGTACGGTCAAGGCGAATAACGGACAGGGACGGGGCTCCTTCGGGAGCCCCTCCCGCCGTTTCTTCTACGATGAGCAGAGCGTGTGCTGACAGTGGAACCCAAGGCGCAGAAGTGCCACATCGCATTCAAGGGCGACCTGTGGTGTCCCTTTCCCCTGAAGCTTGACACATACCAGGGGTGCGGCCATTCGTGCCTCTATTGCTCTGCCCGCCTCCAGCGCCGCACGGCCTACCAGCGCACCTTCCACGTCCCGCGCTCCATCCCGAGCCTCAAGCGCCAAGTCTCCGGGAAAACAGGCACCACGGCCTGGAAACTTGTCCAGGAGGGCATGACTTTCCAGTGGGGCTACGCGGCTGACCCTTTCCCGCCCATCGAATCCGAGTACGGGACCTCCCTCGACGCCCTCCGGATCTTCTCTCACCTGGGCGTCTCCTTCTCCCTCTGCACCAAGTCGGTGATCCCCGGGGAGAAGCCCTACCTGGAGGAGTTCAAGAAGCTGGGGAACCGCGTGCTCTTCCGCATGTCCTTCTCGACCCTCGACGATGCGGCAGCGGCCGTCATCGAGCCGAACGCGCCGCCTCCCTCCGAGCGCCTCGCCCTCCTCGAACGGTTGACGGACCTGGGCGTCAATACACTCGCCCGGCTCTCGCCCACCATTCCGGGCACCACCTTCGAACGGGTGACCCCCGAGGAGATTGCCAAGACGCTCCGACGGCTGCGGACCGCGTGCCGGTACGTGAACTTCCACCCGTTGCAGGTGGACTTCCGGTCCGAGAAAACAGCGTGGGTCCCTATGTTCGACGCTCTCGGGCTGCGGTACCACACCTGGAAAGCCCGGTTTGTGCGGCATGCGAAAGGCCGGGCAAGCCACTTCCTGACCCCGACGGATTCCTGGCGCTCGATGCTCATCAAGAACGCCCGGACGGCTGCGCAGGCCGAGGGGGTCGAGGTCGGGTTCGATTCCGGGCCCGGCACCCTCGGCGCGTTCTCCTCGGACGGCGCCACGTGCTGCGGGTCCTGGGATGGGATCAAACACAACCCCGACGCCATCATTCCCATGGTGAAGGACGGTAGGGTAAACTCTATGAAGTTTGAGCGGGCGTTCTCGCTCCCGCCGAAACACTACGCCGAGGTTCGCTCGGCTATTTACTCTCTATTCGAAAAGGCCAGAAAGGCGCGGGCATGAATATCTGGCACGAGAAACTGGACGTGGCGCTCATCGAGCCCCACCCGGATAACGCCAACGAGCAGGTGGAACACGTGTTCAACACGCTCACGGCCAACATCCGATCCAGGGGGATGCTCAGCACCCCGCTCGTGCGCGTGGTCGCCTATACGGGGAAAGGTAAGAATCGGAAGCCGTCCCGCTACCAGTGCGTGGACGGCCACCACAGGATCGAGGCGTACAAGGCCGCCGGGCACACGGACCCTCTCCTCTGCATCGTCACCGACATGACGGACAAGGAAGCGGCCGAGCACCTCATGTCCATGAACAACCTCTCGGGCGAGCCCAACCCCAAGAAGCTCGGCGCCCTGATCGACAAGATGCTGAACGAGCTCGGGTCCACGGCCGTCGAGATCGCGCAGCACACGGCCTACTCTCCTTCCGAGATCGACGCTTTCCTCGCCGAGGCCGCAGACGCGGCGGATGCTTTCACCGGCCTCGACGTGGGTGGCGGCCCTTCCCCGGCCGAGGGGGAGGGGGAGGAGGACGTAGAGCAGTGGACCTTCTACGTGGAAGAGAACCAGGGGCAGGTGATCCACCGGGCCCTGGAGCAGGCCAAGAAGCTAAACAAGACGGAGAGCGAGAACCCGGAGGCCGACGCCCTGGAGTTCGTGTGCTCCTTCTTCCTTTCGAAGAAGAGCAAGAACCTGGAGGACGGCGTGCTCCTGACGGTCCCTCTCCCTACAAAGCAGCAATTCCTTGACCTTTGGGAGCGGTTCCGGGCCGCGAATCCGGGCAAGGATATGGAGGATTTCCTATACACTCTCATGGGACCGCTGGAGGAAACCCTCCCTGAAATCGTCGCCGGGGGTAAGGTCGCCAAGGTGTGAGCCCTCGGATAAAATAGGTGGGGCATCGTATGTAACGCTTTTAGGAGTAGAACCATGGTGAAGTACAAGGACCCTTACGGCCGTACCGAGGAAACCATCGCAGCCTGGGCAGAGATCAAGCCCGAGGACAGGCAGGAGATGGAGGTCGCGGAGATCGCCAAGGTACGCGGAATGGAAGTGAATCGGTTCATCAACGCCGGTCGCTCCTCCATCATTTTGCCCGCCAGCGCCGAGAGCGGCGGCAGCGGACACGGCTCGCGTCTCGATCCGGGCGACTTCGTGGACGGCGCGTACTACGAGAAGTGCCTCAAGCACGCCCAGGGACTCATGCGGCTGTGCTTCGTGGACGACAAGCTTCTCGACGACCTCGCCAAGCAGAAGCGCATCCGGGACGGCGAGGAATTCCCCGACTGGGTGAAAGAGGCAAAGTCCCAGCTCGACAAGGAGGGAGGCACCAAGGCCAAGCACACGGAGCAGTTCATGGAGAACGATCCCGTGGACCGGCTGGCCCAGGTGCAGGCCGAAGGTCGCCCTCACGCGAGCGAAGAACGATAGGCTTCGGGCGATCCGACGCCTAAAAGGAGGAAAGAAGCATGGCAAAGCACCAGTACAGGGTCGCCGCGAGGGGTTCCCTAATTCTCCCCATGGAGAACGGCGGGACCAAGCGGCTGGAGCCGGGCCAGATCGTCACCGGTCCCCACTTCGCCAAGTTCGTGGGGAAGGGCCTCATGCCCGTGATGGACACGCCCCCCAAGCCGAAAGCGGCGCAACTCCCTGCCCCGTTCGTCAAGGCCGATGAGAAGGAGGCCCCCGAGGCCCCCGAGGCCGACGAACAGGAGGAGGCTCCCAAGGGCGAAGAGGTCGAAAGATCCGCACCGGCCGAAGAGCCCGTGGCCGAGCCTGAGCCCGAACCCGAACCGGAGACGGAGGAGGAACCGGAACCCAAAGGGGACTCCCTCCCGGCGAGCAAGTCCGAGCTCAAGAAGATGAACAAGGAATCCCTCACGGCCCTCGCAACGGAGCTGGGCCTCGACTCCGAGGGAACCAACAAGGAAATCGCGGCGCGGATCGCCAAGGATTTGGGCCTGTAATATGGTGACCCAAGCGGAAATGCGCCGTTACATCCTCGATTCCCTCGCGGATGAAGGGGTGGACGTGGAGCTCAATGAGCGGCAGCTCGACACGTCGATTCGCAAGGCGCTCCAGCTCTGGACCAAGTACAACCCGATGCGCCGGTGGATCAACCTCGGCGACATCGGACCGGCCCTCACGACCACCTACACTCCTTCCGAGGATGAGGTGGGAATCGCGGGCGTGGTCGATGTTCGCTTCATGGACATCGACCCGCAGACCAGACCGTACATCACCCCTTCCACCTACGAGCTAAGGTGGGGGATGAGGGGGCCTCGCCTGTTCTTCGAGCTTCACGTGGCCGAGCGCCGCATGGAGCGTTTCACAGGCGAGGCTCCGGACTGGTACTGGGAGGAAGAGGAGGGGGTCCTCTACATCTACAATCCCATCCGTCCGGTCAAGGTGATGGCCCTCTTTCTGAAAAAGGTTCGGATCGAGGACATCAAGGAATACCAGATGGACGAGTTCGAGATCGCCTGCGTGGCCGAAGCCAAGTTCCTACTGGCTCGGATACTCGGCAAGTTCGGACCCATCCCAGGCGCGGACGGGGAAATTCAAACCGACGCCGACCGTCTCAGGGAGGAGGCCAAGGAAGAGAAAGGCGAGGTTCGCCGCCGACTGGAACGCTCGCTCAGGTCCGTACCTCCGCCCAGATATGTGGGTTAAACAACGTAAACCGTTTGAGAGGAGGAAACTACTATGGGTCTCGACACTCTGACAAGGGAAGGAACCCCTTATGCACGCGGATCTTCGTTCAACGCCCTGGTGCAGATCCTACAGAACGCGGGCATCGCCGTGGACAAAGGCGGCGCTGGCGTCGGATGGGTGCGGTTCGCCGCGCAGCCCCTCGCCGACGACACCCTGACGATCAACGGGCGCGTCTACTGCTTCGATCCCACGGGCGGGGCCCCGGCCTACGACGTTGCCGTCACCATCGGCGCGGCCGTGACCAACACCATCGACAACCTTCTGGCGGAGATCAACGCCGACGCGGACACCCGCTGCCACGCAGCGAAGGGCGCGGGCGCGGTGGTCTGCATGCTCCAGTCCACGGACACGGGACCGACCTCGAACTTCGCCTTGGCGGAGTCCACGGCCGGTGTCCGGATGATCCTGAGCGCCGCAGCAGCGGTCGGCGGGGAAGCCAAGAACGCCATCCCCACCATCCGCAAGGCCACCTACGAGGTGACGGCCGCCGACGTGGCGTCCCTCGCAATCCCGGCCGAGCTGCCCGTCGCCACCTTCCCGGGAACCGTCGCCCCCACGGTCATCGTGGTGGGAGTCGTGACCTCGGCCGGTGTGGTGGTCCCGCTGACGGTCGCCATCACGCTCGTGTGGAGGCAGTTCAACTCCGGATTCTGGACCCTGTGCATCCAGGACTCGGCAGCGGTGCTCACGGCCGCCGACGTGGTGTCCGTGCTGGTGATCTCGTAGGGACAACTTTTGCGTTCTGAGGGGACGGGGGCGCTTCTGCGCCCCCTCCCTCTTTCGGCTTGATACTTATGGCCGTCCATGGAACTTCCCGTCTATTTTCCCGTCACCGAGGGGGACATCAAACGGGGAATTCGCTCCCCGAACCTCGGCGGCCATAGCTTCCCGTGCAGCGCGACGAATGCGTTCTACGGGATTGAGCCCACAGATTCGATCAAGCAGGCTTTCGAGAAGCTCTTTCCCGGCGGCGGCCCGGGAACGGACGATGTTGAGTACATTTTTACCTCCACACGAAGCACACCCCAGGGCGGAATACTTTATCTTGAAATAGGAAACGTCACCTGCATGCGTGCTGGTGTCACGGCCATTTCGGCCACGAACCTTACAGGAATCTCGGTGCGCGTAGACGCGGCCGATGGAGGACGGGATTTCGATTTCGAGGTGGTGACCGCCCCAAGCAGCGCCACCCCGACACCCATCGGGGCGCTGTCCCTCAGCGGCGCCCTGTCGAATCAAAGAGACGACTTAAACGTAGCGATCCCGGCGGGAACCGAGTGGGGTGTTCGGGTTGTTCAAACGAGCGGTTCCGGACGCTCTTCTTTCCGTAAGATGGTAGTAGCAGTTCGACTGAGGAATTAACACATGGCGCTGAAAACACTCGTGATCAAAAACGGCGGGGGCGCGTCCGTAAGCATTCCTGACCTTGGCTTTGCCATCGCGGCCGGGAGTTCCGAAACGCTATCCTCCCTCGAAGAGATCAGGATGGCCCTCCGTTCGGCCGACCTCCGTGCCCTTGCGAACGCGGGCACCCTCGAACTCAACAACGGAACCAATGACGTGGCGACTGCGAACGTGGATGCGTTCATGCAGTACCACGATACCGGTTTGCAAGTCCTGAGCGGGACCGGCTCTCCCAACGGGGTGGTGGAGGGCATTTACGGGCAGTTATTCGAGGACACGAGCACCGGCGGGGTGTGGTGGAAGTGCGAATCCGACCCCGGCGGCACTGTGTGGTCCATGCTCGACACCACCGGACCCACTGGCCCCACGGGGGACCCCGGCGACACCGGGCCCCAGGGCGACACCGGTGACACGGGGCCGACGGGCGAGACCGGCGATACAGGCCCGACGGGGAACGAGATCACAGGCCCCACCGGCGAGACCGGCGATACGGGACCCATCGGTCCGACAGGCCCCTCGGGCACAGGCCCCACCGGCGATCCGGGACCAACGGGACCGGCAGGCCCCACCGGAGACACGGGTGTAAGCGGTGACACAGGCCCGGACGGCAACACCGGCCCCACAGGCTCTCCAGGTGGCCCGACAGGGGCCACAGGACCCACGGGGCCTACCGGGGACACCGGAACAGGCGACACGGGCCCTACAGGCCCCACGGGGGACGTGGGACCCACAGGGGACACAGGCCCCCAGGGCGACCAGGGTGACACAGGTGACACGGGGCCGACGGGTGATGTAGGCGACACAGGACCCACGGGTCCCACGGGCGACCAGGGCGACACCGGTGACACGGGACCCACGGGGGATTCGGGGCCTACGGGCGACCAGGGACCCACGGGTCCCACGGGCGATACCGGGGTCACCGGCGACACCGGGCCGTCCGGAACCGGGCCCACGGGTGACACTGGACCCACGGGAGATCAGGGGGACACCGGACCAACGGGTCCCCAGGGCGATACGGGCGACCAAGGGGACACGGGACCCACGGGTCCCCAGGGGGATACAGGTGATCAGGGGGTCACCGGGGCGACGGGACCAACGGGCGATCAGGGGGACACCGGTGATCAGGGCGACACAGGCCCCACGGGTCCCACGGGTGACGTGGGGGACACGGGCGTCACCGGTCCGACTGGGCCGCAGGGCGATACCGGCGACACCGGGACGGGCGCCACGGGCGACACCGGAGATTCCGGACCCACGGGTCCCACGGGCGAGACAGGGGACACGGGGCCCCAACTGAACAAGGTGTGGATGCAGTTCGGGTTCACGGGCAACGTCCCGAGCAGCGGCACGGCCTACCTGCGCGGCGTGGACGGGATTGCAATGTCGGCCGCCGGGTACGACCTGCTCAAGCAAGCCACCCTCCGGGGAATTTCGGTGCGGGTGGACGCGGTGGACGCATCCAGGTCCTACACCGTCGAGGTGGTGAGCAACCCGGACGGGGTGCCTGCCTCCATCGGGAGCGTGACCCTCCCGGTATCCACTCAGGCCGCGAGGAACGCAGCCATCACACCGGCCGGGGCGACGGCCGCAGGTACCTCCATCGGCGTTCGCATCGTGCGGGCGACCGGCTCCGGACGTTCCACCTTCAACAAGATCAACGTGATCGTCGAATGGGAGTTCTAAGGTGTCGATTGTTCTCGTGGTCAAAAATGAGGGCACAGAAGACGTTCTCATCGAGGACCTCGGGTTCACTATTTCCGGAGAATCCCAGGAGCAGGTGAATGACCTGTTCGACATCCGGAGCTTTCTTCTCTCGGAGAATTTGCGGCAGTTTGCGCTGGCGGGAACGCTCAAGCTCAACGACGGGACATCCGACATCCCCGTTTCCGAGGTGGACGATTTCATTCAGTACCACAACACGGGCCCTGATCAGGCCCATGAGGTGGCGGTAGACGCAACCGAGTTCAGCGGCCATCTTGGAACCGGGGACAGCGACGTACAGGCGGCCCTGCGAACCCTCGATCAGCTCCCGATCTCCGGTGTGACGGGCCCCACGGGTCCGGACGTGCACAATGATCTCACCGGCCGAGACACCTACCCGGCCCACCCGGATAGCGCCCTCAGCCGTTCCGTGCAGAACAAGTCCGACAATTACACAATGGTCCTGTCGGATTTCGGAACCACCCTGCGGTTCACGAACTCCACCCAGAAAACGCTCACCCTCTACTCCCTTTCGGGAACCGAGACCGGGCGCGAGGTGGAGGTGATCCGGACAGGGACGGGGAGTCTCCTCCTGGCAGTCCCCTCGGGATATACGCTGTACTTCCTCGGCGTGCAGTACACGGGGGCCGCGACGGTCGAGATCAACGAGCAATGGAGGCGCATTCAGCTTCGGGCGATCTCGGCGACGGAATGGGAGGCGAGCCTCGACGCCTTGGCGTTCAACGAGTGGAGCTCTGAGGTGTCCGATGACGGCGAGTCCACCACCACATCACAGACGTTGCAGACGAAGCTATCCCACACGACAGAGGAACTCCCGGCTGGAAAATACAGGGTGGGATATGGGTGTGAGTACGGGAATAACATCCAGAAAGCCACCGAGGTCACCGTCGAGGTCGAGGGTTCCACCGTCGCGCTCGTGCAATCGTCTGTCACCGAGGGGGATTACTGGAATCCGTTCGCAGGATTTTATTACTACGACCTTGCAGCCGACGGAACCATCACCGTTGATCTCAAATATAGGAACCTTGACACCGGCGGAACCGCGAGGATTCGCTGCGCACGGATTGAGGTATGGAGGGTGGAGTAGTGGCGAACGCTTCGTACACGTACACGGTTCCCGGGTCGTTTCCGAACGGGAAGGTAGCGCCCGCCCGCTTGGACAAAGAGATCCGCGAGTCGGCCATCGTTACCGCCCTCGATGGAGTCTCCACCGGGGGGACGACGTGCACCGTCACGTTCAAGGCACAGCTCTCCTCGACGGACAAGCAAATTCTCGACGGCGACCCGTCGCAGACGCCGAACCCCGCCACACCGTGCCCGGTCGGCAGCCTGATCGGGGACCATTCCGGTGAGCCTCTTTCCGAACAGGTCCCCATCCCCGTGCAGCCGGTGGACACGTCTGGGCTCGATCCCGAGACGGCCCTCAACTGCACCGAGGGCCTGTACGTCCCGGTCGAGATCGGTGTAAATCCGTCTGTGCTGAACCAGACGTGGCCGTTCCCCATCGACGCAGTGGCCGCTCGGTACGTGTTCGACAACCCAGAGTGGGAGCTGGGTGACAAGTTCGACGCCTTCGGGATCGGCGCTGGCGATCCGTCCGTAGGCCCGGTGACGGCGCCCGTCGCGCAGGGTGGCCGCGTGATCCCTGTGTACCCCACGGTTTTCCAGTACGTGCGGCACGGCTTGTTCGTGAAGTTCGGGAACGAGGACAAGGAGTACCGCGTGGCCTCCGAGGACCAGCAGGCCGGGACCATCACGATCATGGAGGACCTGGAGGTGGCGCTCAGCGGCGGGGAGGACGTGCGGCTGAGGCGGCCGTTCGCAATATCCGTCCCGGTCCACAAGGGGGTCCTCTACCCCATCGGCGACCTGACGGCCGGGTCCTCCCTTGTCAGCGCGGGGAACGTGCTGCGCATCCGGTACCACCACAAGACAGCGCCGCCGTCGGCCTACGAGATAGGAATGGCCCTAATAACCCTCTTTTGAGGTAACGACGATGCCCGACGGAAAGTACAACTACGCCGACGGCCTCAAAGGCTGCCTCGGGTTTTCTCGCACGAAGGGCGGCGGGTTCGGCGGCTTCCTGTCCCGAGCCATCCGGATGTTCTCGGCCGGGGAATGGAGCCACGTGTTCGTGGTCCTCGACCGGGTTCCGGACACAGGCGACTACTACATTATCGAGGCGGCCGAGGCGGGGGTGCAGATCAGCCTGTTCTCGGAGTACGCCGAGGACAAGAACATCGAGTTCGCCCTCTACAAGCCCAAGGTGTCCGAGGAGGCCATCGCCGAGGGGGTCAGGAAGATCCTCCCACTGAACGGCCGCGCCTACGGTTACCTCCAGTTCGTGGGGTTCATCCTCGTGTGGCCCTACTACATGGTGACCGGGAAGCGGAGACACAACCCGTTCGGTGGTGGTATCATCTGCTCCGAGCTCGGACTCATCTACGCGAGGGGAACGCGGGTGAATCCGCCCGTGTTCGACAGGATGGACCTGAACCTCACGTCTCCCGAGGACCTGAACGACAACGCCGACACTGACCGTACGCACTGGCTTTTGAAGCTGACACACAAGGGGATTCCAGGATCACTATGAGCAACGTGATGCTACACGTGCACAACGTCTGTATCTTGGGGGGAGTCCCTGCGTTCATCGCGGACCTCGCGGCGGCCTTTCCCCAGTTCACACACGTTGCCCTCCACGTGAAGGATCAGTCTGAGCGCAGTGCCGAGCAAATGCTGAACCATGACGGGATCACGGTAGCCCACGGTCCGTGCTCCGAGACCGTCATCGAGTCCTTTGACCCTGCCGTCCTCATCCTCCACAACATCTCAGGCTCCTCCGTAGAGGGGAAAGCTCCTTGGGGCTGGTTACGCCGGTGGCCGACGATATTCTGGCATCACAGCAGAGTACGCCCGGCCATCGCTGCCGACCTGCATGTATTCGTCTCCGAGCACCTTCGCCGAAGCTACGCCAACTTGCTTGATAGCATGTTCATAAAGCGGTGGAAGGTGGTGCCTCCGTGCATCCAGACGGGACGTTTCGCAAGGGTCAAGAGAACCACGGAGCGCACCATCGGGAAGCTCGCCACCCCAACGAGGCCAGAGAAATACCCGTTCGTCCTCCTCAAGGTGGCGAAGCGCGTGAACGCCCGCCTCGTGATGCCCGGGGCAAACAAGTTCTATCCGAACGAGAACGGGCGCCTCATGTCCCTCATCCCTTCGTGGCACAAGGTCCCGTGGTTCATGTCCAAGATGGGCGTTTTCGTCTACGTGAACGCGCCGAAGTTCGGCCCGGAGACGTGGTGCCGTGGGGTCACAGAGGCGCTCGCATCCGGGCTCCCTGTGGTGGCAGAGAACCGTGGAGGGATCGCCGAGCAGATCAAGGAGCGCAGTACGGGGTTCTTGGTCCCTCCGGATGACGAATACCTCATCTGGGCCCGCGTGGCTGAGCTCTTCGAGAACCCTGACCTCGCCGAAAAGATGGGAGCGGCCGGTAGGAAGTGGGCGCAGGAGAACGCGGACATCAAGGTGCTGCAACGTGAGCTGACCGGCGACATCCTCGGGATGGTCACGGGGAGGCCCGTCTAATGCCCATCTCCTATCCCGACGCGCTGAGCAGGATCGGATGGAAGATCATCCAGGTGAAGCCCAAGTCCGTCCTTGACATCGGGTGTGGGTGCGGCCTGTACGGCGTTCTCGCCAGGGAATACACGGACATTGACCAACGCAGGCTTGAGCCGTCCACGTGGCAGGCACGCATCGAGGCCGTCGAGGTTTTCCCGGCCTATGTTGGGGAGGTCCACGAGTGGGCCTACGACCGGGTGTTCATCGGGGACGCGCTCGAAATACTGCCCGACCTTGGGCGCTACGATCTTATAATCTGTGCCGACGTGATCGAACATTTCTCCTTCGAGGATGGCTCGCGGCTGCTTGACACGATCCGCGACAAGTCCGACCACGCGATCCTGAGCACACCCGCGAAGTGGATCCCGCAGAAGGACGTATTCGGAAACGAGCACGAGACGCATCGCCACCACTGGACCGGCGAGCAGCTCTCGCGGTGGGGAACCGTGGTCCAGATAGGAAGCACCCTTGTGCTGGAGATGAGCGCATGACCACCCCGACGAAAAAAGAACTACAGAAGATGTTCGGCCGCTCCTGGTCCTCGGGAGGGGAAACACCCTGCGGGCAGGGGTCTACCCTCGGTAACACCGTCGAGATGCGCGAGGGGCTGCGCGATTTCATCGTGAAATACGGGGTGGACAAAATTCGGGACTGCGGGTGCGGCTTCGAGGTGAAGGACGTGATCACGGAGCCCATTGACGAGTGCGACCTGATCATCTGCAAGGACGTGTTCATTCACTGGACCAACGAGATGATCATGGACGCCATCGCCAATTTCAGGGACTACGGCCAGTATCTCTTTGCCGAGAGCACCCCCGGCATCACCAATGCCGACCGCATGACGACAGGGGGAGGCTTCTCTCGTGTGAACCTGGAGGCGCTCCCGTTCAACCTCGGGGAGCCCATGGAAGTCATCCATGACAAGAAGTTCCGCCGGTACTATGGGTGGTGGGACCTGAACCCCTGAGAGGGCGTACCATGTTCTACAGGTTTGTAAAAAGCGGCGTTCGACTTCCCCTCGACCTGGACGATATGTACCAGGACGAGGCGTGCTTCATTGCGGGGGGCGCCCCCGTCCTGGAGGACTTCGCCAAGTTGCTCCACGGCCGCAGGCCGCCAATCCTCGCCATTAACAACGCCGCCACGACGGTGCCCGCCACGTTCTGGGTGGGCGGCGACAAACCGGATTGCATTGACCGCTCCATCCTCTGCGATCCAACCCTCTTGAAGTTCGGTGTGATCAGCAGAAGGGACTACGCCGTGGAGGGGCGCCCGTGGAAGCTGTGGCCCGGCACCCTCTTCTTCGGGACCAAGGACGGATTCAACCAGCGGAACTTCCTCGACCGGCACCGCGATATGTGCTGGTGGAAGAACACGTTTTTTCTTGCTCTCCAGCTCGCCTACCGCCTGGGTTTCCGGACGGTATACCTCGTGGGCTGCGGCTTCAAAATGGAAAAGGAAAGTCAATACGCATGGAAAACCGCGTTGACCGATGAAGAGGTGGCCTGGAACCAGCGCCTCTACAACAACTCCCTTATTCGTTTGAAGGAATTAAAACCTCTCTTTGAAAAAAAGGGACTTCGGGTCGTGAGCTCTACGCCGGGATCTCTGGCGAATGACATTCTGGAATATGTAGAACCGAGGGATGCGCTGCGCGAGTTCGAGCTTCCCGAGCCGAACACGGTAGTGCTCCCCCATAGTTCGAAGGTGTCGAAGCCCACGCCCCAGAGGGCATAACCCCGCACGAGAAGCAGGATGAGATTGTGATGGAAGCAAAGCATGGAAGTACCGACTCAAGCCATGAATACGCTCAGCGATACCGCGTGGGGTGCGCTCTTTGTCATGATGTGTACGACGATGGGATCGGCCATCGTGTACCTCATGCTTTACGTCCGTTCGCTCAATAGGAAGATCGAGGACCTCGGTGAGAAGCGGACACAGGATGCGAAAGACGATGCAGCCGAGGCTCAGAAGCTTGTGCGAGAGTCTCTGGAGGCCGTAAACAAGGCAACCCGGGCCATCGAGGAGCTTTCCCGTAAGGTTGGTGAGTGGCATTCGACTACTATGGATGAACTCGCAAACCTTCGACGCAGGCTCCCAGGAGGAGACTAATGATGGAAGCCCTCCGAAAATGGGTGAACGCGCTGTTCGGAAAGAACGGTTTCAGCGAGGAGAGCCACGAGATCGAGGTCAAGCGGATCAAGGAACGCAGGAATTTTCTGAACGATGAAACGCATGCGAACCTCGGTCGTATGGGAAAGGCTTACGAGGATCTCGACATCCCCGAGGCCCCGGCCTCCGAACCTGACTGCCTGGACTCCGACGCGCTGGACGCCCGAGGATGCGCGGGCCCGTAGGAGGTTCCCATGACCACCGAGGAAGAGGTCCAGGAGATGCTTGAGGCCGTTGTCCCTCCGGACCGGGCGGCCCAGGATACCTACGTCATCGCGGCGTACAAGGACAGCCCAACGGATGAGGGAGAGGTCGGGGTCCGACAGGCGCTCATGACCAACGAGGAGCAGTTCGGTCTCGCCGAGGACGCCCTCGACGCCCTCTGGACGTACGTGGGTCTCGAACGCGGCTGGCCCTCGTAGTTTTCCATTGGACACCGGCACATCGACCCATAGAATGGGTGTATCCCATACCCGGGGGGTACCCGGGGGGCACGAACGGCGACCGTTATAGCTCGCTGGCGGCCCGGGGAGGAAAGATGGCGACTCCGGAAGGGCTTGTTCGTAGATTCTACGGCTGGCTGCACAAGGTTGAGACCGACCTAAAGCGCGACCGAGGCGCGGCGCCCATCCTGCCGAAACTCCCCACCACACGGCCCACCTCTCTCACCGAAGTCTCGCGCCTGACCGTAGGCGTGTACGGTGCTCTCACCGGCACAAAGCACGAGGAACGTGCGGCCTATTGGCGCGGCATCTTCGAGGGAATAGAGCGCGACGGTTGGCAGGATTCCGCGACTGTTGGTAGCGACAGTGGAGAAAAAAATTGACTTGGCCGACACGATACCCGGCGTACATTCGGACGGTGATGGGCGTGCAGGCAGAGCACGACATCCGCCGAATCCCCCGCCTGTGGTATTGGCGCTTCAACCTCGAAACGACCGACGAGGATACGGTCTATGGCGAGGCGGCCGAGACCCTTCGGAAATACCATGACCCCATCGGGGTGCACCTCCTTGTCCGCGAGTGGTCCAAGGAAGAGGGTCCCACGAAGATGGGGGTAGACAAGGACGTGGACCTCAAGCTCACCATCTCGCTCGCCGAGGTTGCCCGGCTCGGGCAGCACTACGGCCTGGGCAACGAGGCCGAGGAAGGATACATCCCCCACGCCGACGACGTGTTCCAATGGCGCGGGGAACTCTATACGGTCACGGAGAGGCTCCGGATCGAGAAGATGATCGGCCCCACCCGGTGGGTGGGACTCTACGCGGGCGCGGCCGTGAAGCTCGTACACGACTCGACCGACATGGACAAGCCGATCAGGGAACTACCAGACGACCCACCGCAGCCGCCGTGGCCGGTGGAGATGAGGAAAGATGGCGTCAGTCAAGGTACACCATAGCGTGAAGGTCGGCGGCCGGGTCTACAAGCTCCGGACGCGCAAACCCTTCATGACCACCTTGGTGGAGAGCGAGATTCGCGCCACGATACCGCAGATGCGTAACGTGGCGTGGGAGACTCGTGACCTACTGATCGACAAGGCCCTCGCGGGAACCGCCCAGGGGCGCCAGAAGGTGCTAAGCCGTGGCGACTTCCCCCGCTCCAAGGCCCCCGGCGGGAGGAAGCAACGGCGCCCCTTCCCATTCGACCGCGACTCCAACCTACGCCTACAGCCTGACTACGTGGACTGGAAGGTCCGCAACGGCTACGACCCGAGGCCCCTGCTCGCCTCGGGAGGGTACCTTCGAAATCTCGACGTGTTCGAGTCCAGGACCAAGCAGGGCGTGACCTACGCGGTCCGTCTCAGGCGCGGCCGTTCCATCCGGACAGGCATCCCCTACTCCATCCTGTGGCGGTGGCTCGAATTCGGGAACTCCACCACCAAGCCCCGTCCGCATTGGCGCCCCACGGCCCGGATCGTGAAGCGCCTCGTGAAGCGGATTCCAGATGACGCCAGGGCGCAGGCCGTCCGTGATGCTCTCAGGGAAGCAACATGATCCGACCGATAGACGAGGCCCTAAAGGGATTCTTCGGCCGCCTCCTGTGGGGCGGGCGCTCGATCCCCGTGGTCTACGCCTCCCCGGATCGTGCGTATGGAGAGATCACCCGGTGGCTCGCCCAGAACAATCGAATCAAGGTCGAGACGGCCGAAGAGCAGATCAGGGCCAAGAAGCTAAAAATCCCGATGCCCTTCTGCTCCGTCTGGACAGAGCCAATGGACTTCGACGCGGAGCGGTTCAGCCCGGGGCGTATCCGTGGGTTCGACCTCGATGAGGAGGCGGGCACGGCGAAGGTCATGAAGGTGCCCAAGCCCGTGGTGGCAACCCTCCAGGCCGATTTCTGGATGAAGAATGTACACGAGGCCAAGATCCTCGAAACGCAACTTGAGCTGCAATTTTGGGACAACGAGCGGACAATTCCTGTTGACTTTTCGGACGACAGGCACTATCAGCCGCCGTATGATGTGCTCGTGCACATGAAAGTTCTGGGGCGCACGAGATTCTGGATCAAAAAGACGGGACCGCTGACCGACAACAGCGACCTTGAAACCGAGGGGAAACTTCGAAGTATACGACGGACGTTTTCGGGAGAGGTAAGGGCTCAGATTCCTCACGTGCCGCAACTGCACAAGGTACTCAGGGACCTCACCTACTCCTTTATCGACGATAACACCCAGACCGAGCTCGAATCGCTCGACGTGCAAGTATCTGGAGGACCGTAGCAATGGCGCAGAACGTGGCAGGCATCGACATTCGGGAAATCGACCTATCTCTATACGTCCCGACGGGCAGCAACGCCATCTTCGGCGTCGTGGGCCCCGCCACCAAGGGCGACACGGACGTGCTCGGGACCTACACGGACGAGGGAAACTTCGTGGCCGCACGCGGCCGTCCCGTGGACCGGCAGCACAGCGTCCGGGCAGGCATCCGCTACCTGCGGAACGGCAATCAGCTCAAGCACGTGCGCGTGGCGGGGACGCTGCTCGACACGGCCGAGCTGACACTCCGGAACGCAACCCTGGACAAGGACATCGTGACCTTCACGGCCAAGTCGCCGGGCACCTGGGCGAACGGAAACGTCCAGATCGGGATCGTGCACAACGGTTCCCCCGCGACCTCCTACGACGTTTACGTGTACTTCTACGGCGTGCGCGTGGACGGCGGGGCCTACACCAACATGACCAACGCCACGATCACCACGCTCATGGCGAATGACCCCTACGTGGACGTGGCCCTCGACACAGGCGCCGGGACGGATTTCCCCGACGAAACCACCGACGCGGTGACGAGCCAGCTCACCCCCGAGTCCCTCGCAGGCGGCGAGGACGGAGCATTCGCCTCGACGCGCTCCGACGACTCCTCGACCGGTGGCCTCGGCGAGCAGACCGCCTACTCGGGCGTCACCATCGCCACAGGCGACGGCGCCTCCACGACCCTGAGCGGGACCGTGAGCCCCGGAGCACCCATCACGCCGGGCACGTTCATCATCACGAGCCCCGGTCCTGTGGTGTGGACCGACGACGGTGAGGGCAATCTCGCCAGCGCCGGGCCCGATGCCGGGTTCATCAACTACCAGACGGGCGAGTTCGTCCTGGAATTCACCGCAGCCCCGGCCCTCGCGTCCCTGATCACGGCGGCATGGACAACCGGGTGGGGCGAGACGGCCGACACGGCCGTGGCCGCAACGCTCGCCTACAGCGGCACGCTCTCGCGGCCGGGCGTCTATCCCGGGGCGGCAGCGGGCGCGAACAAGGTTCTCTTCACCCACCTCCTCACGCAGGCAGCGGCAGCCGTGGGCGGCGGTGCGGGAACCGTGAACTTCCTCGCCCTCTTCGGCGGGGCGGTCTACGTCTCGGATGACATCGAGATCAGCGCCACCATCGGCGCCGTCGTTCGGACGTTCACCTGGGACGGAACCCTGACGGCGGCCGGGCTCGTGAACGTCGCCTCGGACACAGGAGGCTACACGGCCACAATCGACCCCTCCAACGGGGACACCACATTCTCCACAGGCCCGGACAACGCCACGAACATCGACATCGAGGCACGGCATCACGCCTCGGACGACGGCACCGGCGTGCTCACGGGTGTGAACGTGGCTTCCGGAACCATCAACTACCAGACGGGTGCGTGGACGCTGACCTTCACGGCACAGCCCACGGTGGGAGGCACCATCGACGCCTACTACCGCCACGCCACGATCCTCGGTACCGGTGACGGGTCCACCAAGGACTACAGCGGCACCCTGGAGGAATACCCGGTTCGGCCGGGCACCGTGGTGGTCACGGACCTCACGGAAACCTTCACCGACAACGGCGACGGCACCCTCACGGGTGGCGCGGGCGGAACGGGAACCATCGACTACTGGACCGGTGTGATCTCGGTCTCCTTCTTCGCCAACGTCGCCCTCGGGGATGAGGTGATCGTGACGGCCGACCGCATCCTGGCCCACATGACCTCCATCCTCGGCGGCCCCATCGGCAACGAGCGCACGATCACCGGCGGCGTGATCACCGACGGCCTCTACGCCATCCTCGATTCGGGATCCGTCTCGGGGCTGCGGTTCCGGGTGATGTTCGACAGCGCGGCCGTCGAGACCTACGACAACGTGGCCGACCTCGCCGCCCTGCTCACCACGGTGAACGGGGTTTCCGAGTACGTCACCCTGGAAAGCCTGATCACGACGGCCGAGCCCGACGTGACGGCGGCCCAGAACGTGGGCATGGCGGGGGCGTTCACCAACAGCGACGTGGTGGGGGCCAAGGTGGGCAGCACCTACACCGGCCTCCAGCTCTTCTCGAACCCGGACACGGTGCCCTGCCACTTCATCACCACCCCGGGCATCTTCCACCGGCAGGTCCAGGACGCCGGGATCACCCTGTGCTCCACCGGCGGCCGACGGTGCATCTGGATCCACTCCATGCCCGACTTCACGCCCCCGGAGCAGATGACCGACGATCTCCCGGGCGTAAACTCGGCCGATCCCGTGCAGGACATGATCGACTACTCGAACGGCTCCTACACGGCGGTCGCCAAGGTTCCGTACCCGCCCCTCTCGGCCTGGAACTCCTCCTTCGGGGCGGCCTTTGGAACGTGGCTGAACTACTACGACCAGTACACCGACGCGGACGTGTGGGAACCGCCCGAGGGCGACATCGGCTCCCTCGCCGCCTACACGGACAACAACGCCTATGCGTGGTACCCCATCGCGGGCGAGCAGCGCGGCGGCGTCCGGGACGTGAACACCATCCGGTACAGCCCGGACAAGAACGAGCGCAAGCTCATGGGCCCCACCACCTCGGTGAGCACGCCCAACGTGATCAACCCCCTGGTCCGGTTCGAGGGCCGGGGCATCTACCTGTACGGGCAGCGGACCACCCAGAGGAACGCGACCGCCTTGGACCGCATCAACGTGCGGTGGACCCTGAACGTCGTGGAGAACCAGATCGACGTGGTGTCCCGGGTGTTCCCCTTCGAGATCAACGACGACGTGCTGTGGCGCCAGATCGAAGCCGCCGTCCGGTCCATCGTGGACCCCGTGGCCGAGCTCCGAGGGTTCACGGACGTTCGCGTGGTGTGCGACGAAACCACCACGCTCCCCACGGACATCGAGAACTACCGCGCCATCTGCAAGGTGTTCATCAAGCCCGCGCTGGCGATGGAGGAGCTGGAATACCAGATGATCCTCACGCCGCAGGGCGTGGACTTCGACACGGTGGCCCCCGTCGGCTAAAGCCGGGGAACGCATGACGACCGACTATTAGGAGTAGAAACATGGCCCTCGCATATCGCTACACGGGCGGCCACCTGCGGCAGGCTCAAGGCAGGTGGAACGAGCAGAAGAGCAACATGGGGATGATCGAGCTCCACGTGGACACCCTCGGCATCCCCGGGGGGCAGGAAATCCTGTCCCTGTCCTTCTCGGAAGCGACCATCCCCGGCCGCAAGATCACCCGGGGGCAGATCGAGTACCTGAACGGCACGGTCTTCTACCCGCAGCGGCCCGAGCCCCTGGGCGAAATGCCCATCATCTTCCGCGACTACATCGACTCGAACACACGGCTCACCATCGAGCGGTGGTTCGACAAGGTGTACGACGAGCGGACGGGGCTCATGACCGTCACGAACCGGCTCAAGGTGTCGGGCCACCTCGTGCTCTTCGGCTCGGACGGCGTGACCGGGATTCGCACCTACACCCTCTTCGGCGTTTTCCCCATGGGCGAACCCGACATCCGGGTGGACCACAAGACCGGTGAGCAGATCCTCATGGAGATGAACCTCTCCGTGGACCTCATCCAGGGCAAGCGCGTGTAAAAGGAGTGGGGACCTCCGGGGGTCCCCTTCCTATCCATCTATTCTGAAAGGGGCGAAGCATGACCGACGACGCTGCACAGACGGAAGCGGCCGGGAACGGGCACCCGGCAGCGACCGCCGAGACCGCTGCACCGCCAGCGGCAGAAAAGGGCATCACCCTGCCATACGATCTCCCCTCCAGAGGGGTGTTCTACGGGGAGAAGCTCCCCAACGGCACGGTGACCATGTTCCCCATTCGAGGGGAGCAAGAGGAACTCCTCGCCGGGGCCGGGGATGGTGTCGAAGCCACGCCGGTTTTCCGGTCCGTGGTAGCGCAACTCTCCGACCTCAAGGGCCTCGCTTACGAGGACCTCCTCCTGAGCGACTGGGTGGCCCTTCTCCTGAACCTTCTCGCGTTCTCGTACACGCCTATCGTGCGCCTGCGGCCGCGATGCACCTACTGTCACAAGTTCTTCCCCAAGCACGTCAACATCGAGGAGATGCCGTGCACCGTGGTGAAGGATGAGGAACGAGACAAGTGGGCCTCGGCGTTCAAAACGGACCCTCTTCCGTTCAGCAAGGCCGTCGTGGAGTGGAAATTGCTCACACTCAGCGACATGATCCGGGCGGAGGAGTGGGCCGAGCAGCAGCAAAGCACCCAGATGACCCCGGGAAGCCCGCTGCACACGTACACCATCGCCCGCCACATCAAGACCATCAACGGCAAGGAGACCAAGATTCTCCACGCCATCGACTGGGTGCGGCAGGCGTACGGGCGCGACCTTCGTGCGCTCTCCGAGGAGTTCCGGAAGTGGGAGACGGGCTACGACCTGACTCCCAAGTTCAGATGCCCGCACTGTGGGGGCACGTTCCGACAGAAGCTTCCGCTGGACGGCAGCTTTTTTCGTGCGGTTCGTTCCGGACCTGGAGAATCTCCGTCGCCAGAGGTTTGACATCATGGTCCATGGGAAGCAGCCCTACGAGTCGTGGGCTGCGATGACCTCTTGGCAGCGTGAGGATTTCGTGGCTCGGCTCGCGGACAAGTTCCGCGAGGAGAAAGCGAGACACGATGACGCGATGAGGAAAGCGCGTAGTGGCCGACGCGGTTGAGAATTTGGGGTTTGTTTTCTCCGCCAAGGACCTCGCCTCGGGTGTGGTCTCCAAGGCCGAGGAGAACATGGAGGCCGCCGTCACGACGGCCGAAGCCCACGTTACGGACCTCGCCGACGCTGCCGAGGACGCCACCCAGACCATCGGAACGAGTACCGATTCGGTTGTTTCGGCCATCCAAGGGGGCTTCAATCAGACCAATCTGATCCTACGCTCCCTCACGATGGCCCTCACCACTTCCACGGATGAAATACTTGCGGCGACTGGCGCTGCCGCAGAGGGCCTCGGCGAGCTGGACACGGCCGCCGAGGACGCAAAGAAGGGAACCGACTCCCTCGCCAAGTCCTCGGAGGGACTCTTCGGCAAACTGAACTTCGTTCAAGGCGCCATCGGGTCCATCGTTAAGCTGGGCGGCATAGGGATGATCTTCGGCGCCGGGTTCGGCCTGGGGATGAAGGGCATCACGGCCCTGATCAACCTGATCAGCGAGACTCTACAGCCCGCCCTGGAGATCCTCACCAACGCTTTCAAGACGGCCTTTGCTCCCGTGTCGGAGGAGCTCTACAAGCTGGCCGTCCAGGTGGCTCCCCTCCTCACCAAGGCCATCATGCCGGTGGTGGATATACTCACGGAGATCATTCCACACATCGGGAACTTTGTCGCCGACCTGACGGCAGGCGGCGGCATGATGGGGACAGTGTTCGGGGGGCTTAAAACCCTATTCGACAACCTACGCGCCCCGGTGATGACCATCGTGGAGACCCTCGGCAACCTCGCCAAGACGGTTCTCCCGGTCCTCCTCCGGGTGTTCAACATGATTGTGGAGTCGGCCGTCGTTCCCATCCTCACCAAGGTGGCGAACATCCTCGCGGCCGTGATCCAGCGCCTCGCTCCCATCATCGAGAAGCTCATCCTGAAGCTGGAGCCCATCTTCGGCCTTGTGATCGAGGCCGTAGCCGAGGTGGCTGACATCCTCCTCGACGCGCTGCTCCCGGCGATGGAGCCGATCCTGGACATGCTCGACGAAATGCTCCCCGATCTCGTGCCTCTCCTCAAGGAAATGGTGGTGGCGTGGCTCGAAATGGCGAAAGCCCTGGTCCCCATCCTGCCGCCGCTCATCAAACTGGTGGCGCTCCTCGTGGGGAAGGTCCTCGGACCCGTCGCGCTCAAGGCTCTGGGCATGTATATCAAGCTGTGGACGGAGGTTTACAAGCTCATCGCCAAGCTTCTCACCCCGGCAATCAAATGGGTGGCCCGGTTCCTCGCCGACATCGCCCGGGAGTGGGACAACATGGGCCTGTCTGCCAAGGAAACCCTCGATCTCATCTGGTGGGGGGTGAAGCAGGCGTGGGAATGGATCGTGGACAAGTCGAAGTGGCTGTCCGAGAAGGTGATTGGGTTCTTCACAGGCATTCCCGATATGCTGAAAGGGGCCTTTACCTCCTACATGGACTGGCTCAAGGGGGCTTACGAGTCCATTTTCAAGTTCCTGGGACTCGAATCGACCGGGAAAATAGCGGGGGCGTTCATTGATACCCTCAAAAACCTTGTCCTCGCCCCCATCGACACCATCAAAGCGATCATAAATGACACGATCATCGACACGATCAACACCATTCTCGCGTGGAAAGTGCCGGTGATCGGCGGGACGCTGGCGAAAAACCTCGGTTTGAACACACTCCCGTACCTCCAACAGGGCGGAATCGTCACAGAACCCACCGTGGCGACCCTTGTGGAGAAGGGAATCCCCGAGGCCGTGGTTCCGCTGGAGCCCACATACATCCAAAGATTCATGGCGAGCGTTATGCCGAGCCTCGGGGCGCAGGAAATGGGGCCTGTGGAGGTTCGGACGGACTCGGAACTCAAGGATCTTCTGCGCGAGGCCGTGGGTTTCCTCGCCAAGATCGCCACAAAACTCGATGAGGGCGAGCAGCGACGCGCCCCGTCCCTCGGTGGAGGCTTCTAATGCCCGAAGGTCCTCCAGTCATGTGCTCCCTGGTGCTCGAAGCCGACCCGCTGAACCGGCTCAACTTCGAGTCGTTCCCGTCCGAGGAGGGGATTCGGGAGCAATACCAGAGCAACTGGAAACCCGGCATCGAGGCGGGCGCCTCGGAACCCCTGTACTGGACGTGGCAGGGGGGTGGTTGGGCAAACTGGACCCTCACCCTCAAGTTCCAGGCCGGGGCCACCGAGTCCGCGACCCCTGGAAAGACGGATGATCAGATTCTCCAGGAGATGGAGCGCAAACTGCGATGGATCCAGGCGCTCGGGGCGCCCAGGGGGCGCAAGAGGCAGCCCTCGGAGCTCCGGACCAACGCCCGGCCGGGCGACCCGCCCTACATCCTGGTGGTGTTTGGCGGCTTCATGACGCTGAGGAACCTCTGCCTTGGTGCCTCCGTCCAATGGACCGGGCCGTATGACCCGGTGACGGCCCGGCCGCACGGGGCAAAGGCCGAGATCGCTCTACAGCGCGTATCTGGCTTCTACCCGGACTGGTACACCATCGCGGAAGGGAAAACAACGCTGACCGGGCCGAGCAACCCGGTGTTCCAGGCCACACCCGAAGGCCCTGCGGCCGGTGGGGTGGTCGCAGTGGGATAAAAGCATGGCTTCTGACGGACAATTCGAGCTGGACCTGCCTTTCACCTCTCCTTTCAAGGAGACACCCCTCTTCTTGAAGGACGGGAAGGCGTTTTTCGGCATCTGGAAGCCGCCTGCCATCCAGATCGACGGCGATGAGAAGCGGATCAAGGTGGATCTCGCCCACGAGGGCGACCTCACCAAGTACGCCGAGGAGGAATACGGCGATCCGAGCCTTTTCTGGGTGATCGGGCACGTGAACAAGATCAATTATCCGCCCCGGGACGTGGTGAACGGGCTCGTGATCATCATTCCCAAGGAGGAACACGTCATGGCGGCCCTCCAGGCGGCGCAGGAACGTAAACAAAATGTTTAGCAAGCAGCTAAAGATCGAAATCCTGGACCCCACGACGGGCGCGAAGGACGCCACGCCGCTCGTGGAGTCTTTTTCGATCCTCCACAGCGCCTTTCGGCACGGCCGACAGTGGGAAATTCGGTTCGCGGATGAGGACTGGAACTTCTGGGAGCCCTACGTGGCTGGAATCGACCCTCTGCGCGTTCGGCTGACCTTTTCGAAGAGCAACACCCAGGAGACCACAGGATGGCTCACACTCTACGTGGACGCTTCTGAGGCCGACTACAACCGCTCCAGGCTGGACGGGACTCTCCGTGGCGGTGACGCGCTCCTAAAGATGGCCCTGGAGGACAGGACCAAGGCGTGGCCGCAACTCACCGTGGACGCCATCCTGACCCAACTCGCAGCGAGCTACGGATTCGTCCCGGACACCACGGGCATGCTCGGGTCCCGCACGTGGTACCAGCTCGACGAAACCGACATTGACTACCTCAAGTATCTCCTGGGGTTCGCCTCGACCACGGGCGGCCGGGGAGACGTGTGGCTGTGGTTCGACAATGGGACGCTGCACCTCAAGCCTTTCGACACCAAGGCCCCTTCGAAGGACAAGTACCTCATCGGGGGGATCGACGACAGGCTCGCGCACGCCCCGGCGGGATTCTACGGGGGACAAGTGGACAGGGGCGGCGGGCGCCTATTCGACGCCATCGCCCACGACACGAGCACAAAAACGACGCTCAGTTTCACGGCCGGGGCGGTCTCGGCCGGTGGCCCGGCGCTCTCCACCTTCGTTCCGCGCATCCCGGCCCAGGGCCGACGGAGCGCCTACGTCACGGACGCGGACATCTCGCTCCTGCGGGCGGTCGCGCAAGCCCGGTGGGCCAAGTACGCCATGCGGTACTTTGGGATCACCCTCGAAACGAAGGGTTCCCTGCGCACAACCGTGGGCGACATGATCGAGGTGGACTTCCTCAAGGAGTACCCGGACAAGGGGGCTTTCGTTCGAGGGCGCTACCCCGTGTTCGAGGTGGAGCACAAGTACACCAGGGGCGTGTTTCGGACCAATATCACCGGCTACCGTCGGGAAGCGGAGGCCGGGGAGACCGCTGCGGCGGGCGCCAACGTGTCCTCCTCTCGCGGGCAGGACGCATACTTGACCGAGCTCAAGACCGGGCAGACCGGCCTCGGGCAGGGCACGAAAGTGACGGCGAGGGCTCTCGGATGAACCTGTGCAACGGCCTGTGGGCCGCCATCGTTGTTGACACCAAGGACCCCCTGGGGTCCAGGCGCGTGAAGGTCCGCGTGCCCGAGCTCCACGGGACCGTCCAGGATCAGACGATCAAGGACGTAAACCTGCCGTGGGCGCGGCCGTGCTTCCCGTACGGCGGCCCGACATACGGCGATGATTTCGTTCCGGGCCTCCAAGCGCAGGTGTGGGTGGCATTCGAGCACGGGGACCCGCAATCCCCTATATGGGTCGGATGCGTCTACGCCAGCGGCGAGGGGCCTGCCCCGGAGTTCGCCCAGGTCGGCCCGGCGAACCAGCAGCCCAAGGGGAACTACCGCCGCACAGAGGGCGGGTGGTTCGTGGGCGTGATCGAGAGCGCCTCGACCAAGGTGTACCGGGCCAAGTCGCCCACGGGGATGCTCGTGGAGGTCGATGAGTCGGCCAAGAAGGTGACCGTCCAGACGGCCACGGGGTTCAAGCTGGAACTCGATGAGAGTTCGAGTACCGTGGTCCTCCAGGACGCGACCGGGAACAAGATTGAACTCAAGACCACCGACGGCGGTATCACCCACGCGGTCAAGGCCCTCCTCGAAGCGCCATTGATCGCCCTTGGGCAGGCAGCAGCCGAACCCGTCGTGAAGGGGACCAGTTTTCTCGCGGCGTTCATCGGGCATACGCACCCGGGCGTAACGTCGGGACCGGCCTCGACAGGCCCGGCCACCCCACTACCGCCCTCGATCCTTTCCTCTAAGGTGTTTACGGAATGAGCCTCGACCTCAGCCCTATCAGCGGCGTTTGGACCGGCCCGGCGTTCCCCTTCCGCCACGGGGTGGCAGGGGTGCTCGGCCCGAAGTCCGATGATGATGTGCTCGCCACGGCGATCCAGATCACGCTCAAGACCCGGAAAGGGTCCTGGAAGCCTGATCCGAGCTTCGGTTCGTTCGTCTGGGACCTCCTCTTCGAGCCCCTCGATCCGATCACCGAGCAACTTGTCAAGTATTACACCGTGAAAGACATCACGGATCAGATACCCTATGTGGAAGTCACGAGCGTGTCGGTGGCTTCGTTCCCGGATGACCACCTCGTGGAAGTGAAAATCGCCTACAAGCGGCAGAGCGATGCCACCGACAGCATCAAGCAGACTGCCGTTGTTTTTGACAAGCAAAGGGCGGCGTGATGGCTCTACCCGAAGTCACCCACACGGAGCGCACACAGGACGCGGTTCTCCGGGCCCTGAATAGCCTTGTGCGCGTCCGGTTCCCGGCAGATTTCAAGGACGTGTTCAAGGCGGGCGTCTCGCAGGGGTGCCTGTCGGCCCTCGCCTGGATGCACGCGCAGCGGTCCTTCTACTACAACCGCCTTTCCATCAATGCGTTCCTGGAATCCTGCGACGAACGGGAAGCGTGCCGGGCCCTGTGCAAGGCGCTCGGGTACACCATGCGCCCGGCGTCGAGCGCCTCGGTGGCCGTACGCGCTTACCCCGACCCGCCCCAGACCGTTCCGGTCACGCTTCGCCAGGGCGAGCAAGTCCTCGTGGGCGACCTGATCTTTGAGGTCCCCACCGACTACACCATCCCGGCCGGGAAATCCGTGTGGCCCGACGATACGACCGACAACATCATCTCCCTGGTTGAGGGCTCGACGGCCGAGGACGAGTTCGTCGGCGACGGGTCCGCGTTCCAGGAGTTCGAGGTGTCCAAGGACGGCGTGATCGACGGTAGCGTGGTCGTGACGATTGCGGGGGAAGTCTGGGACATCGTGGAATCGGTGATTTTCACCGAGGGTGACGGCTACGGCCGGGACATTTACGAGGGGGACGGCCTCGACAACCAGACGTACGACCTCGCCCTTCTCTACGCGATCATAGACCCCGACAGCGAGGACGCCCCCATCATCCTGGTGGACGGCACGCGGTGGCTCCTCGTTAGCTCCTTCACAGGTGCGGCCGAGGAAGTGACGGTCACGCAGACTGTGGACGGCTTGTCCACCGTGGCTTTCGGTCTCGCGGCCGACGGCTCGGCCCCCGTGAACGGGGCACAGATCGACGTGATCTACCAGATCAGCGGGCCGCAGCAGCGGGTGGAGCTCAAGTACGACGATGACGACCGGGCCACGGTTGTGGCAGGAGACGGCGATTCGGGGCTCATCCCGGCCACCGGCGCGGCCGTTGTGGTCTCCTACCGCGTGGGCGGCGGCACACAGGGCAACATCGACATCGGGGCCCTGGACACCACGATTCGGGGGTATCTCCCGGACGGAAAGCAAATCAACGTGCGGCTGTACAACTATGAGCCCGGGAGCGGCGGCGAGGATCGAGAGACCCTCGACCACGCCAAGTTCTACGCCCCTCGGGTGGCGAAGAGCAATGACCGGGCCGTCCGCAAGGAGGACTACGACGCCCTGGGCTCGACCTACATCGACGCGCTCTACGGCGCCCCGGCCTACGCTTCGGCGAAGCTCAAGCAGGACAAGCCCGAGCGAAACGAGGTCGAGGTGGCTGTCTGGAGCCGGGACGCCAACGGGCGACTCGCCACGGCACAGGACGCGCTCAAGGAGGCCCTCCGGGGGTACCTCCTCACCAAGCGGGTGGAAACCGTCTACATCACCATGGTGGACGGGACCGTGCTCTACTTCGATGTGGAACTCGGGGTGTCCCTCTACACGGGGTATTACTCCGACACGGTGTTCTCCTCCATTCAGACGGCGCTTCAAACCTTTTTCAACTCGGCCCTCGTGAAGCCCGGGGATGACCTGTCGATCTCGCAGCTCTACGAAGTCCTCCAACAGGTGGAGGGCGTCTATCGGGTGGTGATCTACAACCTCACCGGGACCCTCCAGATGCTCCTGGAGCTGACAGGGGATGGCACCACGCAGGCGTTCACGGATCGACTCGTGAAGCCCGACGGCCTCGACATCCAGGGGAACTCGGTCCAGATCAAGACACCGAATCAGGCCAGCCCGACCCAGACCGTCACGGATGACGGCGACGGGGCGCTCATCGGCGACGTGGACCCCCTCGGCACCAACACGATCAACTACGACACGGGCGAGTTCACGGTCACCTTCGGGACGGCCCCCGACTCGGGTGCGGCCATCTACGTCGAAGCCCGCTATGTGTCGAACCTGGAATGGGAGGAGACCCTCGACTCATCCGACGGCGCCCTCTCCTCCATCGACGTGATCTCGGAGTATTTCCCCATCACCAAGACGCCCCCGAGAGGGGTGGCGTTCGGGCAGACTGTCCAGTTCACCGTCCCCGAGGAGCTCCAGCCCGTGGTTCCTGGGCGCCTGTTCCTCATCGGGGGATACGGAACCGGCGAGCTCATCGCCTACGACGACGGCGCGGGGAACATCGCGGGCGACGTGGATGGCACCTACACCAACGAGATCGACTACGAGACCGGTCTCGTGTCCTTCCGCTGGAACGCGGTGCCCCCGGACTCGGGCGGAATTGGCACCACCATCACAGTGAGCCCGGTCCCGGACGGGGTTACCACCTCGTTTACCTGGACAGCGGCCGCCATCGGGTGGGCGGCCATTCTGGCAACCGGTCTGTACGAGGGGCGCCTCAAGATCGACTTCTCGACGGCCTGGGCAGCGTCCGGATTCCGGGATGCGTTCGACAACTGGCAGGGGCGTCTCGACGGCCTGGACCTGGACCACTTCGAAATCCCGACCATCGACTACGCGGCCGGTACCGGCACCCTCAAGTTCTTGTCGGCCCCGCAGGCCGGGGAGCCCGCTGTGGTGCCCATCACCCTCGCGCCCGTCACGGTAATGCTGTACTCGAACTTCGTGTGGTACGTGAAAACGCTGGCGGCGGCCGGTCACGACCATTTCCTCTACGCGGACAACGAGGGGCGGCTCTGGGGGCAGCCTGCGGCGTCTTATCCGACGAACCAACTCATCCACGCCACAGGCCACCTCATCGCCGACCTCGCCTCCGGGCCGGTGGTCTCGGGACGTACCCCGATCATCTCCTACGACGCATGGAGGCAGTCGAACAAGCGCGACATCCCGGTGGACTCCCTGGAGATCGGCGGCCTCGGCACCGTTCTCTCCGAGGAGCTTGAGAAGGAGATCGACCTCTAATGGCTCTTGCGCATCCTATCTTTGTCCCGCTGTATACAAGCGGTACGCCTGTTGGAATCCTCAAGGTGGTGCAGAGCGGGTTCTCTACCATCTTCGGGAATGAGAACGGGAACTCGAACATCTCTCTTCCAAGCATCATGACGAAGAATGTGTTTGTCTGGGACGGCAACATCATTCTTCCCGTGGGGCATTTCTCCACATCGGCACAGGGCGGTGTTCGATTCAACCCAAAAACGGGCACGTTCAACTTTGGGGATCTATACACGTGGGCCGCGCAGCGTATCCCCCTTGGGGACCGCATCGGGTTCATCAATACTTCCTGGTTCCAGAGCGGGCCATCTCCCCGCTACAGGGATCACGCCGGTGGGAGCGGTCCCGCAACAACGCCAAATGAGTGGGCGGTGCTCGGGGATACCGTCCACGTGATCGGTAGCTCGCTCGCAATACAGTGGGCGTACCCCTTCACAACCACCCCCGGATCGGTCTCGCTCACGGTGAAGAAGCTTTGTCCCTATAAGGGGTTCATGTACGCCTTGGAGTTCCATGGCGGGGGAGCGAGGCTTGCGAAGTACAATTCTGGGTGGTCGTGGGTCGCCGCCATACAGCCGATCACGGACCAGGGCGACCTACAAGCCAACGGTGCTGGAGCGGCTTTCTTCGAGGCGGGAGGAAAGCTGTGGTTCTTCGCCTCGTACAACAACGGAGGAACGCAGTGGCACCGCATCTTCGAGGTGGACGAAACGGCCGGGACGTTCACAGAGGACAACACCCTCATTCCCTCGGGGTGGAAAGGGGTCCCGACGAACACTACGCGCCGGTGCTTCGACGTGATCGACGACACGGGTGCATCTCGCCTCGTGTACCTCTTCGCGCACAATGACGCTGGAGCCGGGTGGGATTGCTACGAGTTCGACGGGGTGAACCCCATGAACGATGGCTCGGGCGGCGATGCCCCTGTTTCGAGCGGCGGCCACCGACTCGGGGCGACGGCCGGGGCTATCTGGGACGAATCCGCCGCTGGATGCCATGTGGAGCAGTCTTTCGACTCGGTGCCGTCCGAGTACGCCACAATCAAACACCGTACCTACGACATCGGCGCCAACGCCCCGGCAGACGTGGACCTTCGGTACGAGGACCTGAGCGACCCCACGAGCCGTCCCGTGTTCCCTGTCTGCTCCGAGAAGACCGGCGTGGGGAGCGAGGGGAAAACCAACCTCATCACGAAACCGGCCGGGATCACAACCCTCGCCGACCTGAACGATGATTTTTCGGACGACGTGATCGACCCTATCCTGTGGGAGATTGTTAACCCATCTATCCGAGAATCATCCTATGACTTCGGCGGCGGTTCTACGGCAGGCACGCGCATCTTCTACTCCATCGTAGAGGGGAGTGGCGAGATCAGGTTCGGCGCGAGCGCACCGACCCCGGCGGTGCAAGCAAATAATGGAATCGGTCTCAAGAGCAGATGGGGCATGACGGGGGCTTTCACGGTTCGCGCCAGGATCGCCAACCTCGCAGCTCTGCTCACGCAAGCGAGCCGGTGGTACAAGATGGTCCTCATGGTGAAGGAGGCCACCAACCAGGGGTACGGAATCTTCTTCTGGCGGAACACGAACGTGTACGCCAAGGCGTTCTCCATGTCCCCCAACAACGTGATCTCCGTGGGCGCTGACGGCGCCACCCTGATCACGGACGGGATGGACATGGACATATCCCGCGACGCCCTGGGGAATTTCACCATGACGGTGGACGCCAACGGGACTCCCGAGGTGCTCGCGTCTCCGGGAACGCTCCCTCTCTACACGGGTGAGATGCAGGCTTGGATCGCCGCCTTTACTGAGACCTCCAGCCAGTGGACAGGTTCGCCCCAGGGACCGGGGTTCTCCGATTTCCAGGTATTCGGCGCGGGCGGCATCGGGCTGTTCGAGGGCGGAGTACAGCATGATTTCATGTGGGATCATGTCCTGGACCTCGGCGTGGGCCAGAACCTCTCCGCTGTCATTCACGCTGATACGGATTAAATGAGCGACTACCAGACAACTCGGGGGAACAACCTCGGTATTCAAACCGAGTACAAGTATGGGCCGTCCCATAGCAAGACGCTCGGGATCTACGAGCTCAATGCCTACGGACCCGCGCTCGCAGCCGAGGTCGGGGTGGACTCTCGGAACACCACGTACATTCGGATTCTGACCGCGACGCAGCGCCCCTCCACCAACATCCTCGACGTGAGCGGCCTGATCTACGATGACCAGGGCCTCGTGATGACCCTCAAAAAGGTCCAGTACGGCCCGTCCGAGAGCGGCCCGTGGACGGATGGAACGATCCTGTCGGCCGACCCGGGCTACAATTTCCCGCCGGGCGCCGTTCCTGCCGGGACGCCGTACAACGTGCCTGTGGACATCCTCGGCGCCGCCAGCGGCGACAAGTGGTTCCGGATCGAGATGGACTACGATTCGACGACCACGGAGCACGTTCAAGGGCCTTTCCCCTTCACGGCCTTTGCGCCGGTGCCGGGGCTTCCCGATTTCCTCACGGTGCCCGAAACAAGCAGGACGGGGGACTACCGCATCGAGTGGGGAGCGGGCATCCTCACCGATTACTACGAGCTCGAAGAGGCCACAAACGAGGATTTCACCGACGCCCACCTCGTGGCGACGGGCGTGGTGTTCGAGTACGAAGTGACCGACAAACCGGACGGGGAGTATTACTACCGCGTCCGTGGGGTGAATGCTTTCAACGTCGGGCCGTGGCTCGTAGGGGACAACCCGGTGCAGGTCCTCCCGCCCGAGCCTCCGTCGCTGTTGACGGTGCCCGAGCAGTCCACCACGGGGGCCTACCGTATCTCCTGGACGCCTTCCGAGGCGGCCGAGTGGTACGAGGTCCAGGAGGACAAGAACCAGTCCTTCCCGAACCCCACTCAAATCTACAGGGGGGAAGGGCTTTTCGTTGACGTGACCGGCCGCACGGACGGCCGATATTACTACCGCGTGCGGGCAGGGAGAGGCTAATGGGAAGCGTAAGCGCATGGGCCTCTGGAACGAACTCCTGTGAGGTACGGCTCACACCCGTTCCGGACCTCTACAACCTCCTCCCCCGCGAGATCATCGAGCGAGATCAGGAGACGGGACACGTCACCTACCTCGACTACTGGGATGATCCCGAGGAGAGCGGGGTCGAGATATGGGATGACGCCGGGGCCATCTGGGACCGGACCGGATACAAGCCCGTGCTCGAATCCCTGTTCTGGGTGATGGAGCAGGAGAGCCGCGAGGACCTCATCGCCCTGGAGGACCTGGAGGATCTTCGGGACCCGGACAAGTGCCCGGCCGAGTTCCTCCCGGTCTGGATGCGCTCCCTCGGCCACGCCGTCGAGGAGGGCCTCTCGGAGACCGCGCAGCGCGAGACTCTCAAGGCCATCATTCCCCTGAACAAGATCCGGGGAAAACCCCTCTCGTACGTGATTTTCTTCCGCATGATCGGCTACCGGATCGTCCAGTGGCCCCTGTGGAAAAAGGAGATTCACGAGGCCCAGGACCGCTACGCCCGCTCCCGCTACGAGACGGTGACGGCCGTGACGGGGGAAGTTCTCGCCACCATCCCGGTGGGGGCGACGGCCCAGTCACCCATCCGCCCTACCTCCTTCCGCTGCACCGATGGCGTGGAGACATTCCGGGACGATGGAGAGGGGAACCTGATCGGGAACCAGGGCGGCGACGGCTCTATCATTTACGCCACGGGGGTGTACAGGATAAACTTCGATGCTGGACCGGCGGGCGCCGTCACGGCCGACTACGACCGCGTGGACGATGAGTACCCCTACCACGCGGCCCGAATCGACCTGGACGTGTACATCACCCCGATCTCGGGACCGCCGCCCACGGTGGTGGACGCCTCCTTCGTGAAGCAAGTGCTGGACCGCCTCGATGAGGTGAACCCCATCCACGTGCTTCTGAGGAACCTGTCCTTCATCCTCGAAGAATCGGACGAGCTAATCAACTTCGCCAACGACGCGATGATGTGCGGGCCGCACATGGCCGAGGAGGTCATTTCTACTGAGTGGAACTTCTTCACGGGAGACCTCGGAGCCGAGGGGGAGGACTCCCATCTGATCATTGATCAGAGCAACGGGTTCCGCTTCTGTATCCTCGACGATCTCGCCAATATCGTGTGCCCGGCGAGCGATATAATGGAAATCACCAGCACCCCCGCGCAGCCGCATGATGGGGTCTGGTAGGAGGGACCATGGCAATATCGACAGCGACACCTGAGTACACATTCGACATCCCGGCGACCAAGGCCGCCCTCCTGTCGGCGCTCGTGCGGCAGAACTTCAACGCTCTCGGGAGCCTGAACCTTACGACGGACGCGGCCTACCCGCCGAATCCTCGCCAGGGGCTCCCGCGCATCCTCGCCACCGACATCACAAACGTGAAGCTCCAGCTTTACTTGAATGGCGCGTGGACGGACATTATCCAGCACCTTGAGTCCACGGACCCGGTGCCTCACAAGGTAATCGTGGCTGTCGCCGCCCCCGGCGCGGCCGCGTGGACCATAGACCACAACATCGGGAGCAGAGTCATCGCCCAGGCGTATGACGGTGCTTGGAACCTCCTCAGTCCCACGGCCGTGCAGCAGCCGACCGTGAATAGGGTTACATTCAACTTCGCCGGGGCTCAGTGGGGCTTCGCCGTCTGCATCGGATAGGAGAATGAGATGAGCGACAAGGCACGCAACCGGCTCGCACGGGGCCTCCTGGCCCGGGTAAAACCGGCCCAACCGAGCAGGCCGAAAGCGGGGAAAAATCTCTTCACGCACGGGGAATCTTCCGATCTCGGACCCACAGCCCGTGGGGAGGTTCGGATCACAGCCATCCCGGTGGACCCTGAGACGGGAAAGCCCGTGGGGAAGCCCGAGGTGCTCCACGAGGACAAGAACCTCGTCGTGACGCAGGCCCGTGACCTCATGGCTGCGATGGCGGCCGGGGTCGCCAACAGTGCCTTGAATTACATCGAGCTGGGCGATCCCTCCCCCGCAGCAGCCCCGGCCCTGTCAGACACCAACCTCCAGCAGACCACGGGGCAGCGCAAGGCGTCGGCCCTGGTAGTCACGGGGAACGCGGTCAAGGCCACGTCTCTCTGGCTCGCGGGCGAGGGCAACGGGCTGACCTACACCGAGGCAGGGCTGTTCACCGGACCCTTCGGCGCAGGCACGATGTTTGCCCGGAAATCCGGGTTCTCCATCGCCAAGACAGCGAGCTTCCAGCTCCAATTCGAATGGACGATCATCTTCGACGTGCAGGACGCCACGAACTCCGGGTGCACCGGCGTGGCCCTCACGGGTGCTTCCGACCCTGAGCAGCGGTACATCTTCATCGGGGCGGGCGGGGAGTCCCAGGTCGTGGTCCCCATTGACTTCGTGATCGGTTCATACCGCCTGGAATTCTTCCTGAACGGCCAGAGGATGGTGCCCACCCGGCAGTACAACGAGGCCGCCATCGGGGCGAACAAGGGTGTCAACTTGATCGCGTTCACCCTGAACCTGAACGACGTGTGTTATTTCCGGTACATCCGGTCGTAGGAGTAAGCCATGGCACTCGACGATATTCCGCGCAGACAACTCGACATCGCTTTCGCCTCCTGGTTCGAGGTCGAGCCCGAGAGCTCGGCCCCGTTCAATCAGGTGGAAGTACAGGCCGGGGTGTTCTTCAACCTCGCCACCAAGACGCCGTACGTCATGGCTGCCCAGACCTCGGGCGCGTTCGCCGTGGTCACGGCTCCGGGACGCTACCGCTACGACCTCGTGTACCTCGACCAGACCGGTGTGGTGCAGATCCAGCAAGGGAACGAGCAGGTCGGCGTCGCCACCCCATACACAGGCGCCCCCGGCGACGGCGCGGGCCCGGCCATCGTGGGCACGAGTTTCCCACTGGCCTACGTCCTCATCGAGGAGGACGTGACCGTAGACATTCAGTCGGGCGACATCACCGACCTGCGGGGGGTGTTCCAGAACACCCTCAACATGGACGCGACGAACCCGGCCGACGTGGACCTTGCAGCGGCGCCCGGCTCGGCCGAGATCGCTGCCCGGCGGGATCACGTCCACCAACTCAGCGCAGCCCTCCAGACGGCCCTCGCGGCGCCCTACGACAAGGGGAGCACCCTGTTCTGGACCATCCGGACGGACCTCCCTGGAAACATCAACGCCCGGAGCATGCACTGGATCCTCCACAAGTTCCAGGGCAGGGCGGCCAACGACCCAAACGTGTGGTTCAACCTGAACGTGGGCACCGAGGAGGTGCTGGAGCTGTGGCCGGTGGACTTCGGTGGGACCGGGAACAACATTGGCCTCGGGTTCGCCGACGACACGGACCCTCTCACCGCCGTTTTCCAGAACGGGTGGGTGTACGTGTACCTGATCGGAAACCCGACCAGCGGCGCGGCCGCGCTCGTGTACTCGACCAACGGCCCGAGCGTGGGGCCCGGCCTCACGGACCCCGCATTCGCCGGGTACACCGTGTGGCGTCTGATCACCTGTATCGAGGGCGACGCCGCTGGCGGCGACCCCGTTGCGATCCCGGCCATGAAGATGGACAACATGGTCATCAAGCAGACGGCCACGGGGGCCACCGGCAGCGGAACGAACGTGGGCGGCCACGTCGAGGGGCTGCTCTGGACGGCCGGGCTTGTGCCGACGCCTATCAGTGTTGCGGAGCACGTATCACCCATCGGAATCGCTGTGTTCTTCAACCTGTGGGCCTATGCGGAGAACAATACAGGGGCCGGTACCGGCACTGTCGTGGCGAAGTTCCAACCCGATTTCACAACACCCACTCCCGTTGTCCCGCATCTTGCGTCCATCACGGACTGGAATGATGCGTTCAAGCAAATCGAGGTGGTGGCGAACTCGAATGGCAGCTTCAGTGACGAGCACTACGTGTACGACGGATTCTGGATGACCCTCTCCGAGCTGCGCACGTTCCTCCTGGACATCAACATCAACGGGATCGGCACCGAGGCACTGGGGCTGTCCGTCCTTGCGTACATCGAGGTGAATGACCACGACCTGATCGACTTCGACTACACCCTGTAGGAGCAGGCAGATGCCCGAGAAAAAGAAAGTTCCGCAGCGAAGCAACTCAAAGGCAGAGCTCAAGAAGAGGAGAAAACTCGTGGAGGACAAGCAGGGCGCCAAGGCCCTGGAAGCCATCGCCATCGCGCAGGGGAAGCGCCCGCGAAAATGTGCCAGCCTCGCGGTGCCTCCCATGGCCCCTCCACCCGAAGAGGAGGAGTAGCCTTGAGGCAGGCGGTACTATTGCTGCTCTTGTTCGCCGTGGGGTGCTCGTGCGAGATTCGGGAGCCTTTCCTGAAACTCCACAAGGAGTTCCTCCAGAAGACCTATAACTGGGTTCCTGCCGACAACGAGGCAAGCAAGTACCGCGACCGAGAGGAGGCCGCGAGGGCCTACCTCCAGGAACAGCGGGCCGTCTTGAATCCGTACGCGATCTCGACGCGCCTCAAAGATGACGGGTTCCATTGGCACAAGGAGAGCTTCGACTTCACCTCCTACGACTGGGTGACCGTCGCAAGGAAAAGGGGCGATTGCGACGATTTCATGGTCCTCTGGGAGTCCATCCTCAAATACCAGGGCGACGTGATCCGGGTCACGGTTCGCTCTACCGAGGGGCGCGGCCACGCCATGCTCCTCTTCTACCCCAAGGGCTCCGGGCACGTGTACCTCCTCTCGAACGTGGGCGTACGGGGGATGGCCCCCAAGGGGGAGGAAGATGCGCTCATCCGCCTGTTCTATGGGGAGAAAACAGACTGCTATGTGACCTACAAGGGCATCGAGTAACGCTTCGGAGGCAATCATGGAAGGACTCGACTGGGGGGCAATCATTCAGTTCCTCATCACATCGGGGATCGCTGCGGCCGTCCTCGCGGGCCTGATCAAGTTCGGGACCGGCGCGGTGGGGAAGCAACTCGGGTGGGACGAAAAAAAGCAGACGGCCTGGAAAGAGCGCCTGGACGGGTGGGCTGCGACCGGCATTCACTACGCCGAGGAAGCCGCCAAGCACAAGGTGTTCTCCTCGAAGGACGCTCAGGCCCGGTTCAAGGAAGGATTAGCTGTGGACTTCGTTTCCCGTCAGATGGGGATCGAGGAGGGGCTTGCAAAGGCGGCCGTCCGGGCGGCCTTCTCGCTCTCGCCCCTGGCGAAACCCGTCAAGCACGACGAGGCGGCGAAGTTCGAGGACAAGGATGCAGAGGCTCTGATCGAAGAGCAAGGAGGCTAACATGAGGCGTACAACACTGCTCATGCTTGTCCTCGCGCTCGTGGTCGGGCTGTCCGGGTGCTGCACGATCTCCCAGGAGGTCAAGGATGAGGTGCACCTGAGCTACCTGCGGCAGGGCAAGTACATCTCCCTCATGGAAGAGGGGAAAACGACGCCCGAGCAGGACCAAAGAATGCTCAAGGCCAACCTCAAGGTATTCGCGGCACTGGACCTCAAGATCAACGAGAACGAGGACGCCAAAGAGGACGCAGGGAAGGAGGACCCATGACCGTCGAAAAGCTGGCGGGCGAGTGGTTCGACAAACTCATCTCCGAGGCGGAAAGTCGCCTCGACGGCGTGGCAAGCAACTCGGGACGCCAAGCCGGGATGGGTGCCCTCAAGGTCCTCTCCGACAACAAGGACGGCCTGATAGCCCTGGGCAAGGACAACGTGATGGAGTTCCTCGGAATGGTCGGTCGTGGCGACAGCAAAGAGGCACGGAAGTTCTTCATCGCCAAGACCGAGGACCCGGACGCCCTGATCAAGGACATGGAAGCGGGCGCGGACCGGATCAACGATGCCCCCGATCTCAACTGGGCCGAAGTGGTCGAGAAGATCGTCATCGGCCTGGGCGAGGTGGGAGCCAAGGTGGCCCTCGCCGCCCTCGTGGGACTCCTGTAAGCCCGAAGCGTTGCTGTCAAGCGACGCCCCACCTGAGCCCCGGCGGCCCGGACCTGTCGGGGCTCTTATTTTCTTTATTTTAGTTTGACAATCCGGACGTGATAGCGTATGATACGACCATGAAATACACCGTATTGCGGTACGAATACGACGCCGACGGGGAGACAAAGCGCAAGACGGCCATCTTGCCCGGGTTTTTTGGGCCGGGGAGTCCGCTCCTCGCCGCGTACCTGAAACGGGTACACCCCGAATACATTCCCCGGAGGCCGTCGGTGCGCCTCATGCAGTTCGACGACACGGTGCCGTCGTTCTATGACCTATTCGGGTACTGGAGTGCGTGCTCGGACTGCTCCCTCGGCGAGACGGCCAACAAGCGGGCCTTTTACAGGGGTCCCCTCACGGCCGAGATCATGTGCATCGGAGAGGCCCCTGGCGCCGAAGAGGACCGCGTGGGGCTACCGTTCATTGGGAGGGCCGGTGACTTCCTCAACTGGCTCCTGGAACAGGCTGGAATCGACCCTGACGCCGTTTTGATCGCCAACACGACCCTCTGCCGCCCCACAGGGCCCTCGGGGAAGGACCGGCCTCCTACGCCCACCGAGGTGGGGGCCTGCATCAAACACCTTCGGGACCTCCTGCACGTCGTAAAGCCGAGGGTCGTGGTCCTCATGGGCGCAACGGCCCGGGATGCGTTCACGCGCTCGAAAATCGACTGGGAAACGCGGTTCAGCCTGGACATCCCCACCACATTCGGCCTCATCCATCACCCCGCGTGGTTCCTGCGGAGCGGCGGGAAGGAGGCCAAGGAGGTTTCCAAGGCGACCGCGCTCCTGTATTCCCTCAAGGTGGCGGCCGAGCGAGGCCGTAAGCGCCTACGGCCCGAGGTTGAATGGGAGAACCTGTTGTGGCCCTCTGTCGAGCGGGCCATCAAGCACTGCAAGGGGGATCAATGAGCAAGAAGCCGAGCCCGGCCGCGATCCGGAAGGAAATCCTCAAGCGTACGGACATAGACATGCCCTATGACCCCAACCCGATCCAGTGCGCCGGGTGGCAGGTTCTCCCGGACCACGAGGAGAATATCGTGGTGGCGACGCAGGCGTCCACCGGAAAGACCTTCTTCCTGGAGATGGCGCTCGCCCTGGGCGGCGGAGGCGTCTACGTGACCCCCACCAAGGCCCTGTGCGAGCAGAAACACGACGATTGGACCAAGGACGGCCACCCCTTCGGGCAGTCCATCGTGGTCAAGACAGGGGATCACCCGAGCGACAACGCCAAACTGCTCTCGAAACGCAAGTTCAAGCTCATGACGCCCGAGGCGTTCGGGTCTGCCACGCGCAACCTGAATACGAACCTGTGGCTCAAGGACCTTCGAGCCCTCTGCCTGGACGAAATACACCATTTCGGGAGCGACGGCCGGGGCCACAAGCTCGAAGCGGGCCTCGTGGACTTCTTCAATTCGTTCCAGAATTGCCGTGTGATCGCCGCCAGCGCCACGTTGCCCAACGCCAAGGAGATCGGAACGTGGCTCACGCGCCTGAACGGCCGTGAAACATTCGTGATCGAGAGTCCGTGGCGCCCGCAGCCCCTCTACAAGCATTTTATCCCCTTCACCTACCTCCTCGGGAGCGGCTCCTACTACGTGAACGAGGTGGAGATGGTGAGCAACGCGGCCCAGCTCGCCATGAGCAAGCCCGACGAGAAGTACATCTGCTTCGTGCACACGAAGAATGCCGGGTGGAAGCTGAAAAAGGCCCTCGAAGAGGCTGGAGAGCAGCCCGAATTCCACAATGCCGACCTGAACCTCGCCAAGCGCAAGGACCTGGAAGAGCGTTTCACGGCCGGGGACATCCGGGTCCTGATCGCTACCTCGACGGTGGCCGCCGGGTGTAACTTCCCGGCCCGAAACGTGGTGGTATGCGGGGTGTTCCGGGGGAAATCCGACGTGGACCCTCGGGACCTCATCCAGATGGGCGAGCGGGCAGGGCGCCCAGGCTTCGATCCGAAGGGGGACGCCTACTACCTCCTCCCGTCCCACGAAGTGGACAAGTGGAAGGAACTCCTCGCGTCACCCCCTCCCATCGCGTCCAAGATCAACGAGATTTCGAACCTCGCGTTCCACCTGATCGCGGGGATTGCCAAGGGCCGAGTGACCAATGAGGCCGAGCTGGAGACGTGGTTCTCGAAAACCTTCGCTTTCCACACCGGCGAGCCGGTCACGGAGGCCAAGCACATCATCGACCGGCTCATGCGGGCCAAGGCCGTGGTGGTCGAGGACGGAAAGTGGGAAGCGACGGCCCTGGGACGTGCGGCCGCCAATTTCTACTACGATCCGTTCGACATCTTTGCTTGGCACGCCAACCTCCTGCGGCTCAAGGCCGTGGGGATGAAGGACCCGGAACGCATCCCCGACATCGTTCTCGCGTGGGTGTTCGGGAACGCCCCCTCCGGGTCCTCGGATTTCATCACAAAGGACTGCCAACCGTTCGTGGATATGGTCCGAAACCGGCTCGAACACGTGTCGATGCAGCTCGGTCTTGGTCTCCAGCCCATGAACACCATGATGGGCATCTCGGCGGCCTACGCGGCGCTGCAAGATCCCGAAGAGCACCCGGATGATGGGTTCCCCGGGGGCATCCGGTTCGGAATGTTCAACCTCCAGGGCGACGCCGAGCGCATTGCGGCCGTTATGTGCTTCGTGAACGACAGCACCAAGCTCGGGATGCGCGACGTGATCGAGAAAACCCTCATCCGGATGAAATACAGGGTGCCCTACGAGGCCGTGGCCCTGTGCCAGATCAAGCACGTAGGCGGCTCGCGGGCCATGGCCCTCCTGCGGCGCGGGATTAGGACACCGGCCGACGTGGTGGACAATGCCGACCGGGTGTCGGAGATGTTCGGCAAGCCGGGCGCCTGGATCGTGGATGATGCCGAGCGCCTCGCGCACAAGTCGGGGCATTCCAACCCCAAGTTCGCGGCCCACTCCTGGGCCACCAAGAAGAAGGAGGAGAAGAGCGCCCCGGCCAAGAAAAAGGGTGTCCCAAAGAAGAAGGGAATCAAAAAGGGAGTGAAGAAGGGAGTAAAAAAGGGAGTGAAGAAGGGCGTCAAAAAGGCCGTAAAGGGCCGAAAGAAGGGTGTCAAGAAGAAAATTAAACCCAAGAAAAAGGCGTGACCTTGACGGTCGCTCCGCCATCAAGATAAGCTGAGACTTGTATGTCCTCCAGAAAGCTCATCGACCGGTTCCCAGCTCTATTCTGGTCCCCCGAGGAGTTCGACTCCCCGGACACCGGCGCTGTAATTGCACCGACGGCCACCGTTCTGCGCCGTGAGGACCTCCCCCCGGCCGCTGCTAAGGTGGACACGGCCGCATACCTTCGTGATTTCTTCAAGGCCAAGCTCGGCGAGGAAGTAAGCGACCCTCCCAAGCCGGTAACCGGAGACGTTCTCGTGGTGGGCGGCGAGGACGGGGAGCCCGAGATCAGCATCGGCAAGGTGGGAAACGACCTTATTAAGTCTTTGAACGCATACGCCGAAGAAAAGATCGACAAGAGTTTATTCGTTTCCACCCCCCTCATCGGGGGGCCTAACCTCCTCAAGCTCTTCGGCATCAAACCCGAGGACGTGCCGCAGGCCGAGGAGTCAGAGGGATTCGTCAAGTTTGAGGATCTTGAACTCACGCATGGAGAGTTCAAACAACTCACGGCGCTGGCGAAAGAAATCGAGAAAAAAACGGGCCACAAGCCCGACATCGTGGCCCTTGGGAAGTCTGCCAAGGAGGGCACGCCGTACCACCATGAGACCGCCGACGGTCCGATCAACGTGGACATTCAGAAGGTGGGCGGTAAGAGCACCTTTGCCGAGGATGTGGAGTGGGTGCAGAAGAAGCTCATGGAGGGCCTCCAGCTCACGCCAGAGATGCTCGGTACCGCGTGCGTAGGAACAGGCAAGTCCATGATGGCGTTCGAGGCCGCAGCAAACGCCGCCAAGAACGCGAAGAATGGGAAGTGCTCGGAGTGTTTCTGGTTCGAGCACGCCATCATGGACCCCCTTTCCGGGAAGCCCGTGCACGTGGAGTGCACGCACGAGAAGGTGAGCGTGGAGTTCGCTACCGAGAAGTTCATTGTCGGGAACAAGGTTCCCTGTTTCGGATTCGAGGATGCAAGCGACTGAGGCCCACATCCTGAAAACGCTCTTGTCGTTCGAGTTCATCCCCCGCCATGCCGGGGAGGAGCCCGTCATCGACACTGTGCACGACGCGACCTGGAAGTGCACCGTCTACCACATCGTATTCCCGGTCCAGCTATCCCTCGACGGGTCGCTCATCGTGATCACCAACATCGACCGCGAGACGGGGGAGCCCACGCGGCCGTACATGATCGTCATGTTCGAGCATCCGTCTGGTGCCCTCTCCATGAAGGTGAACAGGAACTCTGTGTGGAGGCGCGAGCTCCGCAAGGCTGTGGGCTTTGCGATCTCGCTTTCCAGGGAACTCCTCTTCAACAAGCCCAAGGTCACCGACTATCCGGATGATCAGACGTGGGCGCAGGCCGCGAATGACGCCAGCGGCTTTAACAAGGCGCAATACGACAGAGCTCGTGCCCGGTTCAGGGCCTACGAGAAGGTACAAGAGAAGAAGGTTGTTCGGGGGCTCAAGAGGGGGTGCCCCGTTCGTGGTTCGGAGGCCGTAGCAGCATGGCTCAAGTCCGCGTAGGAATGGACCTGTGGCAACACGGGATCAAGGCGCTCGCCGGGAGCAAAAACCGCCTCTACAGGTCATGCCGTCCGGGGTATCCCCTCTCGGACGTGTCCGTCGAGGGCATAGACTCCTACATCAAGGACTGGGCCAAGCACAAGATCACCCACGTCCTTTGCCTCCTCACCGACGGGGAACAGCTCTGGTACTACGGCCGGGACCTCCTTGGCTTCTACAGGCGCCGGGGATTCAAGGTCATCAAGATGCCCATTCCCGACCATGGGTCGATGCGGATGGAGCACGCCAAGCGCACGTGCGAACAGGTCGCCAAGGCGCTCGGGGAAAAGGGAACCCGCGTTCTCGTTCACTGTTCGGCAGGGATGGGGCGCACAAGCATGGTGTTAGGTTGTGTAGCAGCATACATGAGTGTCTGTGGTCCACTTCGCGGGGTGAAGGGAACGGGCATCCCACAAACCCATTCCCAGGAACAGCTCATCTCGGAATACCGGAAGTGGATCACGGGAGGCAAATAGCACAGGAGGACCAATGCACAGCGAGGACTCTCTCCCTCTGAGTCAGCAGTTCAGGGAATCCGCCTATTTCAAGGACACGATACGCCCAGACGGGGCGTTCCTCTACGCCACCCTGCGACGCATCGCCCTGCGCGAGGCCCTCCCGGCCGACGTGCGGGCCACCCTCGGGCGAGGGTGCATCGCGGCCTGCGTGACCATCCCCGCCCTCTCGGCCCAGGTGGGCCGGTCGAAGAACACGGTACGCGCAAAACTCCAAGTTCTGGAGGACGCCGGGTGGATCCAGCGCAAGGAGCGCATCGGCCTCCCGTCCGCGTATGTTCTGGCCGACAGCTCGGGGTATTTCGCCGACAAAGTAATGCTCGCCATGGGCGAAGGACCCGTCTGTTCCGACGGGACCCCTCCAAAAATTGGAGGGGTGGCGAGAAAGGAAGCTACGCCAAAACGTAAGCGAGGGCGGAAGAAAGGTGTTCGCAAGCTGTCCGGAAGCTGCGGCGCAAGCTGCGCCGAGGCCGAGGATTATGGCGTATGCGGCAGCTTTCCGGAAGCTTTGGCCGTTTCAGACCCCTCCAAAAATTGGAGGGGTGGCGAAAACAATAATATAGGTAGATATATAGCTTCTTTAGATACTAATAATAGCTCTCCTCTTTTTGTTCACGCCACCCCTCCAAAAATTGGAGGGGTTCAAAACCCTCTCGAAAAACGCAAGCGCGGTTGGGAGAAGCTCCCGGTTGATCGGTGGGGGCACACGACCCTCTGGGCGATGATCTCCGACCGCCTCCTCGAAACAGGAATCGCACCGCTAACCTTGGACACGAAATCCCGGGCTTCCATGCGGTCCCTTGCCAAGACCTACCCGATGGATGAGCTCCAGAGGGTGGGCGAGTTCTTCGCCGAGCACTACCGCGAGCTACGGAACGTGTACGACTGGCGGGGCTCCCCTCGGGGCGGCCTATTCGCCGGGTGGTATACGACGATCCGGGAGCACGCCGACGGCCGCGCCATCACGAAGCGCGGAGCGAAGGAGAGCAAGGAACGGGGATCACAGAGCATGGACGAAATCCCGAGGATTCGAAAGTTCAAGGGGAGCAAGCATGCGACGCCGTGAACTCAAACCCGAGTCGGTGGCCTCCGTCACCGAGGACATGCTGATCAATTCGGGTGTGCCCAGGAAATTCTGGAACGCCCAGCTTGGCGCCGTCGATGGCGATCCCGAGTTCAAGAGCCTCATCCGCGAGTTCATGCGGGACATTCACGAGCACGCCAAGGACGGTATGGGGCTGCTCCTCCGGGGCTCGTACGGGAGTGGCAAAACGTCCCTGGCGGTGACGCTCCTCAAGGTGGCGATACAGCGCGGGGGCCTCGCCCACTTCGTGCAGTCCCGCGACCTCCCGGCAGTCTATTTCGACGACGCCACCATTGATCGGTCCTTCGAAGAGCCCATCGTGATCAAGGACCGCCTGCGCACGTGCAACCTTATCGTGATCGACGATCTCGGCGCGGAGTCTTTCGACACCCACGGGAACGCCGGTGCGCTGATCGAGGGGGTTCTCCGGGACGCCTACAACGAGGAGCAGATCGTGGTGGTCACGACAAACTGCAACGAGGGGGAACTCCGGTCCAGGTTCAACAAGGGGGTGATCAGTCTCCTCCACCGCATGACCACGGCAGTCGAAATCAATTCCGACCAGTGGCAGAAACACGATGAGGATTAGATGGACATAGATTCATATTTCATTGGAACCCTCCTCGCCGAGGGGGACCCCACACAACTCAAGGGGATCAAGCAGGACCTCTTCGACGATGAGTGGCAGGACGTGTACGAGTACGTCGTGGGGTTTCTCAAGAAGTACGGCCGCCTCCCCCGCATCGAGACCGTGACGGCCCAGAAGGGGGTCGAGATCGAGGCGGGCAGCGAGCCGATGCGGTACTACGCCGACGAGCTCCGAAACCGGTCCATCCGAAATGCCCTGTCCAACGGCCTGCGAGAGAAGGTGTTTGCATCCCTCGACCAGGACAACGTGCCCGAGGCGTTCAAGGGGCTCAAGCACGTGGTGGCCGACCTGTCCAGGCGATACTACAACCGCGAGGAAACAGGTTCGGTGTCCATGCGCGAGGGCGTCAAGGATAGGGTGGCCTACTACCGGGAGCGCAAGGCGGCGAAGGGGGTCCTCGGGCTCCCCACCCCGTGGCCCACCCTCACCCGGGTGACGGCCGGTTTCCAGGGCGGCGACGTGATCGTGATCACGGCAAGGCCAGAGATCGGGAAAAGTTGGCTCGCCCTGATCATCTCCGTTTTCCTGACCCTCGCGGGGTATCGGGTGGTGTTCTCCTCCATGGAGATGAAACCCAAGAAGGTGGGCATTCGGATGGACGCCATCGGTTCCCGCATCTCATCGGACCGCTTCCGCCGGGGCGTCCTCACGGCCGAGGAAGAGGCCCGGCTCAAGGTGTGGTACAAGCGGTGCCTGAACGATGAGAGCATGGGCGAGTTCTTCGCCTACGGGTCCTCGGACGTGGAGACCGTTGTGGACCTCGAACTCAAGGTCCTTGAGGACAAGCCCGACATCGTGGTGTGGGACTCTTTCTACCTCGCCAGCGAATCGCCCGACTGGAAAGACATGGCCCAGCTCACGCGGGATTGCAAGAGGCTCGCCGAGCGACCGGACATCGACGTGCCGATCATCCTGATCACCCAGCTTAGGCGCACGGTAAAGAAAACGGACCGCAAGGCCGACACAGCCGACCTCGCATTTACACAGAGTATTGTCAATGACGCCGACGTGATCCTCAGCCTCTTTAGGACCTCCGACATGGAGAACCTGAACGAGATGCTCATCCGGTCCATCAAGATCAGGGACGGCGTGAAGCTCAAGGAACTCCTGATCCAGTGGAACCTGGACACCATGGACTTCTCTGAGATTTATGCCAAGTTCACCGGCGGCACGAGCGGCCAGAAGTTCGACGAACACAAGGAGTCCAAGAAGGATGAAGATTAACGCGGCAATCTATTGCGACGGCTCGTGCCCCATGAACGCGGGCTCCTCTCCGGAAACCCCGGCCGGGTGGGGTTTCGTCGTGGTGAAGCGGGATGACATCTTCGAGCACACGCCGGGCAGGGAGTGGGTGGCGGAGTACGGCGCCGTCGTGGTGGACCCACGCGGGGCCGGGTACGAGGGTGCGGAGCACGGCTCGAACCAGACGGCCGAGCTCACGGCCGCCATCAAAGCCCTCGCGTGGGCGTACCACCGCCGGGACGCCATCGGCCGACTCGCCCTGTTCACGGATTCGAAGTACGTCAAGAACCTCCTTCTGCGGCAATGGAAGTGGGATGACAACGGGGAGATGGACAACAAGGCCCTCGTGCTCAGGGCCCGGGACCTCCAGGATGATGTGGATGCGCGGGTTCGGTGGGTGAAGGGCCACTCCGGGATCTACTGGAACGAGCGTGCCGACGGCCTTGCTCGGGAGGGCCTCCTCGTGGCGAAGCAGAAGATGAAATCGAGGAAGGGCTGAAATCGGCATGGATCGAGAGAGCATCCTCAAGTTGGCCGGTCTCCTCGGGATCAAGGCAGCGAGGGGGCGTGGAGCTAACATTCTGTTACAGTGCCCCTTCGCCGAAATCACCGGAGGCCACGCGAGCGCCGACGATGCGCGGCCGTCCTTCTCGGTGCTCGTGGACGATGCAGGTCCCTCGGCCTGCAACTGTTTCGGCTGCGGAACCCGGGGAACCCTTGTCTCGGTGCTGGCGAAAGCGGCACGGAAGCACGACGGGTTCGATGAGGCCCTCGCGTTTGCCAAGCGCGTCGAGAAGTACGACTTGGAGCGCGGCCTGGAGCGTGCCCTCCACCACGGCCCGAGAATTAGGGAGCGCGAGGGGGAGGGGGCGGCGTTATCGCGTACGCTCGCCCGATTCGTCCGGGCCTGCCAAGTCCACGTGCCCGGCTACGCCCTGGAGCGGGGCCTCACGCGCCACGAGATCGAGCGGTGGAACGTCGGCCTCGACGTGTTCGAGTACAGGGTGACCTTCCCGGTGTGGGACCGCGATGGCTCTCTCGTTGGGGTAATGGGGCGCACGGTCGTGGAGGGGGTCGAGCCGAAATACCTCGCCTACCACCAGTTCTCCACCGGTGAGCATTTCTACGGGGAGCACGATCTCGACATGACCGTGGATGAGGCCGTGATCGTCGAGGGCGGCCTCGACACCATCGTGACGCGCCGATTCCACCCCAACGCCCTCGGACTCCTCGGCCTGCGGCTCACCCCGGAGAAGCGAAAGAAGCTCAAGAAGTGGTTTTCCTCCGTGACGCTCCTGCTCGATTCCGACGCGGCCGGGACGGTCCAGGCCCTCTCCGAGGACGTGTTCACGATTCGGATGGGTCTCTGGCTGTCCAAGGTCATGCGGCTGTACGTCGCTATGCTCCCGTCCGGTGAAGATCCTGCGAGCGCCCCGGATGCCGTCCCGACGGCCTTAAAAAATCGAGTGCTTTGGGACTCTCTGGGACTCGACAAGTCGAAACTGATATGCTAAGATATGAATCATTGGAAGCCTCATAGTAGGTTCAGAGCCTCATAGTAGGCACAAGTTTGGAGGACACAGGTATGGGATTCGCAACACGCGGGATGGGGGAGGCGAACAACGTCCCTTCCTCATCGAGGGTCAAGCCGCAGTTCGAAAAGCGTCTCTTCCTTCGCCCTGGGGATGAGATGGACATCGTTCTGCTGGACGACAATTCATTCAACATCTGGGAACACGGGATGTTCCTCAAGGGCGACAAGCAGGCGTCCAAGATCAAGGTCACCTGCCCCGACGGCACGGCCGACGGCGACCCCAAGGAGTGCCGAATCTGCAACGCCATGATTCGCCACGACCTCATCGGCCGCAACTGGAGAGGGTTCCTCACCGTCGTGGACCTGTCCAAGCGCACCTGGAGAGGCAAGACGTACGTTGACGTGAAGAAGCTTCTCCCGCTGGACAAAAAGACGGCCATGATCCTGGAGCGCAAGCGGGACAAGCGCGGATCCCTGGTGGGGGCGCAGATGCACCTCTACCGCACGGACGGGAACTCCAGCTCCGTGGGCGACGACTGGGAGCTCGTGGACATCGAGGACCCCAAGAAGCGGTTCAAGAACTCCCCCCAGATCGAGCGTACCATCGACTGGGCCAAGAAGAAGGACGGCACGATCCTGACGCGCAGTCAGGCCCTCGCCGTGTTCTGCTCCCCTTACGACTACAACGAGGTTCTCGCCCCCGATGCCAAGAAGGTCCGGTACTTCCTGGCCTACATGGGAATCGACGATAGCGTCCAGGGCGGCGAGGAGGAGCGCGAGGAGGAGAACAACACCGTCGAGTACGGCAATCCCGAAACGCCCCCGGACGATGGAGTCGAGGAGGGGGGAGAAGAACGCCAGCGGGCGCCTGCCAAGAAAGCCGGGAAGAAAAAGGGTGTCAAGAAGAAGGGCGTCAAGAAGAAGGGTGTCAAGAAAAAGGGACGCTGATCAACGCTGCGGTCCCCCTCACGGGGGGCCGCGTAGCGCCCGGTAGCTCAGCGGAAGAGCACCCTCTCGCCTTGGACGATGCGCCGTACTTGGCGGGGCAGCCGTGGAGGTCGTGCACACCGAAGCGGTCGAGCGAGGTCGGTCAGGGGTTCGAATCCTCTCCGGGCGTCCAGATGGACGATATAGCAGAGAAAATCCTGAGTTCGCCGTGGGTCGCGGTCGATACCGAGACCGACGACGATGAGCTCATCCCGGCCTGCAAGAAGTCCCTCTATGGGGTTTCGCTCGCGTGGGGTAACCCCGAGCACCCTGTCGGGGACTATTGGTCCTTTCAGGAGGACGCGCAGGCGTTCAAGACGTTCAAGAAGCGCATCCTCGGACCGCTCTTCGAGCGAGAGGATGTGAATCTCGCGTGGTGGAACTACAAGTTTGACGCGCAGGTGCTCGGGGCCCGGGGCCTCCAGGCCAAGGGAAAGATCCACGACGGGATGCTCCTCTCGTACCTGATCGACGAAAACAACCGGCACGCCCTCAAGGCATGCGCGAAGCGGAGCCTCGGCGTTACCACGGCCCTCACATACAAGGAGTCACAGCGAGAGATCGAGGCCATCTGGAATCGCGGCCAGAAGGTCATCAAGAAGATGATCGCCACGGCGTGGAACCTCTACAGGGACCACAGAAAGACCTCGCAGGTGATCGAGGCGTTCGTGGACCCGAAGTGGCCGCTGGCGAAGCGGGCAGCATTCATGCAGCCGCCGGGGCTCAAGAAAGCGGAGGTGACGCCCCTCATAGATAAGTTTGTACGGCCGAAGGTCGAGGTGAAAGCCGACATTGATCGGAAGAACCTCTTCGAGACGTACGCCACCCATGACGCGATATGGACCCTCCAGCTCGTGAACCTGTACCTCAAGGAGGTGGAAGAGCTGGGGCTCCTGGACGTGTTCTTCAACCTCGAAGTGCCCGTCGTGGAGGCCGTCGTTGACATAGAAACCCGGGGCGTTCGCATGGACGTGGACATCCTCCGGGACCTCAAGCGCATGTACGGCGAGGAGATCGCCAAGATCAGGTCCTCAATCGAGAAGGAATGGGGCGAATGGTTCAACCCCGGCTCCCCTGATCAGCTCCGTCAGATTTTCTGGGGGTACTACGGTATCGAGCCCCCAGATTGGGCGATCAACAAGAAGAACAAGAAGAAGGGGAACACGGACCCCATCAAATACGCCTCGACGGACAAGCGGGTCCTCGAATGGCTCGAAGAGAACCACGACATCCCGCTCATCGGACAGGTGACCCGGCTTCGGAAGCTGGAGAAGATCAAAGGCACGTACATCGACAACCTCCTGGAGCGGGCCGAGGCCGACGGAGAGCACCGTATCCACTGCTCGTTCAACCCGACCGGAACGGTCAATGATCGGTGGTCCTCGAACAACCCGAACCTCCAGAACCAACCCCGGCCGGGAACGACCGAGGGCGTGATCAGCACGGTTTTCGATCCGCAGACAGGAGAGGAGAGAAAGGTCCCGACGATCCGCCGGGCCTACATCCCGAGGGACGGGTACAAGTTCATCAATGCCGATTTCTCCCAGATCGAGCTCCGCTTCCTGGCCCACATCACGCAGGACCCGGCGCTCCTCAAGGCGTACCGGACATGGATGTGCCACACGTGCGGCGCCGAGGGGGAGACGGATATATCCATGCACCACTGCCCACACTGTTGGGCGGATGAGGTGGAGGCCAAGGGCCACGAGTCCATCGAAGAGGGCTTTGTCCTGGGCGAGGACATCCATTGGCTCACCGCCGTGGCGACTGGACTCGTGGACACCTACGGCCCTGTGGAGGGGCGCTACAAAGCGAAAAACGTCAATTTCGGACTGATCTACGGGATGTTCCCGAAGCTCCTCGCGTCCATGATCGGGGTGTCCAAGGAAGAGGCCGAAGAGGTTCACGCGAGGTTCTTCCTCAAGTACCAGAAGGTGCGCAATTTCCACCACTGGGTGCGCAACACGCTGGACGACGAGGGCCGCTTCAAACTCTATAACGGCCGCTGGCGGAATTTCACCAAGGAGCGCAACCTCTGGCACGCGGGCAGGATGGAGGAGTGGCTGTGGCACGGGGTCGTGCGAGAGGCCACGAACTCGATCATCCAGGGCGGCGCTGCCCAGCTCATGAAGATGGTGGTGCGCGACCTGAGCCGGGACTTCCGCACAGGCGACTACGGAGACACCGGAATCGTCCTCCAGGTGCACGACGAAATCCTCGTGGAGTACCCGGAGGAGCGGGAAGAGCAGGTTAAAAAGCAGATCGTGGAGCGGATGGAGCGCGTAGCGAACATCGGTGTCCCGATCATCACGGACCCGGAGATCAAGACTGCATGGGCAGCGTAAAGACAAAGCGCAAGGCATGGCTCGACCGGATGATCCGCGTACGGAAGGACGCCCTCCCCAAGGGGGCGATGGAGCGGATCCGGGAGACTCTCACCCTCGAAAAGAAGAAGTTCGGCGGTGAGCCCGAGATCATCCCCATCTATCGAAAGAGCGGCGCGTTCATCTGGCTGCCCAGGTTCTACGGGGTCCGGGTCCTTCGCCGGTACGGGTTCGAGATAGAGGACAGCCGGTCCGACGGGTTCCAGTTCAACATGGCCTTTCGGGGCCAGCTCGGCTCTCCGCCGTTCCCGTCGGGGCAGCCCAAGTTTGTGGAGGACATCCTCGCCGGGATCCGCGAGAACGGCCTGGGCGGCTTTGGCGTCGCGGATTGCGGAATGGGAAAGACCGTCATGGGCTCGGCCATCGCGGCCGCCCTCGGCCGTTCGACCCTCGTGCTTGTGCACCGGTCTCCCCTCGTGTCCCAGTGGCGCGAGAGCTTCCGACGGCACATCCGGGTCAACGGAAAGGCCCCGGCCGTGGGACTCGTGCAGGGGGACAGGTGTGACTTCGGACCGGAACGGCCGCTGTCGGTCGCCATGGTCCAGTCTCTCAGCGCCCGGGAGTACCCGAAGGATTTCTATCGGGCCTGGGGGCTCGTTCTCATTGACGAAACGCACCATATCCCGGCAAGAACGTGGCAGGAGGCCGTCACCAACTTTTCGTCGAGGTACGTGGTGGGGCTGACAGCAACGCTTCGGCGAAAAGACGGCCTCCAGCCCGTTTTTACTCATGCACTGGGCAACGTGTTGGCGCACCTCCATCGGGACAACGTGCAGGCCGACGCCCAGTTCTATGGGGTGCATTTCCTGGGGGGCGTCAAGAGCATGCAGACGTTCGGCTCGATGAACCGCACCCTCGTGGAGAAGCGCCTCGCCGTGATGCCCGGCCGAAACGAGATCATCGTGGCGGAGATCGAGAAAGCCGTGCAGGCCGGTCGCCAGCGCATCATGGTGTTTTCGGGCGTCCGGAGCCACCTCGCGGAGCTCTACGAACTTCTTCCCGTGGAGCTCAAGCGAAAGACAGGGTTCTATGTTGGGCAGCGAAAACAGGAGCAACTCGACCGCGTGACGAAAAAGACCGTTATCCTTGCCACCTACGGGATGGCGGATGAGGGCCTTGACATCGGCGACATCGACGCGGTGTTCTTGGCGACGCCCAGGCCCGACGTGGAACAGCCCGTGGGGCGGGCGCTCAGGTTTTACGTCCAGAAGATGCCGCCGATCATCGTGGATTTCGTTGACAAAATTAAGCAACTCGTAGGATGGGCGCACCGCAGGCGTGCGCAGTACATCCGGATGGGAATCCGCCTCAGAAATGACGTTCCGGAGGCGAGGAGGTAGAGATGGCGAAGAAGAAAAAAGGACGCGGCAGGCCACCGAAGCACAAGTCTGAAAAGGCTCGGAGCAAGCATCGCCGTGAGCACGGTCTCCAGTATTACCAGGACAACAAGGAGGAGATCAGCAAGAAGCGGGCGAAGCGGTGGAAGGATGACCCGGAGTACCGGGAGCGTGTCCGCAAGCGCGGGGAGGAGGAACGTGCGCTCCAACGGGCCAAGAAGCACGAGGAGCGTCTGGGGGAGGACAAGATCAAGAGCGAGCAGTATTGGAAAGGGCGCCGCACGCTCACCCCTCGCGTGGTGATGCTCGGCGGCAAAGAGGCGACCGTTTTCTCCTCCGGGGTCCTCGGCCGTGCGGTCTACCGAACGATGCCCACAGTCCGACGGTGGATCGTCAACCGCGTGCTGCCCGGCTATTCGTGGCAGGACGAACACGGCCGGTACTGGTTCACCAGGGAGTTCTGCCAAGCGGCCCGAAGGGCCATCGAGAAGGTGTACCTGTACGACGGGCGCCGGGGCGAGACCGTGACGAGGCAGCTCCTCATCGAGGAGCTCACGAGCGCAGGCATTACTTGGAGCCCCTTCGATGAGCCAGCCAAGAAAAAAGGGCGTAAGAAAAAAGGCCGTAAAAAAGGCGCCGGGAAGAAAGCGGGAAGTAAGTCTCGGTGAGATCGGGGAGGTCCTGCGCCTCGACACCCGCGTGGTCCGGACAAAGCATACCGGCGAGGATGCCCGGGTTGACGATGGCGTGGAGACCGTGATCTTCCCGCCCGGCATCCCCATCGCGCAGGTGGGGGTCGAGGTGAACCGTTCCATGGAGATCACGGGAAACCACTGGTTTTCCTGCAAGGTGATCACAACCCGCAACGTGGTGGACACGGCCCCGGCCGTCACCGCGATGCGCGAGGAGCTCTATGAAGAGTCCCTCGAATTCATCGACAACAAGGTGAAAGAAGCCATCGAGGAGGTGAGCACGTGAGTATCTGGATGCCCAGGAGGGCGCGTGAGCTCAAGGCCATGGAAGAGGCCCGGAGGCAGCGCGGCGGGGATATGTCCCAGGTCATCAAGGCCGAGGGGCAGGGCTGGAAACAGCTCGATGACAAGGACACGGGCGAGCTCGTGAACGTGTGGCAATTCACACACACCAAGGGGTACGGCTTCGTGACCCTGGTGGAGGGTAGCTACAACTGGGAGGCCAACCGGGGCGACCGGCCGCCCGACCGTGGCAAATGCAGCAGCCTCGACGACGCGAAGCGCAAGGTGAATCAGCTCGTAGCGGGATAGGAGACACCATGGCGAAAGCAAAGCGTGACCTGGGGGGCTCCCCCGAGAAAGGCCGTGAGCGCATCCGCGTGGCCTCCGAGATCATCAACAAGAAGTACGGCACCCACACGGCCCTCCCTTTGAACGTGGCGGCCGTCGCCGACGTGGAGCGCCTCCCTTTCGGCGTGCTGTCCCTGGACTGGAAAACGCGGGGAGGGATCGTCGTGGGCCGGGTGAACCGGCTGTGGGGGAAGAAGAGCACCCTCAAGACAACCCTGTGCCTCCGGGCCGTCGCGCAGGCGCAGCGGCACTGCCGCCACTGCAAGGCCCCCATCGTGCAGGACCCGGTGACCGAGAAGCGGAATTGCCGGTGCCCGAACCCGAGATTCACCATGGCGAACCCGGAGCAGTTCAGCCTGCTCACCCAGGAGCAAACGATCCAGACGCGCTACGGCATCCTCCCGGGCCCGGCCACGCTGAAAAATCCCTGGGTCACGGTCAAGAACAGTAGCGGAAAGAACATCAAGGTGCTGTTCGAGGAGACGGACCGGAACGAGCCGTGGCGCTGCATTTTCATCGACACCGAGCGCACCATCGACAAGAAGTGGGCCCAGAACAACGGCGTGGACACCTCCCTCGTGGCCCTCGTGGGCGGCAAGTGGGCCGAGATGGTCCTGGACACTACCGAGGAGCTCATCCTCACGGGCGACTTCGACCTCATCGTGATCGACTCTCTTGCCATGCTCACCCCCGAGGACGAGGTGAGCAAGTCCCACCGGGAGAACCCCAAGGTGGCCGGGCAGGCCGGGGTCATGACGCGGGCAGTCAAGAAGTGGCTCAGCGCCATGAACGAAGAGGGGCTCATGAATCGCTACGCCCCCACCATCCTGTGCACCGATCAGGTACGCATGAAGGGGATCGGCTACGGGCAGCACGCCCATCTCGCGCCAGCGGCGTCGAACGCCATCGACCACTCCCTCTCCCTCGACATCGGGATGCGGGCCGGGGGCTACGAGTTCGACGGGGACGTTGCCAAGTACGGGACCTTCGACTACACGGTGGACAAGAACAAGGCCGGTGGATCTCCCAAGGTGAAAGGGTCCTTCCGATTCTGGCTCAAGCCCACACGCGGCCGGGCCGTCGGTGACGTGGAGGACATGAAGGTCGTGATGGCGGAGGCCCGCAGCCTCGGGATCATCGAGGACGGCAAGGGCAAGTACACCCTCCTGTCCGAGTACCTGGAGGAGGGGGAAGAGACCTTCAAGACCCTCAAGGCCCTCACGGCATTCCTCGAAAATAACCCGACCGTCTACGCCGATGTGCGTGCCCGGACCCTCCAATGCCTCATCATGAAGGATGAGGAGGGCGAGATCGTGCTCGGTTCAGAGGCCGAGAAGAAGGTCGAAGAGAAGCCTGTTGAGGCTGTCGAGAAGCCGAAGCGCAAGCAGGGCAAGAAAAAGGGTGTCAAGAAGAGCGAGAACCCTCTCACCCAGAAGTTCAAGGTGTGACACCGCTCAAGAGTCAGGGGTGGCTCGTTCCCGTTCCGGTCTCATGGCCGGGACGGGGTGATTAACAGAATTGGACGAGAGTAAGGAGGAATCGTGAAAAAGAAAATGTTCAAAATAAGATACGACGGGAGCCATTGCACCTTCGATAGCATGGAAGGGGCATTGGAAGAGATCAAGGTTTTCATGCGCGAGCAAGACGAACCGTCCATGATTGCTCTCGAATTAGTCGAGATGACGCAGGAAGAATACGACGCACTGCCCGAATTTACCGGGTGGTAGCAGATTCGGAAGAATGTGAAGAGTGATGAAGTATTCTTGCGCCATTCACCGTGTGGGAAAGCAAGCAAAGAAAGGCGAAAAGTTTTGCCTTTCGAACCACAGGGGATCGCTTCTGTTTTGCACCAGAGCAGAGGGCCACAAAGGCGACCACGTTGCGCACGGTGTCGGCGGCAAACCGTTGAAGAGATGGCGAAACCCTTGGAAGAAAAAGAATTAACAAACTCGATCATCTGGGAGGGGCAATGAAAGAGATCAGGAAAAAGGAATTCGCCAACGGCTCCGTCTACGCCCTCGAAACGCACGATGGCTATCCGGTCGAGGTTACTGATACCTTTTTGCCGTTCTACACGAAAGACGCAATCGGCAGGCGGCAAAACGCCCTGAACACGCATGATCTTGGCAGCAGGGCGGAGCGATGGATGATAGGCGTTTCTGTGATGAGCGGTTGCCCTGTTGGTTGTCGCTTCTGCGCCACAGGACAACTACCGAGGTGGAGGCGACTTGGTGCGGGTGAAATCATAGACCAAATCCGGTTTGTCCTTGAGCGAAGAGATGAACGATTCGAGGACGCGAAGGAATACAAGATCAATTATACGAGGATGGGGGAACCATTCTTAAACACCGAACAAGTCAAACTCGCTGTTTTATGGGCAGACCTTGCTACTCCAGGCGTTCACCAGTACATCTCAACCATTGGCATTGAAGGATCGGACTTTTCATGGATCAGGAATGACGCAACCCTTCAAATTTCCCTGCATTCATGCGACGAAAAGAAAAGGGACTGGCTTATCCCATACAAGCGGAAAATGAGCATTGCCGATCTTGGGAAGATTCGAACAGAAAGCAATCTGAAAACCACCTTGAATCTGACTTTGGTGGATGAGCAGGATTTTGATATTCGTATTCTGAAGGACCATTTTCCAAAAGAAGAATTCTTCGTGAAACTCAGTCCTATAAACCGTAACGCGATCTCTGATTCCCACGGCCTTGGAGGCGGGGCAATCAGGACCGCAAACCTGATTTAGGGGGCGTTATGGAAGAGATCATCAGGGATCTCGAAAGTTCCGGTTACGACTATGCAGTGGCGATTGCCACCAAGGCAGAAGTCGAAGCCGGGGCGGCTTGTGGACAACTGTCGGTTGTCTGCGAGTAGGAAAACGTAGCGGCTGGCCGGGGAAACCCGGCTATGCCGCTAACACTCTCGATCAACTGTAAATTTATGTTGACAATCGCCTCATGATATGCTATACTATACACGGTCAATGGAAAGGTGTGAAGCATGCCAGAGGCAATGATCGAGTACAAGGATTGCGCGGGTCCGTGGCAGCCCTGGGCGATCCGAGTGGGCACCAGGAAGCAGATCGAGGAATCGGCCCGGAGTCTCCTTGAGGAGATCAAAGAGGAATACCCTCGCGGGCAGGTGTCCCTCGTGGACGGCCGTGGGAAGCGGCGTGGAGTGCGGCTGAATGGCAGAGAAACCGAGGCGCAGGAGGACCGAGAACGTCCGAGAGCCGTCACCACGCCGTTCTCGCAAGAGTTCGAGAACCCCCTGGGATGATCAGGAGCGGGACCACGCTAAGTCATTCGGCCGCCAACAGGCCGGGTCCGGGTGCGGGTCCTGCAACAAGGGGGACATCCTCGGCGACGTGCTCCTTCTCGAAGAGTGCAAGACCACATCGGCCGAGACCCTCCAGATCCCCAAGGGCGTCACCATGAAGATATGCCGGGAGGCCCGCGCAATCGGCCGCACCCCGGCGCTCGGGTTCGGGTACGCCGACATGCCTCACGGGTTCCCACAGGAGTGGGTGGCCCTCCCCAAGGACGTGCAGGAAGTTTTGTACAGGATCGCCGCGTGCGCTGGCAGCAACCTTGACGATCCGAAGGTACGAGAGGAGATCAGGGAATGGGCAGCGAGACTGTAGACCTCCCCTTCGCGGGCGATAAGACGTGGAACCGTGTCGAGAGGTACCTCGACGTGCGCCCCAACCGGCGCCCGCGCCACGCCGATTCATTCTTTCACGCCTCCCAGATTCGACGCATGTGCCCCATCTTCGAATACTGGAACCGGACGTGGCTCAAGCAGATGAAAAAGGCTCGTGGCAAGAACCGGGAGAAACTCCAGAAGAAGGTGCACGCCTGTCTCTACGCCGACAGGCCGAAAGCCTCTCTCCAGTCCATTTTCGACCTGGGAACGGTGCTGCACACCAAGATCCAGTACTACTACGGGGTCATCGGCCTCCTCGTGGGGACGTGGCGGTGCCCCATCTGCGGACACGTCGAGGGGGACCCGGACGAAAAGCCTATAAAGATGCCAAGGGAAGCGGTGATCAGCGCCAGCGGCCACAAGATATACGACTTCGCCATCTGCCCCAAGTGCAAGAAGAATCACAAGACGTGGCCCCACTGGGAGTACGTCGAGCCCTTTGCCATTGACGTATCGGACAGGATTGCGGGGTCCACGGACGGCTTCATCGACTACCGGTACGATGGGAAACTGTACCAGGGCATCCTCGAAGTCAAGAGCATCAACGAGAACGGCTTCAATGAGAAGTACGGCGAGCCCCTCCCCAAGGCAGACCACGTGTTCCAGGCGTCCATCTACATGCACCTCTTCGGCCGCGAGTGGGCCCTCATCCTCTACTACAACAAGAACAAGTCCCAGGTGAAGGAATTCCTCGTTCCGAAGGACCCCAACGCCTGGACGTACTCCGTGCGCCGGTCTCGGGCCACCACGCAGGCCCTCAAGAAGCAGAAGCCACCCTCCGACGACTGGAGGACGTGCCAGAAGATCAAGGACCCGGCCGCACGCTCCTGCCCGGCCGCATTCGAGTGTTGGGGCGAGCACCCTCCTGAGAATTTTATGAGCGCGTGATCCGCTTTTCTGGTATGCTGTAAACACACAGATACAGAGAGCGGAATATGGCGGCTACTCGTACATCCAAGAAAAAACAGCGCACACGCAAGCCAGCCCGGCGCGTTCCCACGCGGAAAGCGGTAGAAGGGGCCATCAAGAAGCTCGGCTACAAGTCCTTTGACGCCTACCTGTTCGACCGAGCCGGTAAAACCCTTGCCAATATGGCCGACGAGCTTGGGGTCCCGCGTCCGTCGTTTACAGCCGAGCACCGGAGGCACATGCTCGAACGGGCCGGTGAGGCCGACCCTTTCAGCTCCGCTTGACACCTGGGGAAACGCGCTGTAGCTTATGCCCTGTCCAAGGTGGAGGTTTCAGCGTATGGACCTGTTCTCCGAGAAAGCAATTCGGAAACTCACACCGGGCGAGATCAGGCTCCAAGTGGAGTCGATTGCGTCCGGAATTCACCAGAACAACTACGCCCTGGGGGGCTTCATTCAGCGGGTCCGGTCCGACGGCCTGTGGAAGAAGTGGGGAAAGAGGACCTTCCAGTCCTTCGGCGACTGGTGTTGGGCCATCCTGGGGTTCAAGGATCGAAAGGCCGAGGAGCTCTCCAAGATCCACGGGCGCCTCCAGGAACTCGAAGTCTCCGGGAAGGTCAAAAGCGAGCTCGTGAATCAGGGATGGACCAAGCTCCGGTTCCTCTCCCGGGTTGTGGATGAGGACAACGCAAAGGAGTGGCTCGACAAGTCGAAGATGCTCTCCTCGCGTGCCCTCGAAGCGGAGGTCCGCATCGCCAGCGGCGACCCCGATCCCGATACCGAGGACGGCGACGATCCTGACCCGGAGCCGAAGCCCAAGCGCGTCCGCATGGGCCTGGAGTTCGACCACCCCGACGACTTCCGCTTCGTGACTGATATTATGGCGGTAATCGAGCGCCGCACCGGGGAGCGCAGCAACGGTCGTATTATCTCCATGATGGCGACAGCCTACGCGGCCATGCACGTCCGGGACGATGAGGGTGGCATGGCGGTCGAGGTCGAGCGGATGCTCCAGGCCATGGAGCGCGACTACGGCATCCAGCTCGGCATCATGAACCCGGTGCACAAAAAGGGCAGGAAAAAGGGCGTGAAGAAGAAAGTCAAGAAAGCGTGACCGAGCAGGAACTCATCGCCGAAGCAGACGCCGCGTGTCCCTTCGACGGGAACGATAGGAAGGTGTGGCTCGCCGCTGTTCGCATGCTCGTGCGAAACGGGGCTGTCCTCTGCCCCACCGTCACGAGCGTCAGGTTCCCGGTCCGCAAGCACGAGGCGCATCGAATCATCAACAGGGCCGTCGTTCGGGTTCGCATGCTCCTGGACGCGGCCCTCGGTACTGACATCGGGATCGAGGAGGCAGGAGACCGTGGCACCCTCGCGCACAAAGTTTATGCCATGCGCTGAGAACACCGGGGCGGTGGTCTTGGCGCTCTCGGCATTCGACCCGGGCCACTGGGTGGTTCCGCTCCTCCTGTCGGAACTCACCCCCGAGGAGGCGTTCCGGGTCCTTCGCCTGTGCAGTGGCCTCACGTTCCCCATACACTCCATGCGCGGGGAAGAGGGAATCGAGGAGGAACTCCGGGAGATTCTCAGCGACGAAAAGGCCGACGCCATTCTCTCCCTGGGGGACACGCAAACCGTCGATTTCCAGCATTTCCGCGAGCTCCACAAGACCATCGAGACGGCACGCTGCTTCACATTCGCCCGTGCCCTGGGTCCGGTGAAAGCGGCCGAGCGCCTCGGACTCCCGAAAACAACCGTCCGAGCCCGACGAGCGTACGTGTACCGAAAGCTGAACGGAGGATAGGTGCAGGCGACCGAGGCCATAGAGGCTGAGAAGAGCTCGACCGGCAAGGACCCGAAGATCCTGGTTCTCTTGCAGCAGAGCATGGAACTCCAGCGCATCGTGTCCGTGTGGCCGAGCGTCCCCAAGGACATCGAGAAGCTGTTCGAGAACGTAGAGGCCCCTGTGGACCGGCGGCAGCGGTGGGAGTGGCTCTGGGGGCGTATCGAAGTGGACAGGGCCGAGTGGCTCCGCCTCGCGTTGCTGGCGAACAATCCGTTCAATCGGGACCTTATCGAGCGGGCCATCACGCTGAGGATGGTATTCCCGGACGGCTCCCTGCACGGGTGGGTGGACCGCTACGTCTCGTTTATGGCCGTCGGGGTGTTCGCCGGGAAGGGAAAGAAGGGCAAGAAGGACGATATTCCCCACGTAGCAGAGGGATGAGATGGCGAAACAGGACGGGAAAGTGCAGTGTGCCTTGTGCGGTCGGCTGTTTAAGCAAATTACAGTGACCCACCTCAAGCAGATGCACCCCGAGATCACCCTTGAGAAATACAAGGAGATTTACGGCCCCACCACGCAGAAAACGAAAGCCCTCGCCACCATCCCCGAGGAGTCCATGACTCCCATCGCCAAGCAGCTCGTCCACCAGATCATGTCCGACGAAACCCTCGTGAAGGACCTCACCGCCAAGATCGGGGACGGCCTTTTCGGACAGGCAATGCGCGGCACGACGGCCAAGGCCCTCCTGACCGTCTTGCAGACCCGGATGGCGGCCCTCGAACGGGCGGCCCAGAACGTGGGGAAGGTGAACTCCGAGCTCTTCTCCGACTGGCGACTCAACAGCGGCCGGGATGACGGCGGCCCCACTCCCACGCACGAGCTGATCAAGATCGCCCAGGTCGGGCAGACCGAGCTCAGGGACATCGCAGAGATGATCCTGCGCACCGGACAGATGACGGTCCTTGACGGCCAGAGAAACATGGGGCCGAATGTGCAAATCCAGATGTTCTCAGGGGAGCACGCGAAGGTAACCCTCCCGGAAGGGCTCACCCCGCAGCGCCGAGAGGACATGCGTAGGCTCGCCGAGCGGTACACGCGGCCCAAAACAGACATCGACGCCGTGATTGCCAAGGCACGAGCCCTCCGTGACGGCGCGGACGCCGTTCCGGTCCAGGTGGAAGTGAGTGATGCAGCATCCGAATCCGAAGGAGATAGCGGCGGCTCCTCTGAGTGAGGGGGAGATCGAGGCTATCTACTCCGACCTCGAAAAGGGCAGCGAGAAGCTGTTCTCCAGGCTGAGCCCGGAGCAGCGCGACTGGTTTATCAACCTCTTCGAGCGCCTTTCCGAGGGGGATGAGGCCATGCTCGAAGCCCTCTATGCCCAGGACTACGACCACATTCCTGTGTCCCCCGAGGTGTTTTTCACCGAGACCGACTACCTCGGGCACATGGGGAAGGACCTTTATCGGGCGTGGTGGCCCCACGTTCTCAACATCTGCGACCCGCAGAAGAACGTCTCCGAGGTGATTTTCACGGGGGCAATCGGGTTCGGGAAGTCATTCGTGGCGAATGCGTTCCTCATCCCCTACAAAATCTACTGGCTCTCCTGCCTGCGGAACCCGGCGCGGTACTTCGGCCTCGCGGACAACACCAAGATCGTGTTCGGTATCTACGCCATCACAAAGGACCACGCGGAGGAAATCGGATTCTACGACCTCCGGGATCAGGCCCTCGACAACAGCCCGTACTTCCGCTACGTGTTCCCCCGTGTGCCCGGTGAAGGGACCCTGATTAGCTTTGACAAGGGAATCCGGGTCCTTCTCGGGTCGAAAGAACTCCACGCCATCGGCCACAACCTGTTCGCCATCTCCCTCGATGAGCTGAACTTCTACGAGCAGGGCAAGAACACAAAGAACAAGGCCCACGACCTCGTGGCGGCCGTCTCGCGCCGTACCGAGTCCCGGTTCAGGACGGAATCCGGGGCCGTGGCCGGGTTCGTGGTACTCATCTCCTCGAAGCGCACAGAGACCGACTTCCTGGAAGAGCGCCTGCGGAAGGTCCGACGGCTCCCTGGCGTTTACGTCGTTGACGCCGCGTTCTGGGAATTTGACGAAAAGACGATCTACAGCGGCAAGAAGTTCCGGGTGCAGCTCGGGGATGAATTCCGGGACGCGGCCGTGCTCGATGAGGTCCTCTTCGACACCGATGGGGTCGATGTGCTGGACATCCGGGCCGTCGGAACCGAGGACGATACGGCCGAAACAATCGTGGTGCCCGTCGAGCACTACAAGGCTTTCGTCGAGGACCTCAGCGGGTCGATCCGCGACGTGGCCGGGCGCAGCACCAGGGGGTTCAACCCCTTTTTCGGGAACAAGCAGATCGTCCACGACATGGTGGACCCGTCCCTCCCGGCCGCGTTCGACGCCGAGAGAATCCCCATTTACGTGGACGACAACCGGCAGCTCGTGGAGGCCCTCAGCGTGAAGCGCCTCTGCCGGGTGAACATGAACCGGTGGATCCCGCTCAGGCATCCGGGGGCGCCTCGGTACATCCACATCGACCTCGCCAAGAACAAGGACGCCTGCGGGATCGCCATGATCCACCCCTCCAGCCACTACATCACCAAGGAAGAGGATGAGGAGGGACGGCTCCGCGAGGAGGATGGGGTCCCGATCATCACGGTGGTGAAGGAAATCGAGATCGACTTCGCCCTCGCCGTGACGGCCGGTCCCCGTGGGGAGGAGATCGACTTCCAGAAAATCCGTAACTTCGTGCTCTTTCTGCGCAGCATCGGGTTCTGGATTCGGGAGGTGACCTACGATTCCTGGGAGTCCGTGGACAGCATCCAGCTCCTGCGCGGCGCGTCCATCACGGCCGACGTGCAGTCCGTGGACCGCACGGCCGTCCCGTACAAGACCCTGCGACGTGCCCTCGCCGAGCGGCGCGTCCGAGGGGCGCCCAACGAACTCCTTCGCACGGAGCTCATAGGCTTGGAACATGACGTGGAAGCGGATAAGGTGGACCACAGGGAGGGCGAGTCGAAAGACGTTGCGGATGCCACGTGCGGCTCGACTTACCGCTGCCTCATCGACAAGATTAAGCCGGGTGACGTGCCTCCGGAACACCGGGGGCAGACCACAAAAACACGGGATTCGAAGTACGACAAGTACCTCGACCAGATCAAGGGGATTGTGTGATGAACGACATGCTGGAAATGGTGCTATTTCCGTGGTCATCCTTGGCCCGGATCCAGGGCTTGCAGCGGCGCCCCGAGATGGGTCGCAGCTACCCCATGCCGCAGCCCAGGGACAAGGCACGCTCCCGCGACCCCATCGAGAGGGGCAGCCGGTCCGGTGACTGGGTGGACCAGATCATCGGGACCCAGAGGCAGTACACCCGGCTCGAACTCTACGCAATATACCGCGAGATGGACATGGACCCGCTCATCATGACGGTCCTGGATGCCTACGCGGAGGACGCCACCCAGAGGGACTTCGAGAGCGGCCGCACGGTCTGGGCCACGGCCAAGAACCCCGAGGTGCGCAAGATCGTGACGCAGTGTCTCGAACGCATGGAGATCGAGGACGTGGCATTCGCCATCGTGCGCTCCATGGCGAAGTTCGGCGACGAGTTCGAGCGCGTCGTGGCCGCCCAGAACGCGGGAATCCTCCACATCCGAGGGTACGACCCGTGGGACATCGCCCGGATCGAGGACGAGCACGGGCGCCTGGAGGCGTTTTCTCCGTGCGATGCCGAGGGACGGCCTACCAACGTGCAGAGCAATTCGGTGCCCTTCTACAAGGCGCTCCATTTCCGCCTGCGTGGTATCAGGCGAAACGACATCTACGGCGGCTCCATCCTGTGGGGCTCCCGCGAGAAGTGGCGGCAGCTTCAGCTCATCGAGGACCAGATCGTCATGCAGCGCCTCCTTCGGCGCCCCGACCGTCTCCTGATCCTCATGGACGTAGGCGGCATGCCGCTGGCGGAAGCGTATGAGGCGTGCAAAGAGTGGGAGGACCGGATCTACAAGGAGCACAATGTGGACCCGGTGAGCGGTATTTTCACGTCCCAGGGCACCCCCCTCCACGAGGCCCGGGACCTGATCCTCCCCCTCGGGCAGGACAACAATACGCGCATCGAGAACCTTCCCGCCACGACGGGGAACGATCTCTTCCGGGACTTCGAGATCATCCTCGGCCGTCTCCTGGGCGGCCTGCGGATGCCCAAGGGCTACTTCGGCTTCGAGGGCGCCTACGAGCCCAACATGAGCCTCGGGAAGCAAGACGTGAGGTTCGCCAAGACGGCCACGAGGATCCAGCGGGCATTCCTGGGGGAACTCGTGCGGGCGTGCATGATCGACCTCGCGTTCCACAACCTGGACCCGTTCCGGGATGAGAACGCTTTCGACCTCCACATGGCCCCCGTGAGCGCATTCGCCGAGATCGAGCGGGCCGAGCTCCTCCAGATGCGCGTGGACCTCATGGACCGCCTTGCCCGGCTCGGGGAGGATATGGGCTTCAACAAGGAGGCGTGGATTCCTTACGTCCTCGAAGAGGTCGGTCGGGTGCCCAAGGACCTCGTTGACAAGCTCACCGCCCAGGGCGAGGGGGCGGCGGCCGAGGCCGTCGAGGCCCTTTCCGAGGACCCCAAGGCCCTCGCCGGTCTCGCGCTCATCCAGGAGGGCCTCCCGACGATCAGTTCCCGCAGCAAGCGCGGGGGCATGAAGGGCGGCGTGGAAGAGGCGCAGCAGGCCCTCAGCGAGGCCGTCAAGCGCCTCAAGGAGTCGGGCGCTGAGGATGAGAAAACCTGGGCCCCGCTCAAGACCATCCCGGCCGGGTCGGACGCCGTGCGTGCCATGCACACGGAGAGGGCAGAGCGCCGTCTCCAGGTGATCCGTGGCCTTTCCAATGTTCCGGAGAGGGCAGCATCGTGACCGAAGAGGTACGAACCTCCAGCAAGGAGATGATGCGCAGGATCGCCCGGCGCACAAAGATTCCCCAGAAAACGGTGGCGAGCGTGATGACAGCCTTTGCCGAGGAGGTGGGGAACGCCCTGCTCCAGGGGGAGGTGGTCATCGTACGGGGAGTGGGGCGCCTGCGGCGGAAGTGCTACACGGCACGAAACTGCCCCACCCTATCGGGGAAGCGTGTCACCATAGTTAGGCACGGTGTCGCCCTCAAGACCTCGGGAGCTCTCCTGAACAGGCTCAAGGAGGGGAAGGATATTTTCGATGAAGTCGAGCAGCTCTGACGACACCCGAATCATCGTGGCCTACAAGTCCGAGTGCCCCATGGCGAAGGACGGCAAGCACGAGTGGAAGATGGGGAGCGGCGACGCGGGCAACATGCCCTCCCTGGAGTGCGCCCTCTGCGGCCAGCTCACAACCCAGAGGAAGCTGTGCGACTGATCGAACTCGACCAGCTTTTCCTCGTGCTTGAGGATGACCCAGGGATCGGCGACATATCGGACCCCTTCTCTGGGATCGGCGCCCAGGCGCGTGAGGACATCGCCCCGGCCCTCGAAGCGTATCGACGGTGGGAGAAAGACCAGCTCCTATCGTGGTCCATCGCGGAGAGCAAGGCTGTGGGGAGCGTCGCGTACGAGCCCTTTTCGAGGGGGCGCGAGTTTGCCAGCATCGCGGCTCGGCGCCCCTCCTACGCCCGCGAAATCCGCTACGAACTCTCCTCAGCCAGGAAGATATTCAACCGTATCCAGGCCGATCTCAGCGCCAAGCTCTTGCGCCTGACCCGCGAATTCTCCGATGGGGAATACACGGCGGCCGAGTACCAGCGCCTCTCCGCCGAGATGCTCACGGACTACTACGAACGGGCGTTCAATGCGGGACGAAAGGCTTCGGGCCTCCCCAAGTTCATGCCGAAGCAGACGCAGCCCACGCAGTGGGAGCGGTCCTGGTTCCGCTCGGCCGTTCGACAGGAGCTCGCGTTCTGGAACAATTTCGTGGCCGATCTCGCGGCCGGGCGCGTCCAGTTCGCCCCGAAAGACATCAACGTGCTCCCGAGACCCCCGGCGCGTCCCTACTTCGCCGAGGAGCGCATCGGGATGTTTGTCAAGTCCCTGGAGTCCATGTTCGACTCGGCCCGGGTCACCGGCCTCCCCGAGAACGTCCTCATCTACTGGAGCGGCCCCGGCCTCACGGACAAACGAATCTGTGCCGGGTGCGCGTACATCGTGGAGAGGCAGCCCTTCCCCAAGGACCTTGTACCGGCGGTACCCCGTGCGGGGATGACGCCCTGCCTAACAAACTGTAGGCACCGTCTCCTGGTACGCAAGGCCACCTCGAAGGAGATCACGCAGCGAAAGCGGGCCCTCCCGAAGAGGGCGTCCATGGTGGCCGGGCTGGAGAAGATCATGAAGGAGCGTCGCGGCGGGGGCCGTAGGCGCTTACGCAAGCCCCGGGGCGCCCTCACGAATCCGTGGGGGAACAAGTAGTGTATCTCCTTGCCCTGGACCTCGGCGTGGCCGGTTGTGGCGCGTGTCTCTACAACATCCGAACGGGTGACCTGGACCGCGTGAGCGGTGTCACCACCAAGAAGAACGGCAAGTTGACTGCCACGGTGGATGACTTCCGGAGAATGGGAGAGGTCCTCGACTTCTTGCAGGAGTTTCGGGATGAGCCCGTGGTGGGGGTGGCTTTCGAGGCACCGGCGGGGGCGAAGAGCGCCGACGCGGCCAAGAGCCTCGCCACGGGGCGCACGATGGCCTACATGATCGCTCGGGAGGACAAGCTGCCCTGGCGAGCGTACACCGTAGGCGCTTGCAAAAAGGCTGTGGGGCTCAAAGGGAACGCCAAAGCGGACAAGTCGATCACCCAAAAAGCGGTGATGGACCGGTGGCCCATGGCGCTGTGGCCCCTGGGGCAGAAGCATTTCGAGGACGCGGCCGACTCTGCGGCCGTGGTGTTGGCGGCCGAGAAAGACGGCTTTATTGAGGCACTGAAAGAGCGATGGAAACACCTCCTGTAAGCAAGATCATGCTCGAAATCGACGGCCTGTTCTATCCCCAGACCGTTTTCGACGCCATGCTCAACAAGGTCATGGAGGAGGTCCTCCAGGGGATCATCAACCGTTCAAAGTCTCCCCGGCGCACCGTGCTGCGCCTCAAGGCCCTCAGATCGACGGCCGTACGCGACCGCGTGTACAGAGAGGCCATGAAGCGTACCAAGGATTCCGTGCCCGGTCTCAGGCCCAAAGAGATCGACGATTCCTATACCCTCCTTTCTCGAAAAACATCCCAGAAATCCGCTTGACAATCCGTTCGTGATAGCATAAGATTCAAGCATTCGAACGTGATTGGAGATGCACATGGATGACGAAAAACGGGCCCTTCTCCACGAGGCCATCATGCTCAAGGGGAAGCTTGACTTCTTCGAGAAGAAGTACAAGGAGACCAAGGCGGCCCTCCGGATGCTCATGGAGGAGGACGGCGATGCTTTCCTCGACACGGAGGACGGCAGGGCGTTCTACAAGAGCGGATCGGCCACCATGCTGACCGATGACGGCGCCACCATCGCCCGTCTCCTGCACAAGGACGAGCTCGTGGACCTCATCGCCGGGAAGAAGCTCACGAAGGGGGATGCAAATTTCCTCCTCACGGTCACCACCGGCCGCAACATCTCCAAGCTCCTCACCGAGGTTCCCTCGCGCTCCTTCACCGCCGAGAAAGCCCGTACCAAGGCCGAGAAAGCCCGTATGCAGGCGGCCATCGACGCGGAAGCCGAGGAGGCCATGAAGGACCTCCGCGAGCGCGTGAACCGCTTCCGCAAGCGCCTGGGCCTGGGGCGTAGCGAGCGCCTCGGGGAGCCGAAGGGCAGAGCGGCCGCGTACAGCGGAAAGGGGCGCCCGAGGAAGGGCGGAAAGCCCGCGAAGAAAAAGGCCGCGAAAGCGAAAAAGAAGTAAATAAACCCCGCATTTCCACCGATATGAAGTATGGAGGATTTCCCCGATGGCAAAACTTTCCCTGAACGACCTTGTGTCGAGGATTCGGGAGCTCATCCCAGAGGGGTGTTCCCTGGTCATCGACCACAGCCGGGTCCTGACAGTGGGCACCCCCAAAGAGGAACCGCCGAAAAAGGAGGAACCGCCCGCGAAGGAGGACCCCGACGACATCGACCTCGGCGAGCCCCCTCCGGAAGAAGGGGCCGACGGCGCTGGCGACAGCGGAACCGAGGAAGCGGCCCCCGAAGAGCCCGAGGCGGAAGAAGGGGCCGAGGAAGAGGGCGACTTCTGGAAGCCCGAGGAGCGGTGCCAAGTCGAGATCGACGGCAACAAGTACCCCGGAACCGTCAAGGAAGTGAACGACGAGACCGAGAAGGTGTTCGTGGTGTTCGATGACGGGGACGAAGCGTGGTACGCGGCCGACGCCCTGGAGACCCTCGAACCCGAGGAAACCGGCGGCGACGACGACAAGGGCTCCTTTGGCCTGGAGGCCCTCGGCCTGCCCGCCAAGATCCACGAGAAGCTCGAAGCCGAAGGGTACGCCACCGTGGGCGAGGTCCAGGAGGCCCTCGACGACGGCACCCTCGAAGAGCTCAAGTCCATCCCCAAGGCGGCGCTCTCATCCATCAAGAAGTCCGTGAAGAGCTTCGCCACCAAGTAACCCTCTCAAGCTGGGCGGCTACCAGCGGCGGATAGGGGGCGGCCTACGGGTCGCCCCCGCTTTTTTTTGCGACTGTCGGTAGCGACAGTCGTTCATTTTTTTACCATTTCTATGTGCAATCGCACTGCGATATGGTACACTCCCGGTTGTCAGCACAGTGAATCCGCAGCACAGGAGGATGCTATGGGCAAGAAAAAGGGAGTTCGCAAGGCCGTCGGTGGCGGCAAGAAGAAGGGTGTCAAGACGCCCAAGAACCGGCACATCGTCGGAACGTATGTGAACACCAGCACGCTCCGGGAGGCGCCCGATCTCAAGCTCCGGGAGGTGGACAAGGAGTCTGCCGAGTTCAAGGAGCTGGTGGCCTCAATCGAAAAGCACGGTTTCTACGACCCCATTCTCGTGACCATCCGGGACGGCTTCCCGCACGTGGTGGACGGTTACAACCGTCTTGCTGCGGCCCGGGAGGTGGGCCTCAAGGAAGTGCCCATCACGCAGGCCGACGGTACGCGGGAGAAACTCATCCTCGCGGCATTCGACCTTTCCACCCGGCGGATCAACATGAGCGCCATGACGGAGGCTCGCGCCGTCGCCAGGGCCATGGAAGCCCTCGGTACCCGAAAGGCCAAGGAGGTGGCCGAGCGGATGGGGCGCTCAGAGCGATGGGTGTCGATCCACACGCAACTCCTCGACCTCCCGAAAGCCCTCCAGAAGGGGCTCGACGGCGGCGACACCAACGTGACCGTGGGCAAGTGCTACGACCTCCTGCGCCTCCATCCGGATGACAGGTCCAGGTTCGTGGGGAAATTGCGTGAGCTCACGGAGCCGTTCTTTCGGGACCACATCGAGACGGCCGTGCAGAACGGCAAAGCCCAGTGGGTGGACGGACGCAAGCAGCCTCGCAAGAAAAAGGCCGCCAAGAGGACCCCCGAGGAGCAGGCCGACAAGCACCGGCACACTCCGGAGACCGTACGGGAAACCCCGGCCGCGCCCGTGGTGACCGTCTCGGGAACTCCTGAGCCCGTTGTCGAGGCCCGTTCGGTGGGCGAGCTCCAGCGCGGGATCCGCAAGGCCGAGGCCAGCCTCCAGAAGTACGAGAACAAGAGGGAGGCAACGGCGGCCAAGGCCAAGGAGAAAGTGAAGGACAAGCTCAAGGGGAAAGCCCTCCAGGAGTACGTGGAAGAGCGCCTCGCCACCTTCGACAGGAAGAACTACGGACAGATCGTGTTCCTCCGTGGGCAGATCGCGTTCGGTCTCTTCTCGTTGAACCTGAACCCGGACGCGGACAGCCTGGAGGCCGCCCTCAAGGAGTGGCGCAAGGAAAAGGGCCTTGACAAGCCCGCGAAGAAAGCGGCCAAGAAAAAGGCGTCGAAGGGGAAACCCGCGAAGAAGAAAGCGGCCAAGAAGAAATCCCCCAAGAACAGCAAGGGCAAGAAGTAGGGGATTGCGCTCGTGGCCGTCACGGCCTACACTGAATTCGGATTCACTGAGGGGGAATCCTGTGCGGGGAGGGCGGTGCTGTGGGCACCGCCCTTTCTTTATGCCTATTTTTCCTTGGAAAGCAGGTCGTGATAGGGTATAATCGGCATGTCGTGTAGGAGAAAACACGTGCCATCGCCGAAACAGGTAGCCGGTCTCCATCGTCGTTTGTCCCTCCTTCAAGCCGAGGGTATTTCCGCTGCACCCACCCTCGAAGGGCCCGAAATCCCGTTCAAGAAATCGGGTACCTTCCGCATCTATTCCGCCGAGCACACGCTCCCGTTCGAGGGGACGGCTGCGGCTCTCCGGAAGTGGATCGAGGGGAGGGGCCTCAAGTCCTTTGTGGTCCAGCGCATCCCCGAGCCCCTTGAGGGCGCAATCGAATACGTCCTCGTGAGCACCCGAGACCCGCGAACAGGAGCAGACGTTCCTGTGGGCGAGTTCTATGCGGACAACGAGTGGTATCCCCTCTCCGGGTACACAGGCAGTGAGGAGCACCTCGCCGACCTTTGCAAGGGAGTGGAGCGCGTTCTCAAGGACGTGTGCCTCGTGGAGGCGGTACGGTACGCCGATGATGAACCCTTCTGCGTGCTGTCCGTGTTCCCCGCCGTCCGGAGCGTCGGCGCGGCGCTGGCGTTCGTTCGGGATTTCGCAGACGAGGAAATACTCACCCGGGAGGAGGCCATCCTCCGGATTTCCCCGGCCGACATGGCCGCCCTGGAGACGCAGACCCTCAGCGCCCCGGAGGGAGAGGCCATCGCAAAGGGCTCCCCGGCCGTGCCCGGCGTCGCGTACGCCCCGGCGGCGTGGTCGGCTCAGGAGGCGATGGAGCGGTTCGCCGTGACAGGTGATCGTTCCGTTCTGGCCGTGAAGATGACAGGCCCGGAGGATGTGGCGGCTCTCCAGTTCTGCTCCGGTATCGTGACCGAGACCGGCGGCCTCACATCTCACGCGGCCGTGGTGGCCCGGGGGATGGGCCTGCCGTGCATCGTTTCGGCCGACAGGATCGGACAGCGGCGCGGTGAGGAGATCACGCTCTCCATTGACGGGTCCACCGGCCTCGTGTTCGAGGGGAAAGCCCCCGTATCCGAGGAGACCGGTACGCTCGTACTCGATGAGGTGCTCCAGTGGGTGCCTCCCGCCATGTCCGTCTATGCCAATGTGGACACCCCCGACGGGGCCAAGGACGCCGTAGGCGCGTACGGCGCCGCAGGGGTGGGGCTCTGCCGCACCGAGCACCAGTTCTTCGGGGCCGACCGCATCGAGCCGTTCAGGCGCATGCTCATCGCGGACACGGACGCCCTGCGCAAGGCCGCCCTCATCCGACTCCTGGAGTTCCAGCGGGATGACTTCAAGGGCATTTTCGACGCGGCCGGTGGGCGCCCGGTAACCATCCGCCTCCTGGACGCGCCCCTCCACGAGTTTTGGAGCGAGGACGCCGCCCAGGCCCTCGGGGTGTCGAAAACCGCCGTGAAGCGGTACGTCGAAACCCTCCACGAGTCGAACCCTATGCTCGGTCACCGGGGATGCCGGTACGGGATCACGGCCCCGGAGGTGTACGCCATGCAGGTGCAGGCGGTCGCTGAGGCGGCGCTGGCGGTGCACGCGGAGGTGGCGACGGCCCCGCGCATCATGATCCCTCTCGTGGCCTCTGTGCGCGAATTCATCGCCGTACGCTCCCTCGTGGAGGACATCCTCACCAAGGTGATGGGTTCGGAGGGCAAAAACATCCCCATTGGCACCATGATCGAGACCCCACGGGCCTGCATCACGGCCGATGAGATCGCCCGGGAGGCCGATTTCCTCTCCTTCGGGACCAATGACCTCACGCAGATGGTGTGGGGCTACTCTCGGGATGACGTGGAAAAGTGGATGCCCAAGTACCTGGACCTCCGGGTCCTTCAAGCCAATCCGTTCGCCACGCTCGACGTTCGAGGGGTGGGGCGTCTTATTCGGCTCGGCGTAGAGCTGGCCCGAGCGGTGCGGCCCACCATCGAGATCGGCGTCTGCGGGGAACACGCGGCAGACCCGCGTTCCATCTCCGCGTTCGCCCATCTCGGGGTGGACTATATCTCCTGCTCCGTTTCAAGGCTCAAGATGGCCCGGTTGGCGGCCGCCCAGGTGGCCGTACGAGGGAGGGAAACTTGCATATCCGTTTAATGGACCCAAAAACGCACCAGATCGTGTTTGACGGAGACCCGAACGAGAACATGAAGGATTTCCGGGACGCGCAGCGACTCTTCCCGGAGGCAACCGTCCAGGAAATCTCCGCTCCGCCCGCTCCGCCCCCTCCCAAGGTCGAGGCGGTCTACATAGCGGCGGCCCTCTGGATCCTGATCGGAGTTCTCGTTCTCGCCGGGACCCTCGGCCTGGGCGTGCGTCTCTTTATGTGGGCGGCTGGCCTGTGAGCGAGAGTACACCACACATTGCAGAGCCGTGCGCCACGTGCGGGATCTCTGGGAAAAAGCCCAAGGGCGCGGTATGCTGCCGGTACATCACGGTGAAGCTCATGCCCCCGGTCGATGAGGAGGACTGGGAAGAGATCAGGTGGTGGCTCGCCCACGATGGCACCATGGTGTACGCCAACGTGCTCTCCTCGAACCGGGTCGAGTGGCATCTCCAGGTGGACACCCGGTGCGGCTTCCTGGGCGCCCGTAACGTGTGCGGTGCGTACGCCGTGCGCCCCGGTCCCTGTCGGGAATACTCCCCGAGAGAGTGCGAGGCCGTGACGGGGGCCGAGCAGCATGACATCGAGCTCCGGACCATGGAGGACGCCGAGCGGTACGCCGACGCGGCCCTTCGACTCGCCCAGATCGCCGAACGTATCAAGAACCCTGGCGACGAACCGGAGCCGCATCGCGTTTCGGCCTACAGTGTGGACCCATGAAGCAAGGCAAGCACAGACCCAAGGACCTCCTTCGCCCGAACCGGGCCGCGATGCGCCGGGCCCTGAAACGCCCTCGGATCGACGGTGCGAACCCAGAAGCGTTCGACGCCCATCTCGACTGGTTGGTGCGTAGAATTCGACGATAGGCTACCTGTTCCATTGCCCACGGCCCTCTATCGGGCCCCTCCGATAGGGGGCTCTTTTTTTTTCTCGCGTGCGGGAGTTTTCTTTGAATTTCGCTTGAAAAGTGGACCGTGACACCCTATAATAATAATAGACGGGGAACGAAAGGAACGACGGATGAGAAAGCCAAACGAAAGGAGAAACGGGATGAGCACGGAAGCAACCTTCGAAACGGTCTGCGGGCTGGAACAAAACGAGCGGTACCCCTACGACGTGTTCTCGGTGGGCGACAAGGCCCACACCAACGAGTACACGGACTCGGCCCCCGCCACGGTGGTCGAGGTCAAGCGCGGCGGCCGCGAGGTCACGGTGCAGATGGACAACTACCGCCTCGCCGACGGCGAGAAGCCCGAGATGGTCCCGGGCGGGTTCGCGGCCCACTGCACCAACCAGGGCGACCTCAAGTACGAGTTCTCCCGGAACGAGGACGGGGCCACCCGGACCTACACCCTCCGCAAGTGGCGCGGCCGGTACGTCTGGACGCCCAAGGGCGGGACCCCCGACGGCCACCAGAGGCTCGCCAAGGGGTGGTACGCCTACTACGACTACAACTTCTAACAGCGACGGACGCGGGGGTCCTCCGGGACCCCCAGAAGGGAGACCAGGGATGGCTGGAAAAGGACTGATCGACCGCTTCAAGAGGGGGAGCGCCACCTACACCTGCTACGACTGCGGGAAGCGCACCAGGGACACAGGGCGCGGAGAGGGAGCGTACCTCGACGGCTCCGAGGGGCTCTGCTACGCCTGCTACATGCGGGAGAGCGCGGAGAACGAGCACCACGACAACGACGGCCAGCACAGCAAGGGCATGGAAGAGCACTGCCCCCTGTGCAAGTAGGAGACCCCAGGATGACCTACCCCGAATGCGGAGACTACGGCCCCGACGACCTCGCCTCCGACGCCATGAACGAGGCGACACGCCTGCTCTGGGACAACGAGCACTACGCGGAACACGCCTGCGGCTCGGGCTCCCCCTCGGACGACATCGAGATCGCCCACCACTGCGGACTGGACACCGCCAAGATCAAGACCGACGCCCTCGCCTACATCGAGGAGCACACCGAATACGCGGACTGGTTCCGCGAGGACGCCCGAAAAGCCGTGGACGGCTTCTTCGAGGACGCGAACCTGGAAGAGGAGAAAGGTAGCACAAGATGAGGAAGAGCATGAGCCGCTCGCTCTGGGAACTCTTGAAAGACACCATCTGGAGGGACGACCCCCGGGGCTCCGGGTGGGTGTACCTGCACGCCGGTGCGATCAATCGGTACCTCGAACGGAACGGGTGCCACCTCCGGATCGACGGGGACACCGGCAACTTCGAGGCGGTCTCGACGTGGGACGATGGCACCTACGGCCGTGGGAAAACCGCCCTGGAGGCCCTCACGGAAGCCTGCCAGCTCTTCCCCCTCTTCCGCCACGAGATCATCCCCGCCGAGCTGTGGCCTGCCCGCAGCGACGCGGCCTGATCCCGCAGGCCAAAACGACGCACCGGACCTCCCACAAAGGCCGCCGACCCTGGCGGCCTAATTTTTCTCTCGCGCACGCGGATTTTTCTTTAATTTCGCTTGAAAAGTGGACCGTGACACGCCATAATACTAATAGACGGGCAACGAAATCAACCGACGAAAGGAGCACGAGATGGCGAAACGGAAAGTCAAACCGAACTTCGAAAACGGGGCCGAGGGCCTCGTGGCCGAGGTTTCGGTGCACCGGAGCCGCATGGCGGCCTTTAAGGGCGCGGTCCACGAGCTGCGCCCCCGCTTCCCGGGCCTCAAGGCCGTCCTGACCAACGATCCGATGGAAGGGAAAAGCCCCCTGGACTTCCTCCCCGACCCCCCTCCCGAGCACGTGACCTACACGGTCTCCTCGCCCTACCCGACCTACCGGGTGGGCCCCTACGAGCTCCGGGCGGTCCTCACGACGGACTCGGTGGGCAAGATGAGCCTCTGGACCCCGGAGGACGGGGCCATGGACCGGGAGACGGTCGAAAAGGCCGACTTCCTCCGGTGCGACCACTGCGGCAACCGCAGGAACCGCAAGAAACTCTTTTTCTTCCGCAAGGACGGCGAAACGGCCCTCACCCAGGTCGGATCGACCTGCTGCAAGGACTTCTTCGGGGTGGACGTGGAAAGGGAACTCAACAAGTTCTGGATGGACCTGGGCGACGCCCTCGGGGATGAGGACGGGTGGGACAACCCCCAGAGCCTCGGCGGCGGCCGGGTGAACGGCCACCAGTTCGAGTGGGTGATGCCGGTCGCCACGGTCTACGTCGAACGGCACGGGTACGTCTCGCGCCGCAAGACCGAGGGCCCCGGGTTCGGGATGGCGACGGCCGACCAACTCTCCCTGGTGCTCTTCCCGCCCAAGTTCGGGAATGAGCCCAAAGAGGCCCGGGAGTTCCGCGAGGAACTCGTGGGGGAGGCCCGGGAGCGCGAGGAAGCCCTCATGGAAGAACTCAACGCCTACCGCGAGGAAAAGCGGGCGGCCCACGAGGCCAAGTGGAGCGAGTTCTCCTTTAACCTCGTGCAGAACTTCGAGTACACCACCCTCGGCTTCGCGGCTTTCATCGCCTCGGACGTGGTAAAGCGCCGGGCCGAGTCGAACGCCCCAAAGGCCCCCAAGTCCAAGCGCCTGGATATGCCCGAGGGCGGGAAGCACGGCCCCCTGGGCACCTTCGAGGTCACCTTCCAAAGGGAGGAAGAAAGCCAGTGGGGAGTCGCCTACTTCCACGTGGCAAAAGCCGAGGACGGCACCACGGTGATGTTCCGCCGGGGCAAGGGCGACCTCAAGGTGGGCGAAAAGGTCGAGCTGCGCGGGAAGGTGAAAAAGCACCTCAAGGACGCCACGGTGGTCTCGAACCCCCGGGTGAAGGTGTTCCGGGCCGACGGCGCCGACACCTGCCCGGCCTGCGGGGCCAAGAGCAAAAAGTACCGGTTCCTGGAGTTCCGGTGCGGCAAGTGCAAGACCTACCACGACCGGTACACCTTCGAGGACCGCGAGGACGGTACCGAGACCTGCGCCGACTGCGGCCTGAACCTCCCGGTCCGCGAGACGGTGGAGAACGGCGGCAAGCGCCGGTGCTACCCCTGCAACGACACGATGCTCGCCACGCTGCGCGAGAAAGCAGCCACCTAATCCAGGCACGGGTGCTCTCGGCACCCTTTCGAGGGGCCCCTTCGGGGGCCCTTCTTTTGTGGATCCACGCGGCGCTGGCGATGAAATTAAATTTTAATTTCGGTTGAAAAGCGGATCATAACACCCTATAATACTAATAGACGGGAGATGTGAGACAGACGGGAGACGAAATGAGCCGCCTCGGAAACCTGACCCCCACGGAACTCACCAAGAGAGCCAAGGCCGAAGCGAAGCGCACGGGCGAGTCGCTGTCGGCCACGAAAGCGCGGATGGCCCACGAGCTCTGCGCGGCTTCCAAGACCCACGCCCATGAGGCCGAGTTTTTCGTCCTCTCCTACGGCATGGGAGTGGACAGCACCGCGATCCTCCTCCGGTACCTGGAGGACGGCTTCGAGGCCCACGGGATCGACCCCAAGCGCCTCACGGTGCTCACGGCCATGACCGGCAACGAGTTCCCCGAGCTGAAAGCCCTGGTCGAGGAGCACATCCTCCCTCGGCTCCGCGAGCACGGGGTCCGCTACGTGCAAGTGGCACGCGAGACCGCGAAGGAGACCTGCGCGGTGCTGAGCGACACCACGACCCCCAACACCCTCCACCTGAGCGGGGCTTTCACCCTCCGGGACGAATGCACCGCGACGGCCACCATCCCCCAGAGCGGCGGCTGCCGCAAGTGCAGCATCAAGAGCAAGGGCTGGCCCCTGGACATGATGATCGAGCGGCTCACCGGCGGCCGCCCCTACCTCCACGTGATCGGCTTCGAGAGCGAGGAGACGGGCCGGGCGGTGAAGGACGCCTACTGCGGCACCGACGCCCGCATACCGGCCTACCCCCTCCTCGACTGGGGATGGAACCGGGCCAAGTGCCTGGAATACATCAAGGAGCGGACCGGGGCCGACTGGACCAAGAGCGCCTGCTACTTCTGCCCCTTCTTCGGCCAAGGCGCGGAAAAAGCCCTCCTCGAAGAGCGGTGGACGACCCACCCGACCCTGGGCGGCGACGCCCTCTACCTGGAACACACCACCTTGGCCCTGAACCCCCGGCAAACCCTCTTCGGCAAGAAGTCGGCCCGGGAGTTCGCCGAGAAGCGCGGCCTGGACGCGGCGCTGGCGGCCTTTGAAGCGCAAAAGAGCAACGCCGAGTGGGTGGTCTACCGCCTGCGGCGCATCTGGAAGAACGGACGGGCAACCAGAGGGGTGGACCCCGAAAAGCGCGGCCTGAGCGAGGCTGAGGCCCTGGAGACCCTCCGGGAGATGGCGGCGGCCGAGGGCGCCCGGGTCGAGACCGACGCGGCCGGGATAACCAGGGCGATGCACAGCGGCAAGCCCCTGAGCGGGACCGGCACCGAACACTTCCTCGCCGCGAGCCCGGTGAGCATGACCAAGGCCAAGCACGGCCGCCTGAGCCCCGAGAAGTTCGAGGCCCGCTGGAAAGAGGCCACGGCCGGGTAAAAAACTTTGAATATCGGTTGAAAAGCGGATCATAACACCCTATAATACTAATAGACGGGACACGAAAACCACCGACTGAAAGGAGCAAAACCATGGGTTGGAGCTGCGCGACGGCCGCCGCCAAGACGCTGGACGCCTTTTCCAAGGCGTGCATCGAGAACAGCGGGAGCCAGAACAACTGGACGGACCCCAACGGGAGCACCTACTTCTTCGAGACCTCCAACAAGGAGCACCACGACGGCGCCATCACCGGCACCGTCTGGAAGGTCATGGGCGAGCGTTGCCGCCGGTCCGGGTCCTTCCGGGTCGAGGGCGACGGCACTGTCACCCGGGCCCCCAAGTTCCTCAAGGCCGCTGCCAAGGCCGCCGAGACCGAGCCCAAGGGCTGCCGGTCCTGCGGCCGCACCGAGCCCGTTCCCACCTTCTCGGTGGTCCCCTCGGGCAAGGAAGAGGTCACCTGCCCCACCTGCCTGGGGCCGGTCTACGTGGACGCGACATAGCACCGGGGGCCTCGCCCCCGAGATGGGAGACAGAAATGGGATTCGCCAACAGAGCCAAGGCCCGGACGCGCCAAAGGACGCACCGCTACGACGGCAAGCGGTACACCTTCCTGGCCCGGGTCCTCACCGACCACGCAAACCCCTACGCCGTCCGGGTCCGGGTCCGGTCCGAGGACCCCGACGCCTACGAGGAGAAGTTCTTCTTCAACCTGGGCTGGATCATCGAGCAGACGCGCTTGGGCGGCGACTGGGATACGGACGACCTCGGGGTGGCCCTCAAGGCCGCCAAGGCCAAGTTCGAGGCCCAGATGGAGCAGGCCAAGGAGAAGAAGGAGGGAAGCGACGGCGCCAGCGCCGAGGAACCCGAAAGGGCCAACGAGTTCACGGACGCCGAGGGCAACCCGACCTGCTGCACCTACTGTAACCGGGTGACCAGGAACGACGCCCTCAAGCCGGGCGGCCGGGAGGGGAAGCCCATGTGCCCCTCCTGCCGGGAGCGGGAACCCAAGGAAAGGTACTCCGCCGAGGCCGTCGATGCGCTGCGCGAGGACAACCGCTACTGCGAGTGCATGCACCACAGGTACCACGTGGTCCACGTCTACAAGAACGGCATCCACAGCCATTCTCAGAGCTCCTTCGAGGCCCTGAACCGCTTGGCGGGAGAGGACACGGCCGGGGTGACCACGGTGCCCTCGGAGCTCTTCGACCACGACGACACGGCCGAGGAGCTCTTGGCCCGGTACAAGGCCGTCCAGGAGCGCGAGGCCCAGGAGCGCGAGGATGGGGAACTCAGGACCCTCACCAAGATGACCGACCCCGAGACCTTCGACCGCTACTGCACCCTGCGCAAGCAGGCGCCGTCCGAGTGGGCGGTGAAGGTGGAGCGCAAGAAGGACGATGAGGGCAAGGACAGGTACCAGATCGTCCGGTGCACCGGCCTGGACTCCTTCTCCCACCTCTACGCGGGCAAGACCTTCGAGGAGGCTGTCCAGTCCCTCGAAATGCTCGTGACCGGGTGGGCCATAGGGGCCGGGTTCAGGGATTAGGAGGAAAGCATGACAAGGTTGAGCACGGAGATGAAAGAAGCCCTCGGAATCCCGGCCTACAACTACGAGATCACTATCGACACGGACGCCCTCCGGGCCCTCCTTGGGCGGGCGAGGAGCAACACCACGGGAAAGGCCAAGGGCGGCCCGATCCGTGTGAAGGTCCTCACCGACTCCACGGACTTCGTGGTCTACTACGCCCCCGATGGGCCGATGCAGGACGAGCACGGCGTCAAGCCGGTGCAGTTCGACGTGCGGGCCCACAGCTTCGAGGCGGCCGACAAGATGGCCTGGAAGGGGCTGTGCCGGTACTTCAAGCGGAGCCGAGTCCCGGGATACGACCGCATCCACACCTTCAAGCGCATACCCGGGAACCCCCACCTGCTCCGGAACAAGTACGGGGCGGCACCCTACGACTTGGAAGCCCTTGAGGGCTTCGACTTCGAGGACATCACGAATGCCTGAGTACGACGCGATCACCGAGTGGCAGGGGCGTATGAAAGCCTGGGGCGCAGCGGCCCGTCAGGAGTATGAGCGCCGAATGCGTGCCGCAGGCCGCGAGGCCGGGATCCACTATGACGGAACCTGGGAGACGGCCGAGCGGATCGACGCTGGCGGTCAAATCGCCCGGGACGTGGCGGCCTTGTTCGCGCCCACCCGGCCGAAGATGCCCCGCCCCAAAAATAATTCTTGAATATCGGTTGAAAAGCGGATCATAACACCCTATAATACTAATAGACGGGAAACGAAACCAACCGACTGAAAGGAGCACCAGGATGAACGACACCGCCACCATGACCGACCGCGAGGGAGTCCTCTTCACGAAGTTCGGTGAGGTCCGCTTCAACGCCACCTCCGGGGAGCACGTCGCCCTCAGCACGAGCCCCACCTACGAGAACGGCCCCAAGTACATCAAGGTCCACGGGGTCTCCTACTACTTTGTCCTCCACCTCCACAAGAAGGAAGATGGCTCCTGGGACACCGCCGACGGCGACTACATCTATCTGACCCGGCCCGACTGGAAAGAGCCCTCCTGGGCGGCCAAGAGGAATTCCACGGCGGCCCTCAAGGAGGCGTGGACCGCCTTTACCAAGGAGCACCCCGAGGTCCTCCACGAGGCCGAGCGCCACTACGCCCGCGAGCGTGTCAGCCGCGCCCGGGAGGAGTTCGCCGAGGTCGAGAGGGAACTCGAAGCGAAACGCGAGGAGCTGCGGTCGGCCGAGGAGGCCCTCGCAGCCCTGTAAACCACAACCCAGGGGGCCCTTCGGGGCCCCCGCCCTGGAGGGCACCATGCACACCACCCGCCGCCGCTCCCGCCGCCCCGCCAACTCCGTTTCCCACCTCCTTCGGGTGGCCCTCCCCGGAGCCCCTCGGCCTACCTTTTGGGACTTCTCCATCGTGCGCCTCCAGACGGCCGTGGACCGCCTCCGCATGTACTACCTGAACACCTACGGCCTGGACCCCTCCATCACCTTGGTGCGTAAGGTCGCCGAGGAGACCCGGCAGGGTGGCCGGTCCGTCCGGATCATGGGAAGCGTGAGCAGGCTTCCCTGACGGCCCGCTGGCGACAAAAAAACTTTTAATTTCGATTGAAAAGCGGATCGTGACGCCCTATAATACTAATAGACGGGAAACGAAAGGAAACCGATGAGCGACGCCACGACCGACACCAAGCCCGGCAAGGTCAACGAGGGAGACCGGTTCTTCTACCTGGGAGGCGCGGGCCACGAGCCCCAAGCCTACTATGTGAGCGAAGTGCACGTCTGGAAGGACGGCTACCGCGAGATCACCCTCGACACCCTCGAACACGTCAACGCCTCCGGGAACTATGTCTTCCCGGACACAGACGCCTATTGCTGCGGGGAACTCGAAGAGCGCGACTTCGAGCCCGGCGGGAGCTCCCACCCGAACGGGGAGGCTCCCAAGGGGCTCAAGAAGGTGACGCGCTCCTTCGACAAGAAGGGCGAGTTCCAGGGCCTTGCGGGGGGCGGAGCGGCTTTCAAGAAGTCACCCACCCACGCGACCCATCCCGAGGGCGGCCCCCTCTGCGGCGCAAAACTCTCCCACAAGCACACCAAGGCCGAGGGCCGCTGGAACCCTTGGGACAAGCAACGCTGCCCCGAGGAGACCACGGAGACGGCCTGGGTGCCCTCCTACGCCCCGGTGACCTGCAAGAAATGTCTCAAGGCCCTGGAAAAGGCCGAATAACCGACGGAGGACGAAATGACGACTGTGACAGTGGAACACACGAACGACAACATGCTCGCCGAGAAGGTCGCGGTGGCCTTTGCCGTCTGCCTCAAGAGCGACATGGGGGAGGACAACCTCCGCGAGGTGGTGCGCAGGAACGCGACCGAGGAATACCTCGGGAGCTGCGCCACCCACGACTTCCTCGACGCCAACATGGTGATGGCCGACGTGCTCACCAGGATGTTCGGGTTCGAGGACGATCTCGGAAACGATTGCTACGTGGGCCTCTGGAATGCGGCCTGGGACATGGCGAAGGACGCCAAGTTCTACTTGAAGGGATAGAAAGCGGCGCTGGCGGCCGCGAAAGGAGAACAGGATGGGACACACACGAGCCATCGAGATGAGGCGCTACGCGGGCAACGAGGACGGCCTGCGGTGGCACCTGGGCCACAACCACTACCCCCCGGTGAGCACGGACTTCATCCCGGCGGCCAAGGAGGCCATTGTCCGGGCGAATGACGACGACTGGGCGAGCGAGATCACCCTCCCGAACGGACGCACCGCGACCGTCGAGGAAGTGGTGAACACCCTGCACCTGGACGCTTTCCTCGGCCCCGAAGCCCAGGATTGCGAGGACGACATACCCTTCGGGGATCCGATCATCGGCTGAGAGCGTAGGCGCCTACGGGCCCGACTTGGAGACACTGCAATGCTGACCGCACGACGCACCACGATCCACGGCCTCCTCAAGCGTTCCACCACCTTCGAGGAGAACGGCGAAACCATCCGCCTCACGGCCACCGTGAAGCTCTCCCACATCGAGGGGAACAAGAAGCCCCACCTGTCCGTGACCGGGGAGACCCGCATCGTCCACGAGCCGGGATACGCCGGGAGCATCGAGGCGTGCGGGTGTCTGCACGACCTGATCCGGGAGCACCTCCCCGAGGTCGCCGAGTTCATTACCTTCCACCTGTGGGACGGCCTCCCCATGCACTACGAGGCCAACGCGCTCTACTGGCACGCGCTCCTGCATGGCACCTCCGAGTTCGGGGATTGCCGCAACGCCCTCAACAACGACCTCGACTACACGGACCCAATGAACCCTCGCAGGATGACGGACCGCGAGTGTCGCCAGCGCGTGCGCGACATCCTCAAGAGCCACGTGGGGTTCGGCCTGTCCGACAAGGACACGGCCCGCAAGCTCCTCACCAAGGACCGCGAGGAGTTCATCTCGTGGCTCAAGGAGCGCGGCCCGGACATCTTCGCCAAGTTCGACGCGGCCGTGGTCCGCATCTGGGCGGGAGGGATGCCCCCGCTCCGGGATTACAAGTGCCTGGAGTGCAAGCACACCTGGACGGCCGCCGTCGAGCACGTCGGGTGCACCCGGGCCCTCACGAGCGAGCGCAGGCCGAATTGCCCCGAGTGCAACTCCATGGCCTCCTCCGCAAGCCCGTTCTACGTCAAAAAAGATTAAATAGCGGTTGAAAAGCGGATCATGACACCCTATAATATAAATAGATGAGGAACGCAACACAACCGACTGGAGGAACCATGGACTACGAGAACGACATCCCGACCGAGACGGCCTTGGAGGCCCACAGGGGAACGAGCTTCACCCCCGAGAAGCGGGCCGAGCAGGAGCGTGCCGGGTACGCGGACACCCTCCGCTCCGACCGCGAGAACCTCATGAAGCACGCCGACACGGAGGAGAAGCGGGCGCTCCTGGAGGAGCTCTTCGCGGCCTACCGCACCGGCTACCGGGAAAAGACGCTCGCCCACCTGCGCTCCCGCGCCGGGATCATGTCGAGCATGATCACCGGCCCTTCGAACTTCCCCACGCGCCGCATGGAGAAGAAGAACGACACCGCGCACCGGCGGTTGGAGGAGCTGATCGAGTACCGCGAGAAACAACTCGACAAGATGCGCCGGGCCATGCACCCGGAGCAGGCCCCGATCCGCTCGGAGGATTCCGACGCGGTGACCAAGCTCAAGGCCAAGATCGCCAAGCTTGAGGCCGCCCAGGAGCAGTACAAGGCAATCAACAAGGCCGTCCGGAAGCACAAGAAAGCGGGCACCGAGGCCCAGGTGGCGGCCCTCATGGAACTCGGACTCTCCGAGGCCACGGCCCACAAGACCCTGGAGCCCGACTTCGCGGGCCGGGCGGGAATCCCCTCCTACGTTCTCACGAACAACAACGCCAACATCCGACGCCTCAAGAAGCGGGTCCCCCAGGTGGAGGCCCTCCAGGAGGCCAAGCCCTCCGAGGAGGAGGGGACGGAGGCCACCTTCGAGGACGCCCCCCAGGACAACCGGGTTCGCCTCTACTTCCCCGGAAAGCCCGACGCCTCGGTCCGGTCCCACCTCAAGCGCAACGGGTTCAGGTGGGCGCCCTCCCTCGGGTGTTGGCAGGCTTACCGGAACGCTCGCACCATCGAGACGGCCCGCAACGCGGCCGGGCTCGAAGCGGCGTCGCCAGCGACCTAAAAAACTTTGAATTTCGCTTGAAAAGCGGACCGTGACACGCCATAATACTAATAGACGGGTAACGCAACCGACCGACTCTCACGAAAGGGGGAACCATGGCGACCACGGAAACCAAGGCGGCCAAGACGGTCACGGGACCTGAGTGCCCGGCTTGCTCGGGCAAGCGGCATCACCCTCACCCCAAGCACGCCCAGGTGTTCACCTGCGCCCGGTGCGGCGCCCTTCACGGAACGTGCTACAAGGGCGATTCCTACGCTCTTGTCCTCCCCTACTGGCACGAGGGCGAGGAGAACCCCGAGGACACGCGCTACTTCGACCTTGAGGTCCTGGGAAGCGCCGGGGTCGAGCGGAGGCACGGGTGGTATCACACCAAAACCAAACGCATCACCCAGACGGGTTAGGGCCCCACACGGGGCCCTCCATCACGGAGGGCGAAACAATGTTGAACTTGCACGAGCACGAGGACGCTAAGGGAATGAAAAAGGTGTGGCTGGAGCACGCGGCCCCCATGGCGACGTGCCGGGGGCGCGGCGGCCGGGATGACACCATGCGCGAGCCCGCGTTCCAGGACGCGGCCGGAAGGATCTTCGAGGTCGGCCGGGACGGCCGCCTCACGGAGACCACCCACCTCCTCGGAATGTGGGTGAAGCCCCGGGAATAGGCCCGGGACCACGCTGCCGGTGTGGCGCAATAGGCAGACGCAGCCCCTTAGAAGGGTGGGTTCCCCCTCGGAATCACATGCGGGTTCGAGTCCCGCCACCGGCACCAAATCTAACGACGGGAGGCAATCATGACGGTGAAGCTGAATATGTTCCACAGGGAGCTCACGCGGACGGTCGAGGGCCGTAACCGGGTGAAGCGTGCCCGCACGGAGGAGGCCGAGATTGGGTGCTCCGAGGTGATCTTCGAGGTACCGACCGCGCACCCCAAGGTGACGGTCCTGGTGTACACGTCGTACGACCCCAAGGCCCGGGGCCTCAAGGCCGACGGCGAGGACGCCGTGAAGTTCGTGGTGAAGTACGAGGGCCGCGAGAAGAACCGGTTCGTCGGGAACCTCAAGAAGGTTCATCGCCAGCGCCTCGACGGCAACGGGGGCACAGAGCGATTCTACGAGCGCGTGGTGCAGGAAGTGGCGACCTTGGCCGCCATGGCCGTCCCGATCCGGAAGTGCCGGTGCGGCTCGATCCTCGTTCCCAGATGGGCCAAGAAAAAGGCCAAGTGGTTCCTCGGGTGCCTGGACCTCTGCGGCCATTCCATGGACATCGACATCGAGGAGGCGTGATGAACAACGACTGCCACGGGGATTTCTTCAAGGCGTACGGCACGTGGTACTACCGGTGCATCGGCGATGGCCGCGTGGTGAAGGACCTGGGCCCGGACGCGGCGGCCTGTCCTCTCTGCAAGCGGCCGATCCGCGCCGACAACGTGGGCGAGGTCGAGGTCCATACCCGGGTGGTGCGCGAGGTCACGTTCCAGTCTGGTACCAACAAGGTAACCTTCGACCTGAGCAACGCCGTGGAGGCTTGACCCTTTCGGAAGTGGGGCATAGACTGAGTGCATGGGCGACCTACAGGACAACCCGGCGGGCATCAAACCGCTGCCCTTCCCATCCGCCTCGGGCACCTACCGCGTGCCGATCCACGACCTCGTGAGCGACGGCCACGCCAAGCAGGTAGCCCCCGGAGTCTGGGAGATCCTCACAGAGGTCGAGGTTGTCGTGGAGGAGGGGCTTCCCCTGGTCATGGACGTGGGATCTCGGTGGGCCACCATCGACCACGTTTTCAACCAGACATTCCAGAACCTTCGCCTGCAACTCTTCAACTAACCCCACCACCGGCCCCTTTTTCTTTTGACAAGCGGGCCATGATAGTATAAACTTTGGACGTTTCAGGTGGGGCGTCATGACTCAAGAACACCATCCCCGTTCGCTGCTCATGGACTTCTACGCGGCCGTCGGGATGCAATTCGAGCACATTGACCCGGAGGACGCTGCATTGGTGTTCGCACGCGACGCCAGCGCCCTCGGGACCGTCGTGATCGACCCCAACCTCGCCAAGGAGGCCCGCAGAGTCCGGAACCTGTCCATAGGCTCCCTCTACGACGCCCTCCTGCGGGATGTTCCCTTCGTGCTCGCGGCCGAGGTGCGCCATATCTACGACGAGGGGAAGCTCAAGCCCTCACGGTCCAAGTTCTTCTCGAACAACTTCGGACCCCTCGGCACGAAGTGGTTTTTCGTGTACGACGCGATCTACAGGCACGCGGGCACCGGCCTCGATTGCGAACCCGTGGCACCGGATTCGCCCCTTGACCGGCAACACCCCGGATACCTCCAGTCATACATCGCGGCAATGACCGCATCGCGTGAGACCGGCCTCCCCTTCGAGGACGTGGCCGTGGCCGTGTTCGACAAGAGCGCCGGGGCGCAGTGGCATGGTCAATTCGGCGGTGCGCCGTGGCTGGAGATCGCTCGTGCGTTCAAGGCCCTTATTGAGGCGCCGGGGGAGGCGGGCGTAATCTCGGCCGTCGATCACATCGTGAGCCTGGAGCACAACACATCCACGCTGTTCACCAAGTGCGCTCACTGGGCTATCTCGGGCCGGTTCGAGTGGATAAAGGACATGCTCGACGTGAAGTTCTCGGCCTCATCGCCCCTCGCATTCCTGGGGCTGTGCACCGAGACCGTGCGCGAGACATATCTGGCCGTGGAGAAGAGCAGGCTACCCTACACGGGAGAGCGCCGGGCCATCACGGATGAATACAAGCCCGTCCCCCCAAACTGGGGCCCTGTCGCGTCGGTGGGTGAGGGGGATATACTCACCCTCCGGTACGGGGGCGCCGAGCGGGCTTTCAAGGTACACGCGGTGCTCGACTGGGATGACGATTTCTATTCCTTCCTCCTCGGGTCGGAAGGGTGGGCAGACCACAAGGGCGTCGGCCCGGGTGGCGAGCCCGTCGTGATTTCCACGTTCGCCATGACGGCCGAGGAGGTTGTGGAACGGTTCGTCTCCCTCCAGGAGGCGAGCGCCATGGAAAAGGCCCGACGGGTGGCCTCGAAGTTCTGCTCCGACCTCCACGGGCTCCTAACCGGGATCATCGCAATGGACAAACCCATGCTCAGCATGGGGAGCGTCCAGGTGTCCGGGCCCGCGTCCGTAGCCCTGCGGTTCCGGATCAAAGGCCCGAAAGGGTCCAATTTCAGGATCTATATCCTCTTCACAGCGGAGGAGGTCAGCGTTCGGTGGAGTACCGCGAAGCACGCCTCGAACGACCCCACCAAGGAGGAGCTGTTCGAGGATATTCCTATCGCGCAGGTGAGCGAGGCCGACTTTCTGAACGACTTCGGACGCAGGCTCCTCGGCAAGGCTGTCGAGGCGCTGGCGACAAGCGAGTGAGGTACCAATGGCAGACAAACGAGGCAAGAAGATCAACAAGCTCGAAAACGAGCTCATGGCCCGCAAGAAGGAGGCGCTCTCGTGGAAGGAGCAGCGGGTCAAAATGAAGAGCAAGATCGACTCCCTCGCGGCCGAGTCGGCCAAGCGGATGCTGTATCTCCAGGAGATTCACCGGGCCACGACGGGCAAGGAGGTGGAGGAGAAGGACATGAACGACGCCTCCGCCATCATGACCAGCATCACCCTGGGCCTCACCCACGTGCAGACCGAGCTCATCCGCCTCACCAAGGCGTCCGAAACCACCCTCTTCTCCAGCGAGATGGAGGACCTGGAGTGCTCGTGCCTCCGGTGCATGGGCCCCGAGGACCCCATCAAAGAGAAGCCCAAGAGCCCGGAGGAGATCGCCGAGCGCGAGCAGCGTTTGGAGGCCCTCTGCCGGGTCCAGAAGATAGCGAAGGGCGTCGTGCCCCGCTGCCCCATGTTCCGTTCACAGGAAACGCTCAAGGAGGAAGCGACAGATGACGATCCGCAGCGCGAAGGATTCCACGCCCCAGGAGTCCAAGGAGGAAACATCCCCAGAATCGGGTCCCACGTACGGGCAGCTCCAAGCGCAGGTGGCCCAACTGGAGCAGGCGCTCCAGACAGCAGCCCAGGGGGCGGCGCAGGCGCGGACGCACATGCAGATGGCGGAGAAGGAGGCGGAGACGATCAAGAGCCGGGTGTCGAGGGAGAAAAGGAAGATCCTCGACCGGGTGACGGTCCTGGAGGCGAGGCTCAAGGAGACTGAGGCCGGGGCCACGGCCTGGGCAGCCCTCAAGGCGTCCCCCATCGGGAAGTACATCAAGACCGGCGGGGAGGGGTCGGACAAGGTGCCCGGCACGCTGTCCAAGAAGGGCGACTGGATCGCTCCCCTTCTCCTGACCTGGAAGAAACAGCGGGCAAGC